TTATGCATGTTTTTCCCCTTCCTCAAGCCAAGGGAAAGCAGCTAAAGCAGCAAGTAAACTTTCTTTATGTTCTTTATTGCTTATTTTATCCCATTCTGATTTCCACTGATTTATTTTTATACTATTATCTCCTTTGAGAAAACCTGATACCACTTTAGAGGGAATCCGTAGTCTTGAGGCTAGACTATTAATAGTGCCAGCAAAATAGCTAATAACCGTACTGTCAGCAAAGAGTTCTTGGACGACTCCTTCGATATGAATTCTGAAAGTATTATAACTTTTGGCATTTCCTTCTGCGGTTTTAATTCCAGCGTAAGAAACATCATAGTCATAAATTATTGATGAAAGTGTGGTTCTAATTAGTGAAAGCTGCCGCGGCACATCATTTTCTAGAGCAGCAGAGATAGAAAGTTTTTGTGTTAGACTTGAATCGTTATGAGTATCAATAATCGTATAGTATATTTCCCTAGGTGTTACTCTAATACCAATTGAATTCATTTTCATACTCCCATCCTTAATTGAATACATAACTACAATTCGACAGAATAGGAGGAAATACCTTCTTTTTTGCAAAAATTTCATTTCACTCAAAAGCAAAACCCCTCAAGAGAGGGAATTTGATTTTGAATAAAAGAGGGATTTTACATGAAAATCTGGTTCTTTTCTTCTTTAAAATCACGAAGATCATAATGTTTGACTGTGGTTGAGACATCTTCGTGTTGAGCAATGTGTTTACTGACAAGTTCAAGTTTGATTTTCTTGACTTCGAGTAAGTAGGTGATACAGGAAGCTTTAAAAAGGTGAGGGTTGATTCTACGGCCAAGAATGTCTGATAAAACATCGGAGCAAAAATAATCAGCCCATGTTTCTGACATTTGTTTTGGTTGTCCACCATATGTAGTGGTAAAGAGGTATTCGTGGTCATATCCACGTTTTTCATGCCATAACTTCAAATATTGTAGAGCTTCTGTATTGATCATATATTTTAGAGCTTTTCCTTCACCGCCACCTTTTCCGAAGACTTGATGGGACATTACATATGATTGCCCTTCAGGGATAGGGTAGTCTAAAATTTCTGTTTTAAATTGAATGATTTCTGCTCTTCTTGCTCCTACATTAAAAGCCGTTGCAAGCCAGGCCATTCCTAAATAGTTCTCATCTTCTTCAAGTGTTTGCATCATTGTTTGATAGTCTTCATATGTAATCTTTACTTTATCGTAAGTGACTGTCTTAGGAATAGCAGGGAGGCCACGAGTAAAGTTCCTGAATGTTTTATAATTGTCATCATCTTCAGCCACGACGTTTTCAATATAGTTGTTTAAAGAAGAAACACCAGCTTTTTTAAGCGCAATACCACTAGAAGACATGCCCCTATTTTTTAGGAAACTTTGATACCTAATGAAGTCACGTTTAGTGATTTTGTATAATTTCTTCCCATTGAGAGAATTATGCACCCACCAGAAGAATTGCCGAAGGGAGGAGGTGTACTGTTTTCTTGTTTTATCACGGAATGAGTGAGCGTCTAAAAATTCTTGTGTTAAATTTCTGTGCTCTTCATCAACCTGAGACCACATTTCATCAGTAACTTCAGGCAGTTTCTTTGCACGGGGGCGTATCATATTTTTTTTGATTTCTTTCGCCATTAATCCACCACCGACTATTTTATTGTCTTATGTCCGAGCCTGTTCACATCTCTGGACACAGCTTCAACTAAGCGGCCATCCTTTAAAGATTCAGCAGTATTAGCCATGAAAGGTCTTGGTTTTCCATATCCATAACCATGTTCATCAGGGAACTGATAACCTTGCCCAGTTTCAACAATCGTTGCAACATCACGGCCATCATCTTCACAAATGTTATCCAATGAGATTCCGTTTACTTCATTCTCAGTTACAAAAGAGCTCTTTAACTCATGCGTCCGTTCATAAACTAGGGGATCATATGCGTCATAAACATCTGTTTCAACATGATCTTCTCCAGTTTTAATTAACGTTTGCTTTGTGCTGCTATTTGACTGTTGGATGGCCTTTAAAGCTTCTTTCTGAACTAAAATGGCGAGATCTTTGTAAGCCGCCATTATCTGTCCTCTTGAGTAAGCTCTTCAACTTTTTTTAAGATATCTTCATTTATTTTGTCTGCATTTTTATCTGCTGCTCTTGATATAAAATCAACAAAACCATTAGCAGCATCTTCAACTTTTTTTAAACTTTCTTCAGGGAATGAATCATGAATAGTTCTGATATGCTCTGATTTAGCAACTTCTTCAAGCATTTTAACTTTAGATGTCAAGGTTTTAGGCATATCACAAATATCACTAAATTCAATAACCGTATAGAGATAAGCTAAATCTCCAGCGCCTAAGTCAGTCTTGACTCCTTTTTCCGACTGAATCTCAACATAGTCTTTAATAAGAGTTTTGATCATTTTGTTTACTCTTGTTGGATCGAAATTCGGATAAATATAAGTGTGAAATTGATCATTCAATTCAATTCTTTGCTTCTCATTGTATTTTTTATTATCCTCTTTAATATGACTGAGCGTTAATTTTTGCGTTGTCATCATGCTTCCTCCTTTTAAATCCAAAATAAAAACACCTCTTAAGGTGTCACACACATTCCTAAATCCACACTGACATTAATGAACGGTTTATCATAACTTCTGCCTGTAATTTCTTCATACTCAGCAGGAGTAATATGACCCCACTCAACGTAATCTCTCATAATAGAATCGTCTTCATAGCAGCCCCAATCATAAAATTGTTTAATCGTAGCATAATCAGGATACTTCATGATGCGACGCTACCTTTCAATTTTTCAATTTCTGCTTGAACTTGAGCTAGCTGATAGGAGAGTAGTGCGTTTTGTTTTTTCAATAATTCCAATTCACTTGGTGCAGGTTTAGACGGTTTTATTTGTTCGATATATTCTGGTGTAGCTGCTTCGATCCACTTATCTTTTTCCGGATCGTATTTAGGATCGATTAAATTACCGGAAGATAAAGTTGATGTACAATTAGGCGGAAGTTTTTCGCCAGCTTCAAGGTTAACATCGATGTCACCTTCACCAGCATATTTGAAATTCTCATCATAAAAAAGAACATGCATTTTAATCCCTCCTTACCATAGCGGAATTCCAACATTAAATGAAACACGAGTCACACTAGCGTTATCATTTGCCATCATACCATCAAATCTCAAATCTCCATCAGTAGTAAAAGCGAATCGAGCCGTTCCATAAGATCCAATTGTCGGTACAACGAAATCGATTAGTTGTGTCGGTTTATTCGTAAATTTAGCGACAGAAGTACCTATAGCTGGCAATGTGCCGAAAGTTCCGCGGAGCCACAGAATATTATTGCTGATAGAGAATTTCAATGGATAGTTCGCGTCCTGTTTTACCCCATTAATTAGTGTTACGTTGTTCCAAGAGGGGGATAAATCAGTATCAGAAAGAACACGACTCCATCCCTGCCAGCCTAAGGTAGGGTCTAAATAATTTGTATACATATTATTCCTATAATCAATTGCCACAACGTAACCATAAGTGCCTTTTCCCTCACTATCTTCTACGGTAAAATGAAAAAATCCCCGCGTTGATAGGGAAGTGGGGGCATTTGTTGGCTTGCCAGTTGAGTAAAATGTTCCAAACCGTTTACCACTTTGAACAATTTTGGTGTAAAAATCGTCAGTGTCACCAATCGAAACAAAAACACCCCCGGCGTCATTGGTTATTTTAGATAGCTGTCCAGCGTTCCATTTGTCTTTTTCCGATTGTGTAACGTGGATGGTCGTATTTTTCGCATGGACATCAACTCTTGCCTGTGCTCCTGTGGTTGATTCTATAGGAATCCAGTTAATTGCCGTCTGATTTCCGTTATAGTAAAACCACCAGGCACTGCCACTTGCATCTGCCGCATATCCCATGCCTATTCCAGCTTGTCCTACTAACTGCATTCCTCTAAGACTACTCTTGGAGGGGGAATCTGTAACAGCGTTCGTACCAAAAAAAGAGACAGTTCCGACGTCTTTCAAAGCATCATAAAACGTTCCAGATGTAAGGTTTATTTTTTGCGTGCCCGAATCGGCTGTTATTTTAAAGAGTTGAGCAGCGCTCCATTTTTTTCGTTCATCAGAAGTGATATGACGTGTGTTATCTGAATCGTGTTTATCAAAGTCGGACTTTGCTGCCTGCTGTATGTTATCAACGTTTCCGAGGCCGACCTGAGCTTTTGTAACTGAATGTGGATTTTCTTTGTTATTCGCATGATCATCTGTATAAGCTTTTGCAGCAGCTAAAGCAGAATCTAGATCAGAAGAAGAGGGGACAGTAATGAATTCTGTCCATCCCGTAGATGGATACCAATGCCGAAGATAAATTCTTGGATCATCACGATTACCAGCATGAAAGAAAAGCTGAGCAAATCGATATTTAGTTGTCTTTACATTTAAACACTCGCCATAGGAACTTGGATATCCAGTTGAACCAGATGAGAGATGAAATGTTGAAATTCCCATTGGATAGTTATCTCCAGAGTAAGAAGCATCTTGAAATGGTGATGGGTCACTGATGATCGTGACTTGCTCTGATGTAACATTATGAGGGTTTGATTTATTATTTATGTGATAATTCATCAAGTCTGTAAGCTGATCGATTGTTGACTTTAATTCTTTTTCTGTATCAAGACTGTGTTTTTCAAAACCAGAAAATGTCCCTTTTAGGTTTTCAATCTTAATTTCATTTTCTTTGTTCTGTGCTCTTGAGAGATTATCCATCGTTATGTCACCGCATTTCCTTTGATGGTAATTGAACCACCATTAATCTTTGTTACTTCAAATAGAATTGCGGTTTTCCCAGCAATATCGAATTCCCAAATCTCATCAATGCCGAGTGTACTTGCTCCAAACATGTGATTAGAAGAGTTTATTCCTTCAAGAGTGATCTTTTTCGCATCTTGAGTGACAGCATAAAACTTAACTTCTCTTGAAGTGCAGTCACCTGTAATCTCTACTGTTAGTGTTCGATGTGACCCAACAATGAATTTTTCTCCTTCCCCGGCTTCAGTGACGGAATCGTGAAAGGTGAAGGGGGTAACTAAGGGTTCAATTTTTCGAGGCAATTTCTTATAATCGCAAACTGACATCTACAGCCTCCTTACATTGATTTGTATAAAACTTGTATTTTATTTAAATAAAAAAGGAGAGGGGAGAAGTCCCCTCATTTGTCTCGCTTTATGCAAAATGGGTGATAACCAGGCTTTTAATGCTGACGTCTGCAGTTCCACTGTTTGTAATCATGATTCGTGGAGATGAAGAGAGAACATCTACTTTATTAAGACCCCTATCATTGTCTTGGAGTGTCAACACATCTTCATACTCTTTAATTGTGTAGTTACTTGTTCCAGGGATGATATAGGTAAGCTTAACGGTAAGATTAGTCTTTTGATTTAAATAAATACCCAATCCCAGGCCGTTTCCTTTGGCGTCAATATTCAGATAAACCGATTCTCCAGCTTTAACCGTTGCGTTTTCAAGATAGGTTTCTGGAATAACACGTGGAGAAAGGATGCCATCAGCCATACCTAAAAGATGAACGTCTGTAACAGGCTTACCTTGCCCATTGTCCCTTGAGGAAGTAAAAACACCATTACTTTCATTTAGAAATTGATTTGCCAATATATTCTCTCCTTACTTATGTTTTAAATTTTGATTATTTTAGTCACCAATACCTACAGCTTTAGTTTGAGTTTCTGTATCTGAACCTGTATCTGGAGCAGGGGAGGGGGTTACAGGTGTGCCGGTTTCAATCCGAGGTACTCGTGCGAACCTACCAATTTTACCTTTGCTGTCTGCTGCAAGAACCTTAAATGAAAGCTCCGGCGTGTAGGCAGAGCCATTTTCAAGAGACATTTCAAATTCACCAGATGGTGCAACTTTGTCAAATTGAATATAGAGGTCACTATAAACAACACCAGTGTCCGGATCATACTCAATAGTGTGATATTCAAGCTCGTACATTTCAGAGAATTTGTTCGTGTTGATTTCAACTGTTTCACCAGTTACTTCAACTTTGTATACTGCAGTTAGTACATCTCCCTTTTTAGCAAAACCTTCAGGAACCGTAACTACGCCATCTTTAAATTCAGCTTGTACAGTTGCACCTTTGCTATTTTTAAGTGATACCGTACCAACAGGAGTTTTCTGTAGTTTAACTGTCTTATCTGTATCAACTGTTACATCTTCACGTTCAAATACATTGAATTTGTTTTCTTCAATTGCAACCCCTTGAGTCATTGCCATGAATTCCATGTCAAAGAATGCATTTTTAACCTTTGCATCAATTGACTTATCAGAACGAAGGAGATAAAGAGTTTTATTCCCAATACCACCTTTTAACTCTTCTTCTGAAATTGATTGAGAAATAGAAGCCAATTGAGCTTCGGCAGCAGAAATTACATGTCCATCGGATTTTCTTTTCCAATAGACATCTGCTGTATCATGAATAACTGTTTTCTTGGTCATTAAATATCCTCCTTGAATTTAAATAAAAAAAGACTGATGATTAATCAGCCTTGAAGCAATCTTTTTAAGTTTTTGACTTGTTCATCTGTCAGTGCATGACTCTCTTCTTCAAAGAGGTCAACATGTTCACTCCAGTGTTTGATATTTTTACCTGCTTCAGGGGATACTGTTGCAAATAAAATAGATGTATCGTAATCCTTGATCCTATCAATGCGATAAAAGGTCATATACATTTGATACATTGTCATCTCTGCAATTTCTTTGTATGGGACACCTGTAAAGGCCATAATTGAACTAATCATGTCATACACTTCAAGCAGCTCTTGTTCTTGTCTTTTTAATCTTTTGCTTTGCTCGATTCTTCGTTGAACTTCTGGGTTTGGGCTAATCTTTTCTTCTTTGAGACAGTGCATTTCTATAATGAGTTTTCTTATTGAAATGAAATTATCTCGATCAATTAATTCAAATATATCCTCATTCTGAAAGACCTTTTGGAACACTTCAGAATAAGCCTCATTGAAATTTGGTAATTGATTAACGATATCAAAAAGAGGTAGCTTCTTCATTTCTTCAATAAGCTCGTTTAATTCACCGTTTTTATTAAGCTGGCTATATCTATAAACAATCTCATTTTTGCTCATCTTTATTAAGTTCAGGTATGCCGCATAGTCGTTGTAATCCTTCATTTTGAGGAAATGGCACTTACCAATAGGAGTGTCAACGGGGATACCTAAGATAAATAGTTTTTGAGAATTTTCGTTCATTTCATTGCTCCGAATGTGAAAATCATTTTATAACCCAAATACCCAGCAGGTGGGTTTCCGATCAGCATTCTTTTAGGAGCCATAGCCTTTCCGAAGCCAGCGATATTTTTATTGAAAAGAAGCTCAGATAACCTGTCCAAAATTTTTAAAGATCTAAATTCATTTTCTTCATATGTCTCAATATGAGTGTAGACATCAATATGAAGGTCTTGATCCATAAGCAAATAGCTTTGATTAGAGGGCTTTGATAAGCCACTTCCCAAATACATGCATACTCTACAGATTGGTGATTCAGTAATGTCATCGGTTTTGGGAGCTCTTTTGAAGATTGTCTTGAAAATAGGGGGGATAATGCGGACTTTTCCATCTTCTTCAACAGTTGTTTCGACTTCATAGCCTTCTAAGTCCTGAACATCAGGGAGGTCAGGGGAGAGGGGGTTGTCCTTATAATACAGAAGCCTGTTGAGCTCAGAATCATTAATCAATGTTCTGAAAATCTTGGTCATGTGTTCAACCATATTGCTCATGCACTACCATCACCTCTGACTTTCTTTTTAGCAATTAATTTTATTGTGCCGTGATCTCCATAAACCTTAGAGTAATCAATGTCATTAACAAGATAATCCTCACCAAAGAAAGAGAGGAGGAGCCCAATTTTAATTTTGTCGTTATTTACATTTGGAATTGTGATGTTCGCTTGGCCGTCAGGGAGATTTACAGCGAGGTCAGTCCCATTTATAGATGTGGATCGTTCAAAAATGCAGGGTATTTCAATAACTTCTCCAGGCACTTTAACTTTGATTGGTTTACCAGTAACTTCACTTATCTTGTCTGAATCAATCCATTTGTCATTTGTGGTTATCTTTATTGAGGAGTTGCACAGTCTAATTTCTGCTTTTTTATAAATTTTATTAAAGCTTGGGAATGTACTGATTAACCATTGCTCAGTACCCCATTTAACAACTCCTCCAATATAGATATCTTCGGGCAGTCCAAGAATGTATTTAGTCATTCCATCGCCATTGGAATACTTCGAGGTAATCAAACAATGTATCGATTCTTTCCCGTCAATTGATACAGTCTCGGATTGAAATCCTTTTAGACCAGCCTGAAAAATCAATTTTCCATCATGTTCTATTTTTTTATTAGTATCAATCTGATGATAATTCCTAAAGTCTTTCATTCAAATCACCGGATAGGTATTGACCTAATCTTACGATTTCAGCACTCACGTCCAAAATAATTTCCCGAATTTCAGCCAGTTCTGCATCAGCAAGCATTTTCTTATTTAGATATTGCTCTACTTTATAAAGAACAGAGTTGTTTTTCTTACTTAATCTTATGCAGTGTTCTTGCAATGAGAAAGGTGCCTGTCCTTCATTAAAGGGTTGAAAAACACTTTTGTTGCTCATAAATAGTCCACCTCTGTATTCATAATGAGGCGATCAATTTCTGCTTTTTGCTCTTCGATAGACTTTCCTAATGAATTGATTTGTGTACCATAGTTAGTAACGCCAACGTCTTTTGCAAATGGCTGCCATGTTGTCTGGAAAAAAGTCTGTTCATTAGTTAAAAAAATTAGACGTAAATAATGAACGAGAATCAATAAATCGTCCTCGTTCATTACTCTATCTACTGTTTCGGTTTCATCGTTACACTTTAATTTTTTGTCGCGAAGTCTGTTGTTGAATCGAAGAACTGCATTCCTTATAGACTTATAAATTAGAGTTTCGTCTGTGGGTAAATTGATATCAGACGTTTTGCAGTTTAGCAAGAAGAACTCCCAAATTTCATCATAAGAAGTCATTATGGAACCTCCTAGTCAAAAAGCAAGGAAGGATCTTCGACACCCATCCATTCAGCTAATGCTTTAAGTTTTCCAGCAGGGATATCATCACTAAATTCAGAGGCAACATCAATAACAAACTGTTTTTCCGAGTCAACTGTTATCTTTTCGAGTTTACTTTTCATCTGTGCAATGTTACCTGTTTTGATCATTTTTGTGATTTCTTCTTTTGTGTGAGTGTTGTTTGTATATGCTTCCGCATTAACAATAGACTCCTTAATTTCTCTTGTCGAATCACCTTCATCGACAATAACCAATTCACCTTTATCAAAGCAGACGCTGTTCATTGTTAACCAGTCAACAACATCTCTAGGAACTTCTTTGATCTCAGCCTTACCATTTTTACTACCTGACCAAGTGAATTGTTTAAGTCCACCATCTCCAGTGTACCCAACAAAATAAGAAGTGTTTCTATAACGAGCCAATTTAACTTTATCAGACATAATTTCCTCCTAGTTTATCCTTTAAAATAAATACTTAGATAGATACTGCTGCTTGTTCCTCGATAATTCCAATCGCTTCACCAAACAGAAGGTTAACAGAAGCAGATTGAGTGATTTTCATTTTAATTCTTTCATCTTCAATATCCTGTTCAGTTAACTGTTTAAGTCCACCGTACTCAACGATAGAGAATGGTTTTTGTGACACTCCACCAGCAAACATATAACCTTTGTTTACAGGCAACTCAACTTTTGAGTTAGTTTCATCAGTGAATGGGTTTGTGAGGTTTACTGCAGTAGTTCTTCCAATTGTAGTAGGGTTTAAAGCAGTTAGAAGCTCATTTTTAATGCCATCAGTTAGAAGGTTTTTATATGTAGAATCTGTAGCTTGTTGGAAAGCAAAGTAATCAATAAGAAGGGAGTCTCCAACAAATACTGGCCTACCTCCATAACGTTGAAGAACTGAAGCAACTTCATAATATTTTTGTAATGTAAGGTTTGAACCAACAGCCACGTTTTTTGGCGGAATTTTCCCTTTAGCAATAGCAGCAGCCGTTAATTGATGAATATTATCCAAATACAAACGAACTTTTGCATTGGCAATGTCATTAACTAATTTGTTGAAATACTCGACAGAATCAGTTACAAGATCAAGCGGTTCATAGTAAAAACCAGTAGATAGTATACGAGGAACAGCAGGTACATTTTCCCGACCTTCAACTCGAACCAGATCAACGCCTGATCCACTAGCAGACCAAATCACTTTTGCTTTGTTTTTCTTAGGGATTTTGATTAGTTTTAGATTCCCTGGCTTCTCTTGTTCGAGATTTGCAAATAACGAAAGAAGATTCGTTACCATCGGTTTTGCGATCTCATCAGCCTGTTGGACAACAAGTGTATTAAACTGATGCAACATGGAAGGGTCAGGAGTTACAGTTCCATCACCAAATACTTTTTTAATATAAGTTTCGATGTCTGATTTATCTGTGGCTTCCATCTTATTGTTAACCACACGGCTGAATAAGCCTTTAATTTTTACAGTGTCAAGTTTCATATAACGTACTCCTTTTCAAATAAGTGTTTGTTCAAATTTATGTATTAATCACCAATGTCTACGGCTTTAGTTTGAGTTTCTACACTTGTTCCTGGGACTAATCCTGTTTCTGATCCTGTGATTACTTCGAGACGTACGAGCTTTTGTCCCATTGTGTATTGGAGATCATCCTCGCTGTTTACAACAAGGAATTTAGCAGAAGAGTCTGCAAAGTCAGCATGTGGTGAAGCGGGGTCACTTAAAATGTATTTTTCAGTTTTAATATCAAAGTGCGCCACTTGTCCTCGTTTAACTTCTTTGACGCCTTCATTCAGAGAAAAAGCAGAAACATCAAAACGTGTGTATCCTGGTTCCAAAATAACGATACGAGCATGTTCACCTTTAGCATTATAGAAATCAGTCAAGGACTCGCCCAAATAACGAACTTCTGGAGCTGCAATTAAATAAGCTCTGTGCTTTTTGTCGGAAAGTTTTTTTGCAATGCGATTTCCTTCTTCATCAAAACCGAGTTCCACAAGCATAAAGTTGTCGATATCTGATCCAGACACCTTAGCACCGTGAGCAAGAGTTTTGATTTTTAATGAATTCAAGTTACCAGTAGTGTGGGTGCCTACTTCTGTGAGGGCAGTTTGTAGTCTAGTAGCCATTTATAAATCCTCCATTTTAAGTTTTTTAAGATGAATAACGCGATTCAAACGAATCATCATCTTTTAGTAATTTTTCACGTTTGCTGGACATCTCTCTAATAAAAATTCCATCTTGATCAGTTGCATGATCAACAAGTTCGACCAACATTGAATTCAATTGAAGAACTGCTTTATCGGCTTCTTCGTTGTCTTTAGCAGATGCTAGAATAAGATTTTGAACTTCTTCAGTTTCATATTTCTCTTCAGCATTAAGAGCTTCAAATTTAGACTTATAGAATTCTTTCTTTTCTTGAGCTCTTTTTTCGAACTCTGCTTTTTCATGTTTTTCCTTGAAAGGTTTTAGCTCTTCTACAACAGAGTTTAATTGAACGAGCTTTTCACTTGCCGCATTGAACTGCTCTTCAAGCTTGGATTTACTCTCTTTTATTTCATTAAACTGATTAGAGAGCTCTGAAATTGTTGTGTCTTTTTCATTTAACTGACTAACAATTTCTTCAGGGACAACTTCTTCCCAGTTTCTTTTTAAGAAGACTTCTGTTTTAGAGTCCAAATCAATTGTCAGTGTATCCCCATTTTTGGTGTAGTTAATTTTGTAATATTTGTCGTAAGAATTATCTTCAGACCAACTATAAATGTTTACAATAAAATATGAATCATACACATCAGCAATATATGATTCCTCATTTGATTCGAGAGTTGGATCAAGCTGATTATAGATAAGTGCTCTTATGTCTGAATGTGATAACTCAAAGACTTTTTTAAATTTATCCACTTTTTCACCTTCCTTTTGTTTTTCTTGGATAGCGGCTTGCGCTATTAATTTCTCGAATTTTACCATCTCATTAAAGCTCACTAAACGAGATGAATCATAAGCAGGGAGGACGATATCGTGTTCTCCTCGTTTCTCAGAATTCAAGATCGCATGACCTTCTAAATAAATAGGTGTTTCAATGTACTCTATTCCATCTTTAACAGAGTAATTTGAGTATAGAATTTCACAGCTTGTGTTTATATTGATGCCCCGCGAATACCATTCCAATAAAAGCTCACAGGCATCGCTGAAACGCGAACTCCATAAAACTGCATCGGCGGCCAAAACTTCCTTTTTCCCTTCTGGAGTATCGATCTCCATGATGTATCCTTCAGAAGTAAACACGCCGATTGGGGTGGTATCCGTCTTTACTTCAAGTTCACCGTGTTTATCAGTGCCTAAATATGCTTCATGAGATCCAAGAGCATCAGTAGCAGTGTTGTTTTCTTCAACCTCATGGTATTTTGCAACAATAGGCTTATTGATAATAGTAGGGGAGGCGTCCAAAGCAACTTCCTTAGAAATGACTGTATTGTTATGAGATGCCTCAAAGTCAAAAATGATAAAAGTGCAGGGGAGCTTTGTGGGATCATCTGTTTTCTTTATCTCATTTAGCTGCAATTGAAAAACTTTTTTCTTTTGCTCTTTGGCCAAACGTTTATTCACCTCCTTTCAAAACATTGCAAATTAGTCTGGTAAGCTGTTTCCATTTGATGTTGCAGATTTAATAGTGTTTTCATTAGTACTTTCATCTACAACAGGGTGTCCAGCTTCATTGCCTGTATATGTATAGGATGTTTGATAAGGCTTTATCTTATCTTGAAGATTCAATTCATCTGTTTCATATAAAGTTTGTTCCAAATAACTTTCCCATGACACGCCTGCAATATTGTCGATTACATGTTTAATTGACCAACCTTTATCATTAAGCTTAATGAGAATGTCCATCTTTTCTTTAAGAGTTAAAGGCTTATCTTTGTCATAGTTCATGTAATAATTATCTTTTTGACCTGCAGGAAGGATAAGGTTAAAGAGTTTTTGATATACTTCCTGTTCAACTTCCTCCATTAAGACGCCAATTCTTTTGTAAAAGGTATCTAAGTTTAATGAGGAAGTTGCATAGTTGCCGCCATCACCATTTAGCAAAGATCCTGATAAACCATAAGCAGATTGTATGTCACTGTTGATGTGATCAAATTTTGTTCCGTCTAATCCATCGGCTTTTACATCCGGGAACTCCAAATTTGCAAAGTCGGGGATGGAAACGACTGTAACTCCATCTCTATTGTTTTTTTCTAAAGCAGCCTTCACTCCAGAATGAATTTTTTGCTTTACTGGTCTTGGAAGCTTAAGATTTGTGTACTCGCCTTTAACTTTATCAGTCCCGATGGTTAAAACAGCAACTGCATTAATGATTTTATTGGCGATAGCTCTTTCAACGTCTTTAAGTTTCTTCTTATGTAGAACATCATATAAACCTGGTGTTACCCAAGATGTACCTAACCCTTGATTCCTTTTTAAAGTTCCGGTTCGAAGCGGGAATGTCCGTTCTTGTGGGAGTTCCTTATATCTGTATTTCTCACGATCTTTTAGGAAGTTTTCATAATCTGAATTCTTAATGAAAGGGGAAAAGCTGTTTAGCAACTCTTTTCTATAGTCCTCTTTGAAGTTGCTGAAATACTCCATATTGATTAAACAAACCCAATCACCATTTCTTCTGAAAGCTGGAAAAACATATTTAACGCTGTCGAACACAAAAGGGTAGGGGGATTTTTCATCTCCTAGCCAAATTCCAACGAGTGTTCCTGCTGCTGCAGTTTGTTTTAGCAAGTCGCGTGTTAATCTTTTATGTTTTACTCTATGGAGGGATTTATTTAAAAGGGAGATGTGCTTATCAGAGGACTTGCTTTTCACAAAGGAATCAATTTTATAATTCAAAGTTGGGAGAGCTTCGATTAACTCAAAAAGTTGGTGGATCTCAGCGGTTGAAATATAGAAATATTGAGCAAGATTTTCTATCTCTTCCTGAAACTTATCAGGGTTAGAAAAGTATTCTTTTAACTGCTTAGCATCTACTTCACTTATAATACCTTGAGAAAATAGGTTAGAAACGAAGCCAGATGCAAAAGTAGACACATAGGTACTGTAATCGTTTAGCAGCTTTTGGTACTCCTCTGATTCAATATCGATTTTATTAATACCAGCCATAATTCACCTCATTTCTTTTAAAAGTAGACAAGATCATCATCAATGTCATATTCTGTTTGTTTGTTGAGTTTTCGTTCTAAAAGGGTAGCAACATAATTCCCATACGCCACGGAACTATATCTGTCTTTTCGTTTACTCTTAGGTTCTTTTAGCTTGATTTGTCCGTTATCGCTGTATTCAGCTTCAAGGTTTATCATTTCATTGATCAACAAGGTGATTTGAACATAAGATGAAACAAATTTGGCCTTGGTTTCTTCTGGTAAGGCTTCGTATCCCTTGAATCGCTTCAAATACTCTCGACCTTCATTTTCATTTATAGGGATTTTAATTTTTCCTCGTTTAAATCCGTCTTTAAGAAGAACTGCAATCTCACTATTTAACTGAGCGTTACCTTTAATGCTGTAAATGAGTTTTTCGGCATTTTGATACGTGCAACGTTCAGTCATTTTTTCGTCATTGATACAAGAGAGTGGTTCATATTCTTTAGCTCTTTCTTTATCATATAGAGGCTGACAAAGAGCATCATATACACCTAGACCAATGCTTTGAGTATCTAGCACAATATAGTCACATGAATAATCTTCAAATAATTGTCTTATCCTTGTTGCTTGTGAACCTGTGTGTCCACCAACTATGCTCTCCATATAAACAATGTGTCTATCATAACCATTTGAATTTGGAATTAATCTGAAAATAGTATAAACACTGGCGTCATTATCTTTACCTGCCATGCCAGCAATGTCGTTGCTAATTAGCCTTAGTTCACCAGGTTTTTTATTTTCAAATTTAAAATTTGAATCTTTAATGATGTCATAATAATCAGGTGGGAAAAGGGGAGAGGCGAGTTTTCGATTTTTTTCGAGATCTTCAAATTTAAAATAAGCCTTTTCTGATTCTCCAAACCACAATGCTTCCATTTCCATTGACCAGCCAATTGGGTCAAAGTCTTCTTCTGACATTTCGTCTTTTACTTGATCCTTATCAAGCAATCCTTCTTTAATGGCAATTTGATAAGGAAGGCCACATACAAAATATTTTGATCCTTTCATCATTGCATTAAAATAGGTGACAAATCTATTATATGACCAGTGAACCTTATACCAGCAGGATGATAAGTAAATTTCTTTGTTTCGTTCTTTTAGATGAGCATATTCTTCTTTTTCAAGATATTTTGGAGATCTTGGAGCGGTAAGGAACTTTCTTAATACTTTACTGATGATCTCGATATCGACCATTCTGAACTCGTCCACAATCAAAAGGTTTGCACGTTTTGAGCGAGCTCCGTCGTTTGATGCAACAATTTTAATCCAACTACCATTATGAAATTCAACCCTTGCGTCATTAGTTGAAGTTTTTAAGTCCTCAATTTCTCGTCTTAAATTCGGAGACTCTTTTCGCAAATCATCAATCTTTTCAATAACTTCTCTTGCTTGTCCTTTAGTTCCTGAAGCAATGACTATCTTTGTGCCAGGAAATAGTATGGCTTGAACACAGCAGTACACCGACGTTAACCAAGTTTTACCCTGTCCACGACTAGCTAAATACATAAAATAATGGTTATGTACCATCATGTAAATCAAAATACATTGAAATAGTTTAAGGGTTATCCCTAAGTATTCTTTTACAAAACGATGGGGATTTGCTCGATAAAAAGAAGCCCAAGCACCAATACCATCCATTAGTCTTTCTGATTTAGATTTCTTGTTGAAGTTCCTGCCTTTATTGAAGAGGTTAATACCTTTACTATGTTTTTTACGGTCTGTTGTGAAGTTACTGTATGAGGCCATTTTCTGTTACCTCGTCTTCTTCATCATCTACAGGCTCTTCAACAGTGTGCTTTTGCATTTCGCTCCAATATTCATCTGAATACTCATTCTTGATACCAAGCATCCTTGATAAGTGACCTAAGAAAAATACTTTTATGTACTTACCGATCTTATCAGGATCTTTCCAGCGAGGCTCAGGTTCTGGAATTGGCCTTTCGTTTTCATATTTCTTTATCAATGTTCCGAAGGTCTCTTGCTCAACGCCACTAGCCCCTGATTCTTGAACCGGCTTCAAATTACTTGAACCCAATAAGTCTTGGAGTGTTTTTTGTTGCTGATCGACTTTCTCTCCATTTTCACGGCGCTTACGAATATCCAACATTGTAAGACAGATTTGATTTATAAGCAGTTCCATTCCTTTAGAATCGCACTCATACCGATTTGTAAAATCAATGTACTCATTTTGAAGCCACAAATAGTCCTCAACCGATAAACCGCGTCCCCAAAATTGAATAAACTCCTCAATATCTTCTGGAGTTACATCTTCATTACTTTTAGCGAGCAGCATTTTTGTAGTATGTTCTTGATCATCTTCAAAATCATATTCACTGTCTGACCAGTTTTTAGCGATGAAATCTTTCATCCCAATGTTTTTCATGTAAACACCAAAAACATTGGCATCGCCATTTTTAGATTTTGTTTTTGCTTCGTCAATTGAAGCTGTCCAAATATCATAAATAAAAGGACGATCAATCATGCGTAAAATACTTTGTACATGTTTTAAGTTTTCAGGATCTTTTTTGTATTCAGTTTGAAGACATGTTTTGCAAACTGTGAGCTTCCCAGTGGCAGCATTAAATAATGATTCAGATTTGTAAAACTGAGTGGGTGCTTGAACTTTCCCACAACAAGAGCACATAATTTTTTGTGTAGCCATTAATTCACCTCCAATACTTAAGTTAAACACGTTTTATAAAACGCCCAGCAATAGGGAGGATGGGAGAAACCTCAATCACACTGGGCGTTCTAAAAAGGTGTTTTTAAATAAAATTAAAGATTTATTCAGATACAATGAATGTTTTTAAACAAACCGTCTTTTGTTTTATCTACCTCCAATTTTCCATTTACTTTTAAATTTAGGGCTACGGGTCGATTTCCAGCCAACTTTTCAATTAAAAACCTTCTTAGTTTCATTTGAATTCCTCCTAAAGTTTTTCTCATGTAAAACGAATTATGTATGTAGCTTCAATGCCTTCATCATCAAAAACCATGAATTTCTGAGAAGGCTTTGTACCAAAACGACCTTGCATTGCGTAATCGTCAGCACCAACTAAAGCGCCATTTACTACGACGGTCGTGCTGCCGTATTCTTTTTCATAATTGTGGTGAATATGCCCACCGAATATGTATGAAGGAATATAACCTAATAATTGAGGTAAGCGCGTAACACACTGATCAACTCGATCATAGTGTCCGTGAACAAAAACGACTTCACTATTATTGATTTTTGCTGGAATAAAACCATCTTGCTCAGGTTCAATAAAGATGTTGTCAATGTCTCTTAATCTGGCTTCTAAATACCAATTGATAAGGTATTCAAAATTCTCCTTGATTCCAACATCATTTTTAGAAGGGGAGAGGCGGCCATGATTTCCTGCAACGTTATAAAATTTAATGTTTTGAAATTCAGAAGCAAGTTTAGCCAAGACTTCAGAAAGAGTTTCTGACACATATTTAATTTGTTCAACAGCATCTTCATTTGCTTGCACTCTCGTTGAAACATGAATGAGCCCACTGATTAAATCACCGAGGTTTGCAACATGCAGCGTAGAAATGTGATTCAACCTTCCATATTCAATAACTTTACTTGTTAAATGCTCCACTCGTTCATTGAAAATTTCTTTGTTAAATTTGTTAATTCGGTTATCAATCTCCATTCCAAAATGCCAGTCACTAAAAAGAGCAAGTCCATGCTTTTCAGTTGCGACAGGCGATGGGGAAGTGAAATTGAGTGGTCGCTTTGATTCTAAGTTTAAAATAGCTTCAACTACATCATCTTTAATCTTTTCAAAACGAGCCTGGTTACGAATTTTTTTAGCAAATTCTCTATTTTGATCACGTTTCCTGACTTTCGCTTTTTCAGATTCAATATAGAGTTCTTCGTATTTATCTTGAATTTCTTTGTCAATGTTTTTAGACATTATATAAGTATACCAGCGCTCGTATTGCTTATAATCTTTACGCCACTTACTCTCATCATAATGAGAGCCATGTTCCTTATTAAGCAGCTCTGCAATAGTTTTTGTATCAATATTGTATGTATCTTTATTTTTAAATAATCTAATGTGGTAATCAGTAAACGATTCATCTTTATCACGTTGAAGAGCGGGATTCAAAACTGCTGTCATTCAATCACCATCCTACTCATCTTCTTTAACAGGAAGTTCATTTTCTTCCTTAATTGTGATTGACACGTTTTTCCCACTAAACTCAGAAAGAATTTCTTTAAAATCGTAAGTATACTCAGCTTCTTTGGTTTGTTCGGTAATTTCCATTACATCCATATCAAAAAAACCTTTCAAATTAACTTGATGAACTTTTTTGCTTGCCATATAAAATTTCCTCCTTATTATCCTTTTAATTGATATATAACTGAAATAAATTCCTTCGGAAGTCCGATGATCCGATAACATCGGCCAATCCGAAAAGAGGGGATGAAGGGGAATAATAAGAAATGAATAAATCGGATAGGTGTTGAGGGAAAACACCCGAAGGAATTTACAAAAAATAAAAACCCCATCTCACCTACGTAAGTAGCTCACGTGAGGAACGCAAGCCTTCGGATCGACAGGGAATATGGCTGCTTACGGGTTAGCCAAAAACCTTTATAGTCGGCAAAATTTAAGTAAGCCGAAATAGCAAAAGACGCTTTAGCAGCGCCTTCAGAAACTCCTTCTACGCATGGTAGATGAGCTAAATAATGAAGCAACAGAGAACAGAGTTAAAGTTTTTCATCAAAATATGACCACACTAAATATCTAACGTCCGTTTAATCGTAAAGCACGTGAACCGTAAGCTGTTAAACGTTATCCGTTTTCCACCCTACAAATAAATGTTGTAATTTTATCTTACAGTTCGGATACGCTCCAAACCAAGGCGGCTCTCTACTTCTCTGATGCTCCGTGCTGATGATTTTACATCAGCTATCAAGGTGAAAATCAGTTTCACCCTCATAGCTAAGGTAAAACCCCAGCATTTATAGATACTTATCAGCAGCCTCAAACTCAATTTCATAGTTATGATTTGCTTTTTCAATTGCATTTGATAAGCGATTCGCCATTCTTTCAAGTTTTAATCCTTTAGATTGCATTTTTTCAGGATCAAACATTGCTTTACGATAGCTAATAACATCAGAGTAAGATGATAATCGTTCAGTTTCTTTAGAACGGCCGTAGCTTTTAAGTCTATTAGCTTCACCTCTAAGTTGCTGAGCTAACTCAAGAGCTTCAGTAATAGACAATTCTTTTTCATCCCATACAACTTTAGCATTAAGGTTGGCTTCGGACATTAATACTACCAGATCTCGATAATCTTTTCTAGCCTCTTCCAGCTCAGATGTGATTTGATCTACACTTTTTGTAGGTTTGATGTATTCTTCACCTTTATCATACTCAACATATGCAACACTGTCACGTTCTTGCAAGAGTTCCTGAATACGTTTAGAAATAGTATTCCTTAAAGGAAGAGCCTCGAATAGTGCGATTTTCGTCATTTACTATCGACTCCTTTATGGGTTTATAGACTGATCTTAATATAATTTTGATAAATTGCCAACTATTACACATTACCGCTGGATTGACTTGTTTTTAAAATGGTACGTGGACTTCCCACGACTTCATCCCATTGACTAACAATGCCATCTTGTTCAAGTCGTTCTAGGAATTTTGCAGCGTCCATATACGAAATCATATATCGATACTTAATTGCGATAGGGGACATCGTTCGATCGCCAAAAGGATTGGACATAACCCAGTCGCGAACTTCCTCATATGTTAAACTTTTTTTCATGCAGCATCTCCTTTTACCGTATTTAACGCAAAAACAAAAAGACTGCCGACAACTCTCAGCAGCCTCGTTCTGATTGCGTTGGGATATTCATCTCGTCCCGTCCCATGCGGTATAGCCTCTGCGGCTGCCATGCGACAATGATTAATGAACCCGACGTCGCTATCGGATATTAACACCCGCCGCCTCAAGGCTGGGCAGCGTGGTTTTGTGTATGCGGGCAAGGATTTGCACCTTGCATGTGTCCATGGATACTGCCATCCCTTTATGCTCCATGGATTCACTTAGCGTGTTATGGATGGCTTTTCCTCAAAGAGATTCATTTGCACCTAGCGTCTACCTTATTCCGCCACCGCATATGTATTGAAAAGGCAAGACCGAAAATAATCCTTTTCTGTGAAATGGGAGCGGTGATCAATCGCTCAAGCCTATTCACTTATTTTACGATTATAGAAAAATCGCTAACCCGGAAAAATTTTGTGGCCTCATTCGAATGGTCGAAGGGCAGTATTTTAGGGGAGGAAGACGCATCCGCCTCACCTAAAGTGTAAGCCGAAGCTGTACACCGCAATTAATTTATAGACAAAACTGTCGCCCATAATAAGACTGTGATGGGTTCACCCTACAAAGTAGTTAGTAGCAAAGGTCTTATTGACAGTTTTCGTCCGATAATAGCCACTTGCCTGTCTCCTAGAGATACAGGCGACCAAGCTAACCTCGATCCCTCGCAAATGACTATTATCCGACCCACTTCAAATTGAAGTGGAGGAAAGAGGAGTAATTATTCTGAAAGGATTAACCCAATACTCCTCATATACTCTTCCTCGGAATCGAAGAAAAGTTCAATTTGTTCCTTGGTGATCGCGATGTTGCGCTTCTGTGCAATTTTCCATATCACCTTTTCCAATTCATCATAACTAAATCGCAAATGAACAAACTCCTTTTAATTATTGTTTGATAGCATCTTTAAGAGCTTTAGCAGCTTTAAATGCTGGTGCTTTTGTTGCTGGGATTTCAATTTCTTCCCCTGATTGAGGGTTACGCCCCTTGCGTGCAGCACGCTCTCGCACTTCGAAACTGCCAAAACCGTGCACTTTAACTTTTTCACCATCTTTTAGAGCAGATGTGATTACATCAAATGTTGAGTCAACAACCAATTCCACATCTTTCTTTGTTAGTCCTGTAGCCTCTGCAACTGCACCAATTAGTTCTTTTTTATTCATTCTTATTTCCTCCTAAATGTAAGTTTAATTTTATGTATCCTTCCATATAATAAAAATTTATGTATGGTTCAAAAACGCTTATATATCAAGGGTTTTAGCGTTTTTCTAAAGCGTTACATTTCGATATTTTCTTACTCTTGCCCTTGTTTTTTCTTTTGCTATAACGGATGCACAAAAAGGGCAGTATTTAGATTTGTTACTTTTAAATCTAAATGGGGTTTGACAATTGACACATGGTTTAACTTTCTTTTGATCAGTGTGCAGATCATAATAAAGGCCGATACTGTCAAACGATCTTATTTTGATAGCCGTTTCTCCGCCAGGTTCAATACCATAGATAAAACTTAATTTAATGAATCCTTTATTTCGAATCTCAACAATGTCTTTCGTGGCCAACTCTCCAATGTTTTGATGCAGCTTGTTGGCAGTTAGCGAAGTATGAGAAGCATCTATAAGTTCTTTGTATCTTTTGTTGTTTCCGCCAAAATAGTGTTCTGTTGTATGCTCCCCGTATTTGATGTGATGAACTGTCGAATATAATTTTGCTAAGACGAGAAGGGTAAAGCAGAGCTTTTTTTGTTGATGGTTGATATCTAAAGAATCAATAAATCGAAGTTCATTCTCGGTTATATCAATTTCATCTATATTGATTAAAATATTTTCTTTTTTTCTTGCATGATTGAGTACTGTATTAATTTTTTTGTAATATAGCACCCGGCTAAAATTCTCTATGTTTTTTTCACAGAAATCATAAAGGAGTTCTTCTCGTTTTTTAGGTTTATATCCTAATTCTTTATAATACTTGGCCAATAGCTTCAATTCATAATTCAGGTTTTTTGAAATAAATCCATTTTCAATAATTGCTTCTGCATATTCTTTCTCTTTAAACTTAAATTTGTCTATCATAGACACACCTTTCTTAATGAATAGTGTTTATTAAGGTAATTAATATCTCCGTCTTGATCCAAAACAGGGATGTGGAAACTGTCTTGCTTTCTTTTTACGTTTTCAAATATGTATTGGCCGTATAAATGCCATAGAATCTCTTTATTGGAGCTCTTCTCATCAACATAGAATAAGCGAATAAGGTAATTAACTGCTTCATAAACATTGGAGCAGATATCATTGATTTTTTGCTTGAATAATTCTAGGGAGTTTGAGAAATTGTTACAGAGCTCAGCATCATAGAGATTCTTATCAGATTCATTACTTGTTCCAAATGAAAAGGATTGATTAATGCTCTTCTTATGTTTTTGGTATGCTTTCATTATTTTTTTGTAACGCGATTCATCAAAATCAATAGTGTCGTCCATGTAAAGCTTGTAAATCTCATAGTCAACATCCTTGTTTACAATGCTTCTTATACCGAAATCAACAGATTCAATGTATTTACATAGCCTATTCATTACACAGTCGCTCTCAATCACAGGGTTAAACCTTTCAAATAGCTTAAGGAATTCATGTTGCTCCTTTGTCTTTCGTTTTACTTTCCTTAGCTCCTCAAGGCTAATTCCAAACTTCTGCTTGCAAGTGATATCGTAGGTTTTGACATGTTTTTTATACTTATTCTTTGTGCCTTTATACAAATAAATAAAGAAGTAGGGATGCTTATCCAATAAGATTTTATTGTGAAATTCCTTTTCCAGTTTTATTTTCTCCGGATCATCTTTTTTGATCTTTTGATAATTGATCCAACGGGAAGGAATCCCTTTAACTTCTCTCCCAATTTTTGCTTTGTCAATTTGAGCACTTTGCAATTTCGTACACATCTTTACACGGTTCAATGTAGTCAAATATTCATCAGAATCAACGTCTAATTGCGAAAGAAGGGCATATCCACTCGTGCTTTTATTTGTTATCGAGCCAATGATTGACCCAAACGAAAACAGGTCTGCATTAAACAAATCTTCCTCTGTTAAAACCTTTTTAGTCGAAGTGGGAGGGGTGTATGCAACTGGCAGCTCATCTTTATAAACCCCTCTTAATACTGTTTCATTGGACGTGGTTGCAATAATGTCATAGTCAAAATCACTACCAGCCCAATTCATTGTTTCAGATCCATGCACATTCACAATGATGCCTGTGTAATTGTATCTGTACCAATAATCCAAATCCTCATTTCGCTTAAGATTCAAAATCAAATGTTCGCTGCGATAGGTGAGGGGAGCGCGCATACTGTCAACATATTTGACCCCTTTTTGATTCCAATAATTTGAGTAGTATTCACGCTTACCTAAAAGCCCTGTTACCTCTAAGCCACAAACGTGCTGCATCATTGCATAGGGGTCGCTGACAAGTGTTTGAAAGTTCCCGTCTAAGATAATATCCCCTAAGCAGCCACGTTGGATTTTCTTTTTCATAAGGTCATATATTTTCTTTTTTATGTATTTGTCATTGATTAAATTGGGGTTCACGATTAAGGACTTAACCCAATGATTTTCAGATTTCTCTAAGTAATTCATGATTTTTTCGTCTGTAACGTCAGTTCCAAGCAAGAACAGAATGGTGTAATATATGTTCCCTGAATTAACACCAGTAATCCAATTTACAAACTTCTCACATATCATTTCAATGTCCTCGTTGTTAAGGTTCAGTGTCTGCAAAAATTGATAGTTCATTTTCAAAATGTCTTTATCTTTTTTAGGACTATGCAGTGATACTCCCCATTTCAAATTGTTCTTTTCGCAATTATGTTCGTAAACTTCAATAGAAGGGAAGCTGTCCCAAAGTTTAAATTGGCTTTCGGTAAGGATTACATCGATGTCTCTTAAGTCAACAATTTTTGGTTTCCCATTCCCGTCCTTATATGAAGTTCTTATTCTGTAATTGCCGTTATTGACTTTTTCACAAAACTCATGAATGGGGAAGGTGTTAAGCATTCCTTTGATGAAGTTCTGTCTGATACACCATTGTGCAGGTACATAATCTAAGCCTAATTCATCTGCCCATTTTTTCGCCATCTCATAGCTAATCAAGCCTTGGCCATCAAAACGGTTAAATGATTCAACAATATCTTTAACTTCGATAATGTCATCATCTTCATAATCTGTTTCTGTCACAAAGTTTACTTTTACTTTAGTGTCGCTATAATAATCAGGGACTAAACAAAACCGGGGAGCGCTAACTACTTGAGTGGCGCTGCCAGCCAATCCCTTATAAGCATTAAACTTAGAAGGGACTAGAGCTTTATTTAAATCTCTTCCGTTATCCAGGATTTCATTAAGTCTTTTGGAGGTCTCTTCTTCGATAAATACGACAGTGGACACTCTTGCTTGACCTGCAGAAGAAGAGAAGCGGACAAACCGTTTGTTATTTAAGATCAATCCATTTTTATGTAAGTCTCTATAATGGCTGTTGTGATCCATTTTGATCGTTATGTATTCTGGTACGAAAAGCATCTCATTGATTTCTGATTGAATTTCTTTTAATCTTTTAGAGATTTCTTGAGAATGCTTTTGTTTTTGTAAATGCTCTTTCTCTTTGTTAAGAGTCTCAAGGTAAGCATAATCGATGATTTCGTTCTTAATGTCTCTTATTGATCTTAAAATTTGATTATCAAATAAGGCAATTACCTCGTTGTATTCCTGTGCTTCTTGAAAAGAAAGAGTAATGTTGTATCCAAATTCTTTTAGGCGCGAAGAATTAAATTTATATGTATAAAATTGTTGATTGTCCAATAGGCACCCCTCCTTTTACACTATGTATTTTTAATTTGTTTTAAATAATTCAATTTCAGTTATGTATGATGCAATCTGATCAAGCAAATAGTGAAGATCTTCATTACTCATATCGGATGGACAAGAAATAAATGACATATCTTCAATCCAAGGATTCCTCTTGATGATCAATTTAACGTGTTTCACTTTCTCTTCTGAAGAAAGACAAATATCATCTCCAAATTCATCTTCGATCAATCCTTTTAATTTGTTTAATAACCTTTTTGAAACAACAGTGTTTTCACTGGTAACAGGTTCTTTTCTAATAAACATATATTCTTTTTCACTTAATCTCTTAATCTTGTTCCTGCTATTACCAACAAAGGCTGCTTCACCTATGTTGAGAGCACGGTTTAATACTTCTCGTTTAATGTATGTATGACCGTTTTCTTTGATTTGAATGTCTTTTGTTAATGTATATCCTTCTGTATTATGTAGTAACATGCTTCTCCTCCAAAATTTTCGATTTATTTTTCACTGAATCACACTCCTATTGAATATTCTTTAGGGCGTTTAACACTAATCAACTGATCCCAATTATATATCAAATCACTCCCTGCTTACCTTTCTATATACATTATATACTTTTAATTTGCTTATGTCTATAATTATTGAGCTGAATTATTCATCCAGCTCAATAATTTCAAATAAATCGGATAGCTCACAATTTAGGACAGACATTAATCTTATAGCATATGGAAGTGATGGGGGAGAGCTACAATAACCCTTTTTTCTGTATTCTCTAATTCTTTTTTGGTTAGAACCTTACCTTCCATACAACAACCTCCTTATTTTCATTTAGTAACTAATAAGGGTATTGTAACTTTTTATCCAAGGATTGGATAGTGAACTTGGTTGATTATCGTTGAATTATTTGTAATGAATTATGATGCTATCGTAATGAGGAGAGAGAATAGATGAAAAGACTACAACGACAAAGGATTTATGTGTTTTTTTATTGGGGAAGGGGGAGGATGAAAAATGTTTGTACCCAGGAGGTGAATTAAAGTTAAGGGACTGATTCATAAATATGGCTTCTGTATCAGTCCCTCTATAAAAACTCGTTATTTTTTTGTCATTTTGTCTAATAATTTTTCATCGTATTTTGATATATCAATAATATCAAAGCCAACAAATTCTTGAAATTTATCATCATTAAAACAAAAGGAAATCCCAAAAGCGTTATAAGTTTTATTTATTTCTTTATCAGATAGTCTAAAACTATAAATTAGACTATTGTTATCTTTATTTAAAGATTTGGAATATATTTTTTTAGCACCTGCAAAATTGGCTAAAGCATGTGCTGTATCTCCAAATAACTCCATCCCGACAATTCTATCCTCACTGTCAATATCAAGCATGATATCCTCATTGACTTCTAATTCATCTGTAGATTCAATTTTAGATTTCCTGGAAGGGGGTAAAACATATATATATCCTAACTCGGCTTCCATGTCAAATGTTATTAGTGATCTCATTTAGAACCTCCTTCTTATTTCCATCGTTTTTTCGGTGTTTTTGAACGGTAAGTAGTCGTTAAAGTACCACCTTTTTTTGCCACTGCAACACCTTTATAATAATAAACTGTTGATTTATACTTTGGATCATAGTATTTTTTTCCTTTTCTAAGAGCGTCAAGTACATCACCTGGAGATATATTTCGTTGAACCATACGTACTACCAAATGAAATGAAACTTTAACGGCTTTAAATCCAAACTTTTTTAATAAAGATTTAGTTTGAGCAAGCAAAAGCCTTACTGCTAATCCTGCAAATTGCCCCTTAACCTCTGTAAATTGTTCTTCATCTATATCTTTATCCATTTGATCAAGACTATCTAGGTCTATATCTGGATTAATAGTGTCTATGTAGGCTAAAGTTTCATCATCAATCAGAATATCTGATTCAGTTAAATTTTCTTCTATTTTCTTTTCAGCTTTATTTACTTCTGTTGTAGTTGGACTAGGGTTTTCATCTTCAATGTAAGACACTAACTTTTTATCTTTAATTAAGTCATCAATGTCAAGATCCAGCAACTCTTTGTTAGATAGGTTTGTCTGATTTTCTGGTTGAGTTATTTCTTTTTCTGGTGTACTCTGAATTGCTTCTGCTACTGATGTTCCAATAACACTAAAGAACATTACAAAAGCAGTTAAAGAAAAAATAAGTTTTTTTGAACTTTTAAGCATCCTTCTCCTCCTAAAATAAAAAATACTAGATTATTATACCATCATTGGTTTATTATTCAATAGTGTAAAGGAACTTTTATTCTTAATTTCATAATAAAAGGAGAAATAGATGAAAAAAGAATTAATTTTATCATTGATTTTAACTGTTATTTTTTTGGTTTGCCCGTTTCGCGAGACATATGGATTATCTAACGAAGTGTATTTAAAAAATCAATATAAAGAAGTGATAGGAAATAGAGAAAAATATAATGTTAACGGAGATGGAATATCAATTGCCTTGCTTGACTCAGGCTTTAGTAAAAAAAAGAACAAAGAAATAACTATGAAAGGTGGAATATCATTTAAAGAAACGAATAATTATGAGGATTTAAACGGGCATGGGACACATTTAGCAGGAGTTATTAATTCAATTGCCCCGAAGGCAGATATATATGCGGTAAAGGTTTTAGACAAGAGACTTTCAGGAAGTTATGATGATTTGATTAAAGGTATTGAATGGGCAATTGACAATAATATCGATATCATTTCTATGAGTTTGGGAGGTGAGAAGGAATCTGAAAGCTTACATAAAGCTATAAAAGAAGCACATGATAAAGGAATCATAGTAATATCATCTGTAGGGAATAATGGTTTTTCTATAAATGATACAGTTACATACCCAGCTAAATATGATGAAGTTATAGGTGTTGGGGCTCTAGGGAAAAATAAGAAAAGATGGTTTAGAACTAGTCGAGGAAATGGCATTGATATTTTGGCGCCAGGAGAAGATATATTAAGTAACTCTCTAGATGGGAAATACATAAAAAGAAGTGGTACTTCAATAGCCGCAGCATATGTGGCAGGCGTCGTTGCTCTTATTATGGAACAGAATGAAAGTCTATCAAATGATGAGATTAAAAACATACTCTCAAAAACAGCTATACCTATAGGAAGCAAATTAGAATATGGCAATGGGGTGTTAAGTATTAGTAAAGCTTTAGATCAGTCTAATAAAATAAAACTGCTTAAAAATATTGAAACTGGAGGGATGTTATTTTTATTGACAACTTTAGTTATTGTTTTTTTCTTTATTCGAAAAAAACGCAGAAAAGTTTTATTAGAGAGAAAATAACACTGAAGGAATGTGCGATTTTTTAAAACAGAACTTGTCAATAATCTGAATTTTATTTAGGTGATCAGCAATGATCATCTCTTTTTTTGTTTATTATGGTCAAAGATGCCATCGTGATGAGATAAGAAAATTTGAGGAAAGGCAACGGTGACAATAGTTTTCTAAGTTTTTTTAGGAGATATGAGGGAAGTTAATCGTAAAACATTTGGGGGAGAAGGGATTGGGAATGATTTGACATAGGATTTAGAGTGTTTTAGGGGGAGGGGATACGATGAAATGTGTTGATATTAATGAATTTTACGATAGCAATTACGATTGAATTTTGGCTGAAATCGAAAAAATGATCCTGGTGTGGAAATGGAAGTGCTAGGGGCGAATATAACCCTATTTGACGCAATTTGGATGTTAATATACCCCCTCTATAACCTAATATATGGAATCCATTTACGGTTATAAGGACTGTTATAACTGGATTTATTGAACCGTTATTCAGAATCCATCTGAGAACACATTGTAATGAAAAGTCAATAGTTTGCGTGAATATTATTTAAAAAAATTAATTTATGTTCACAATAACCCTGAAACATTTCTTTTTTATTTATAATCGTGAGAATAACAGCAAGCGGCGAGCCGAAGACTTATTTTCTTTTTAACACATTTGTACTATATTAATTAATCCTCTCATCATTACACCAACACACATGTATCATAATCCTCTCATCAAAAAAGAGACCAGCCACAAGACTGATCCCCTTTGTTATTTATTCTATAGTTAACCATTTCGACCTAGCTTCATATAAATTCTCTCCGTTTGATGATTTTTTCAAGCCTACATATACAATAGCATCTGTTTTTTCTTCCGGATGTATGATAGTTATAGATTTCAAAGGAGTAACGGAAGTAAACGAACCTGTTGGCAGATTTTCACCCATTCCTATTGACCAATCTCCTTTCCAAGACAAAAACATTTCATAATAAATAGTCCCGCATTTACCGTTCTGTTCGGCTTTCACATCAACTGTCTTAGCTCTAGATGAGTAGTTCAATGCATCAGTATACACGCGAACTTGACATCCTTGTTTAAATCCATTAAAGCTTTGCCAATCTGACCAAGCCGCAGAAGCATTCTGAGGTGAGAACCCTAATAAGATCGCCATACTCACACCGAACAACACACATAGTTTTAATACTTTTTTCATCTCTTAACTCTCCTCCTTTTTGATGGAACTTTACATAAATAATTCCATCTGATGAAATCATAGCCTAGCAACTCTCTTAATTCAATGTGTCAATAGATTGGTATTTTATGTATGTTGAGAATCCAAACATAAACAAATTAAAAATAATTACATGATATATATTGACTATCTTTAATAGTCGTGATACAATTTAAATATAGTTAATCGATACATATATAACCGAAAGGGGAAATGAAAAATGGCAAAAGCGATCAAATTTATGGGTCAAAATGAAAAATTCGAGAAATGTTTAAATGAAGCGTGGGGGCTGCATTTAGATGAATTCGCGCCCGAACTTGATAACCTTGAAAGCAAAACGATTTCTAGTGTAATGTTTAAGGTTTTATCTGAGCGCGACCTTGCGATTGAGGGACATACGAATGTGCCTTCAAAACACATCAACAAAGTAGATAAATTCCTTTCCAAGTGGAAAAATCACATTGAAAACGATGATGAGAAAGCAATGTATAGGATCTTTTAAAAAAGGGATATGGCCCTTTAAATTTTTCTCTTTTATTTCATACTCATTGAATATATAATATGTTTAGAGGAAGGAGGATAATTTTGAATCATTCGCGAAAAATCTCGCAAGCGTTCGTTAAGACTTATCCAATCCGGTAAATGGTTTAAAGAGTTTGCCCATGCTGAATATAATAACGATCTAAACGTTATGACTCTTTTGCGTTTCTGTTGGGGCTTAGATGATTCAACTAAACAATGGGCAAAGTATAGGCTGTCAGTTGCAAAAGGTGAATGCCAGGAAATCAAAGCAACACGAAGACTGAAAGGTCTAGTAAAGGAACGAAACAAGAAAGGGATTCATAAAATGACAAAAACAAATTAAAAATAGAAATAAAACACGACTCAGTTTTATAACTGGGTCTTTTTTATTTCTATTCTAACCACCTTTACAGCCTCATACAGACGTTACAATCAAATCCTAACCCAAATACACTCATCAACTTTAATCCTTGTTATATCGAACGTAAACACTCTTTATCTATCATCCTAAAAATTATAAACAAATTAAAAATAATGATTGACTATTTAAAGGAGTCGTGATAAAATTAATATATAGAAAGGAGGGGAAAATGTGCTTGATAAGGTAGGTGTTGTATTGGCTACCGTCCTTTCTTTATCAACGTTAACACTTAATATCTTAACGATCATTGAGAAGCTGACAGCGATAAGAAAGGAACGCCAAAAACAGCAAAAGAAAAGGCGTATACATAAGCGAATCCGGGCAAGGCATCGCAGACGTACACGCCAATAATACAGCAAGGCTAGGGGAGACTTCTCCCTTAGCTACACCTACAGTATAACACAATCAAGCACATGATAAAACATGAAGCGTAATCCATTATGGCTAACACATTTATTGTTTATTGTTTGCTTTGTTCTATTCTTGTTCAATAAACAATACTTCAGCAGCACAACACAGATCATTATTTATACGGTGTTTATTGTTACGCTTGTCCTTATTGTGGTTTCATGGTTTGTTTACTTTGGAATCAAGCGTAATCAAAAAAGATGAGTGAAGGTAATCGCTCATCAATACATAACATAAATTAAAAGGAGATAGTGAATGACAAAAGTTAAAGTAATTGATTCAATAATGGGAAGCGGCAAAACAACGTATGTAATTAATATGATGAATAATTCTTCAGAAGATGAACACTTTATTTTTATTACGCCTTATCTTGATGAGGTGGCAAGAATAAAGAAATCATGTACGAATAGAAAATTTTATGAACCTAAAGTTCACAGCGAGGAAGGGGAAACAGTATATAAACTTGATTCACTTCACAAATATTTAGCAGAAAACAGAGATATTGTAACAACACACGCATTATTTAGCATGGCTAATGAAACAACAAAAGAACTTATTTATTCTGGTAACTATACACTAATCCTAGATGAAGCTATGGAGGTTGTAAAAAAATTAAACATATCAAAAGATGATTTAGATATGCTGTTTAAAAACAAATGGATTATAAATAATAACGGTCAAATTGTTTGGAATGCAGAACATGAAGAAAAGTTAAACAGGGAATACAAAGGAGAATTTCAAAACCTTAAACAATTAGCATTGAGCAGAAATTTAATTTTACATAACGACAGCGTTCTTTTTTGGCAATTTCCAGCCGATATCTTTAAACAGTTTAAACAGGTATATAATTTAACTTATTTGTTTGATGCCCAAATACAAAAATATTATTATGATCTGAATAATATTCAATACAGTCTATACACAGTAATTAACGATGGGAATGAATATAAACTAATTAACTATAATAAAGACAATGATAAGAAAATAAAAGCGGATCTAAAAGACAAAATAAAGATATATGAAGGGCAATTAAACAAAATAGGTGATGACAAATATGCATTATCTAAAAACTGGTTTGAAAGACGTTCAGCACTACATAAAAGACTTAAAAATAATATCTTAAATTATTATCAAAATATTATTAAATCAAAATCAAAAGATAATCTTTGGACAACATTCAAAACACATAAAAGCAAATTGAGCGGGAAGGGATACACAAAAGGCTTTTTACCTTGCAATACAAAGGCAACAAATGAATATAGCCACAAAAAGACATTAGTCTATTCAATAAACAGATTTGTCAATCCAGCTATTGACGATTATTTCAGATCAAAAGGAATATTAATTAACCAAGATATCTATGCGTTATCTGAGATGATTCAATGGATTTGGAGATCAGCTATACGAAACGGAGGAACAATAAATATATATGTTCCATCTGCAAGAATGAGGGGATTGTTAAAAAACTGGCTTGAAAACAAAATTTAAAAGAAGGATATGAAAAAAAAAGCAATAAACCATTTTTAAAAAGCTTGATACACAAGGGGTTTTTAGGCTTGTCTCGTAAAACAAAGGATGTATATAAATTAAAAGAATAAACAAATGAAAACCTTGGGATGCTGACAAACATTTAAAACAGCTTCGCTGCCTTAAATGTTTTGGTCTGCACCATCCCAAACCCTTCACAGACTAATACATAAATAAATTAAAAATAATACATAAATAATTATTGACTATCTAAAATAGTCATGATAATATAATGGTAGGTCGAATGAACAAATTAAAAGGAGATATTTATAATGGCATTATCTTATTATGATAAAAGAACGGCAAAAGTTGAAATCATGTGTGAACTTAAAAAAAGGGGTTGGAATGTATTCGGATATAAACCGGACAACAGTGATCCAATGACTGACTATTTTGATCCTGCATCATGGGATGGTATTGCAGAAAAAGACGGCTACATAATTCTGATTGATATTTATAAACACGATCTAAGTATGTCAGGCAAAAAGGTAACAAAAAAAGGTTACACTATTGATCATGCTAAAATTGCAAAACTTCAAGCAACAATTAACGATAGTGCAGCAAGTGAAAATGAAAAAGAAACGTCCAGAAAAATCATTGAAAAAATGAGACAGAAAGAAGAAATGGAAACTGTTGTTGTCTCTCAATATCCAGTCTTTAAACATGCCAACCCAAGCCGAACAAATTGGCATATCGAAAAAGATGGGGAAATCATTGCTAAAGGTAACCGCGCTTTTTCTTTCTTTGATTGGAATAATAAAGAAGAATCACAAGCTAAACTTGTGAAATTCATCGACGGTTTAGAAAACAAAATCAATGAACAATCAAAACTAATTCCAGTCAAAAAACAAGTTATCAAAAAAGTTGTCAAACCTGTATCAATTGATCTGACTATTGAAGAAGCTCAAGAGGGACAGACATACCTTGTAATTGATAAGCCTTTGACATATGGTGTACAACAAGGATATGTTTATAAATTAACTAGAAAACAAATGTTTAACGGTAAATTGTCTGTATCTTTCGTAAGAATGAATAAAAAATTAAATAAAGAGCTTACGGGTTCAAGCAATCCAGCAAACACTATGTACTTTTCCGAATCTAATTTCAAAAGACTTTTTGAAAAAGGGTGCTTTCACTTTGCAGAGTTGAAAGAGGTGGAAGAGGTCACGGAAAAGACTGTATATGTAAAGGCAAAAAGAGACACAGCCCAAAAAGAAAACCTTTTAACAGGTGAATCAGTCGAAACAACAAACAAAGCGGCAAATGAAAACGTGCAAGAAACAACAGAACAAGAAACAGTTACATATACACTTAACGAAGAGAAAAACGGTGTTGAAATCCGTTTCAGCTCTAAACCATCCGAAGAGATACGGGAGCAGATGAAAGCGGTCGGGTTCCGGTGGTCACGTTATTCTAAGTGTTGGTATGCTAAACAGTCAGACAGTACAATTTCACTTGCTAAAAAACTAAGCTCGAATGATCTTGAAAGCCAAGAAAACGCCTTTGAATATCCTGAAATAGATATTGATGATGTTGAAACATATGTCATTGATCAAACAATACAAGATCGCGAACATGATGCACATTGGATTTTTAGAACAACTAAAAGAGATCACACAAAGGAAATACAAAACCTGTTTAATTCTTGGAATGATGAAGTTAAAAAGCTAATTAAAACAACTGATAATCAAAGCATTATATACCATCTTAAAAAGGACTTGCAGCGGTTCAAAAAGCGTTATTATGATCTGTACGTGAAGTATTTAACTTTAAGGGGAAATAACCCTTCCTGGGCGGTAACTGGACGTGCTGGGCGTAATATGAATAGATATAACAAGCTAGTAGACAGAGAAAACTCCGTAATGCTTGAGTTTACGGGAATTCCGGAGGAATTTAAAAGAAAACTATCCGAAGCAAAGGACAGAATTAGACATACAAAGAAAGAAAAAATCAAAAAACTGGTTTCGAAGATTAATAATGTTATTGAGTTTAAAGCAGAAAATAAAGAATTTACTTTTATGAATAATCTAGAAAAAAAGCGGGTTTACACTCATGGGGATTGGTTTATCTGCAAGACATGTGGGGCTTTTAGGATTTTTTATAAAGGAAATGAAGTCCATACAATGCTAACAACAGAATGCTAAGAAATACGCGACCTATTTAATAAATCAATCCAATACAAAAATATCATAAACAAATTAAAAATAAGTATTGACTATTTAAAATAGCCGTAGTATAATAAAATCATAAGAGAAAGCGTTATTAAAAAACACTATAAACAAATTAAAAGAAAAAAACAAAGAGGGGAAGAAAATGAGAAATAAAAAGTTAATGAAAAAAGTAATTGATTTAGATACGCAAGTTTTACGAACAAGAGAGCAGAGTTTGAGGGTAATGATACAAATCGCAATAATTAGACAAGCGTTTGGAGTTAAAAACGATGAAACTAACCAGCCCGTTAGAGATTATGAACGAGATGTCATTCTATCCGATGATGAAATAAGAAAGCAATTCAATGAGGAATTAAATTGGCTAAACTTAGCTAAAGAAAGAAGTGATTTAGGGGACGTAAAAGAGTTTGAAAATAGAGTGCACTATTTTATTGACGGTGTAAGATTTTTTAATGCTAGCTTAGCAGATGAATTTGAAACATATGTTAATTGAAAAAGAATGGAGCGGTTAAACATGAGACATTTAGATTTAAAAACCATTGAGGAAATTTTAAGAGGTAAGATTTCAACAAATCCAAAACGGTTCGAATGTGCAAACGGAATTGTATTTTCATTGAACAATAGAAGTGGTAATGCCTTAGATTATTTGTCATCTAGAGGTATTGAAATCCATGAACTGGTTAAGGGCATTTATTACACTGAAACAGTTATGACCGTTATAGAGTTTGAAGGACTTGATTGCATTTCACATGTGATTCAGATTGCATAAAACAACAATTTTAAACTGAATGGAGAGAGCAAAATGAAAACAAATAAATGTACACTGGATTATCTCAAATTAAAAGAAGAGTTAGAACAAGAAAATATGATTATCGAAGCTGTAAGAAGTAGAAGAAATAGAAATCAGAAATTGACATATATCTTTCTAAAATCAATGTACATAAAATATTTTGTATTTGTTGATGGGGAAGGTTACTATTCAGAGGGAGAGGAAACTTGCGTAAACGTTTATTGTGGCAACGGTGATACTAAATACGGAGCGTGGTTTAGGAACTTTAGAGAGTTGGCGGCCGAGCTCAAGAAAATAAATAAACTTGGTTGAAATAAAACAGCAGTTTTATATGAAATGGGTTAAAAAGCCGACGGACTGGAAATAGTGAAATATTTAATAATCGATAAGGGAGAGGATTTATATGGAAAGTAAAATAATCAATAACCTGGTGATACTTGAGGCAGAAAAGGAGCGAGCTGCCCTACGATTAAAAGACCAAATAAGAACTATTCGAAATGCTTTAGATAACATGGAATCAAAAATGAATAACAACTAAGATTTGTATGATTCTGATGGTTTACAGGGCAATGGGGTATATATTGATGTTTATTTGAGTAAAGTGGTTGCATACGAAAGAGAGATCGAACGGTTTAAAGCGCTTTTGAGCAATGATGCGAAAATCTAAATAAAACATGAGTTTTAAACAAATAAAAAGGGGTTCAGTAAAATTGCTTGATCATATACATGATTGTTTTGTAAGTGTTTATGGAAGAGTTCCAAATAAAATGGAATTAAAAATTATTGCTAAGACTTTGCCCGCAGAAATTAAATTCCTTGCTGAACAATGGGGATGGAATGATACAGAAGTAGGGGACAAGGTTTTCTGTTGGATAGAGCAAATGAAAGCAGAAAGGGAGAGCCAAATATGAAGACAGAAAAAGAATATGCTGAAATGACTTATAGGATATGTCCAAAGTGTAAAAAGAAAATGCTGAAAGAGTTAGGAAAGGAATATCCTAAAACTGTGAAGTGTCCTAACGGTTGTATAACAACAAAAGAACTTGCTGTCTTTTATGCATAAACAAATCGAACTTAAAGGAGCGGCTTAAAATGAACTTACATAACACCCTATTCCACGAAACGACAGAACAAATCATACTTACTTACCCCATAATCCTGTGACATGACCAAAGAATGGGGGACGCAGGAGCAAGTGCTTGATGAACTTACTGAGGGATATATTGAATATAAAGAGGGATTCGGCGGTAGTATTAACGATTATCTTGAATGGTATGCAGAGTTGCCTTGCTACCATTAAAAACAAATTAAAAGGGGATATGAATAGTGAACAGGAAAGAACTTAGAGATTATATGATTAACATTAGTAACAACGGAATAGGAGACACGGCTAGAAAAGCAGCCCAAAGTGTTTTTAAGAAGGCTGATAAAACAAACGAGGATAATTTGATCATTACAAGCGCAATAGCTAAGAAGGCGTTTATTGATGCTTTTGATCTTGAATATGAACGCCTTTTTCTAATGGCTGAACTAGAAGAAAATATATTTGAATAAAAACACCATTTTAAAAAGAGTTTAAAGCAACCAAAAAGGGATACCCTTTATAAAGCGTATAACAGCTCTTATCCTTTTTTGCGGGCAAAATTTTGATACACAAATGGATTTTTTAAGATACTACATAGCTCACTAAAAAAATTAAAACAGTATAACAGCAGCGGTAAAAAGTTGCGGGCAATTTTTGCGGAAACGATATAACAGCCAACTTGAAAAATCGCGGGCATTTTCTTAAATAGGAAAATTTTGATTGACATTTTTAAATAGTCAAAGTAAAGTTGTATAAGAGGTGAGAAAAAATGATTAGATCAAATTTGAAGGCTATTGCAGATGAGGCAGGTATTTCAATTTCTCGATTAAGTGCCGAAATAAATCATGGGAAAGAAACCGTTAGAAAAATGTACAACGATGACATGGAACGATACCCACGGGAATTGCTTGATAAGCTTTGTAAGCATTTCAACTGTGAACCAGGAGATTTAATAAAATTCGAAAAAGATGAATAAATTTCTATTTTATTATTGACTATTTTAAATAGCCGTAATATAATTGAGTTATGAGGTTAAACGAATTAAAAATAATTTAATGGGGGATGAAATATGGTGAAATCAAGAGAAGATGTATTGAATTTATTGAAACGTAAAGGATTTGCTTTAAAGACATATGAAGATCAAGGACTTACATTTTATACAGTTACATATAGTGATCCTGGGATTGTAAAAGGGTTCATTGACAAGTTTTATGAACCGTTAGAAGAGGAAGAGGACTTCGATTGTACAGGTATTGAATTCGTTGTTGAGATTCGAGATGATTTTGAAACTCCTCAATGGTGCTTTGCTAATGGTTTAGAAAAATATCATATTTTTGATAGCGTAGATGAATTTGTTAAGTTCGTTGAAGAGCTGCCGAATATCTGAATGAAATCATACTTTTATGACAAAAAGGGGGGATATCCTTGGATCAGCTTATAAATCCAACGAAACATTCATTTTATTTTAGATTAAGTGAAAGAGACTGTTATAAAGTTCGTACAGGTAGATGTTCTTTGGATCTTAGTGATGAGGAATTTAAATCTTTAGAAGGAAAAGAATACGAATATGCACTTCGGTGTAGAAGATTGGCAGCACACTATATAAAACCTGATATGCATAAAAAACACTCTGGGATATTTGCAAGCATAAATGCTTGTGGGCATATTTCCTTTAGTGATGGCCAGCATAGAATGTGTATTTGTAAAAGATCAGGAGTAACTAAACTACTAGTATACCTTTCAGATAACGGCGATTATGTATGCCATATCTGTCAAGACAAAAACAAAAAGCTTACAGCGTTTGAAAAATTAAAACAACTTTTATTCAATAAATCTCCGAGAAAACTTGCAAGAGAAAATGATTTTATTGATGATGAATTTTTTGATTAAAACCAGTCTTTTAAGGAAAGGTCAGATTTTATGAAGAAAAGATTACAAGTATTTATATCCTCTACATATACAGATTTAATTGAAGAAAGACAAGCAGCTGTTGAGGCTGTTCTTAATGCAGGTCATATCCCTGCAGGAATGGAACTGTTCAAGTCTGGCGACCAATCTCAAAAAGAAACCATAAAACGATGGATTGATGAATCAGACGTTTACATGTTAATTCTCGGAGGAAGATATGGATCAATTGATCAGGAAACAGGTAAAAGCTATACACATTGGGAGTATGATTATGCTGGGAAAGCAGGTAAGCCTAGATTTGCTATTGTTATAAATGAAGAAGCTCTTAATGAAAAAGTAAAAGAGAAAGGGCAAGATGTTATAGAAAGAGCAAATTATCAGAAATATCAAGAGTTTAAAAAAGAAGTATTAAGCAAGATATCTAGGTTTTTCAGTGATGATAAAGATATAAAAATAGCCATTTTGGAATCCTTAAAAGAACAAGAAAATAACAAGGACTTAAAAGGTTGGGTTTCTGGTGAAAATTCAGGAAATATGGAGAAGATTCTTCAAGAAAACCTTTCATTGGTTAAGGAGAACATAAAATTAAAGGAACGAATTAATCAAATGAAGAAAAAGATTGAAGTCCAACATGAATTTGATGGTTATTCTTATGAAGAAATTCTTTGCTATTTAAAAGAAACAAAGGTGCAAATCCCCAATGATCCTGAAATTTTCGAAGAATCTGCTGGAACAGAGTTTAGTTTATTGAAAATTTTTACAGGATTAAAAGATGTGTTCTCAATAGGATTAGAAAACAGTTATAAAATGGAAAAATTTGATAATTTTTTATTCTATAAAGTGGCTCCCAAGTTACTCAACTTCAATTTATTAGAAAAGAATAAAATTGCAGGTAGGCCTTATCAAAGAATACAAATATCAAAAAATGGACATAAATTTGTGGCTATGTATGAAATGAAAAAGCTTAAGAAAGCTACAGAAGATTAATTTAACCGATTTTTACCTAAACAGGAGAGTATAACAATGAAATAAAGCTTGCTTGGTAATGGGATTGACTCTTTAAAAGCCGCATATAATTCTCTGGAGGGTATTGACTATCTTTTGGAAGGAGTAGAGCATAGAGTTAAAGACGCCATACTTTCTTTACATCATACAAACGAAATTCTTTTTAAATTACTTCTTAAACAGTGGTCAGAGTGTTTAGTGTTTGTTGATATTAACTCCTATATGAATGCTAAAGAAGAAATGCTTACTAAGGGTAAGAGTAATGTGTTTGAGGTTAAACCAGGTTTGAAGACAATAGGTATTTCTGAAGCCATCAAAAGATTGGAATTATTGTGTGATATAGAGGTTTGTTCTTCCTTAAGGAAAAGTCTTGATTATTTAAAACAAAAAAGAAATCAAATAATGCATTATGAAATTGACCTAAATGAAGGTGAATTTAAGGCTTTGATGATTAAATTAACAAATTGCTATGAATATACTATTCGTTTTTTCTCCCAGTATATAGAAGGACTAAATAATCTGGTAGAGGATGCAAGGTTTGAACTATATGAACAAGAGCTGATTGATGATCCTGATGTTGAAGGTATGATTGACGAAGAATATTATGATTATCTAGCAGAATTGTCTAAGCAACAATAACCAGATAAAATTACGAATTTAAAAGAAAGTGTGGATGGAAGATGAGTATCGACTTTGATAACCTGTCGGTCTTTCAAAAGACACAATTAAATCATATTGTAGACGAACATAAACAAAGAGAGCAAAGAGTTAAACCAATTATTGAGCAGCTTAAAAATTATATGGTGTTGAATATTTGGGAACTTGACTCTTTTCAAATAGCTAAAATAAGAAGAAATAATGAGAAAGAAATTATGTATGCAACCTTCTTGAATTATCAGTCCCTAAAACAGTTCGCTTCAACGTTAGACCAAGCTTTATTAGTGTGTTTAGCTCACAAATATGAAGGGCACCATTCAAGCTTTCCTGGATATGCAGAAAGGATGTTGGGAGCAAATTTCATACCAGAGGAAGAGGAATAGCCTTAACTAAATAAAATGACAATTTTAATAGGAGGAATGTTTGAACAAATGAAAGAAAAAAGTGGGATTATCAACACATTTCAAACTAAAGATATCATTCAGAAGAGCCTTTTAGAAGGGAGTAAAAGTTTCCAGGATATAAGAAATGGACTCCGAACTTCAAATAACTTGATTAAAGATTCATTTGAAAAAGCTATAGTTGAACTAATGGAGAAATTGAAAGTCTTTGTTGATTACGAAAAAATTGAAAAGGTTATAAGTCATAATTCATTAAATGGTTGGACATTGACAGGTGATATTTCCGCAGAATTTTATTTTAATGAGGATAATTTATTATTATCATCATTGGATCTTGATGCTTTATTTAAATCTTACTATGAAAATGATGGATATAGAGAATTAGAAAATTTAAAAAAGTATTTATTAAAAGATGAATTCTCAAAGTGGAATCACCTATTGACCATTTCTTTTGATCTTTATCATACTGAGAAATATAGAATTTCAATTCCTGCTTTAATTGCAATTGTTGAAGGTGAAATGAGCGAACTCATGAACTCTCATAAGTTCGGAAAGTACTTATTCAATGATTTCGAAAAACAAATTGATGAAAAAGATAAATTTTTGGCGTTTGCATCTTATTCAATGTACATCTTTTTAAAGGATGTTCTTTTTAAAAAACATAAATTTGAAGCTGAAAGGAAAGAAATAATTAATCGAAACTGGGTATTACATGGTAGAGATGAGCCAAAACAATGGACAAAAATTGATTTGCTTAGATTATGGAACACTATAGCTTCAATAAGATTCCTAAAAGAAATGAAATCAAATCATTAAATAAAACAACTCTTTTAATTAATGGAGGGCGGAAACAGATGATTAAGGCTTATACAGTCGGACATAGAATCCCTGAAGAGATCAAGGCATGTATTTCTGAATGGAATTACTGGAATTGGATTGTTACTGCAAATACACCGAAGAAAAATAAGGATGCTAAAGAGGTCATAAACAAAATTGAGCCTGATGCTGATAGAGTTGCAGTATTTAAGAACGGCGATGTTGACGTTTATGTTAGCTACATGTTTCCGATAAAGTGAGAAGGGTTAATCAAATAAATAACATGATTAATGCATACATACAAGGGGATTGAATTAATGACTTAAGATCAACTTCTTAAGAATGTTGAGTTAAGCAAGATCAAGTAGCAGAATTATTTAGATTTTATACAGTATATCACAGAAATTAACATGATGTACCTACAAAAAGATATAACACCCGATGAAGCTGTGTACGGGGTTCTTAAGTTATCAGAGAAGCTAAACAAAGTATCCGGAAAAGATCTTTAAATAAACTCTTTGATTGGAGATGGCTCTAAATGAATAAATGGATCAAGTTTGATTACGATGATGGAGCGGAGGTTTTTTATAAGATTAATGCTCCTGACGAAAACGGAGAAATTAAGATTGATTTGAAAGTGGAACACTCAGAAGGAGATGTAAAAGAATTTGAGCTATACGACGATGAATTAGAGCAAGTATACAATCAACTCCAAGAAATGAAAAGAAATATGCAGTCTTGATAAAAGAAGCATTTTAACATAACAGGCAGCGGAAGAAGAGAGGTTAAATACTCTTCTTCATCCCGCAGCGGCGACATTCACGCAAGAATATGCCGTCCTTAACTGAGCTTTTAAACAAGGTATTGTCACAATTATCACATCGGCCATGATGAGCATCTGGATACTCTTTGTAGTCGTAGACAATTGAAGTATCATATCCCTTTGTTTCAAACTCTTTCTCCATGAAAATCACCTTCATAAATAAAGTCAACTTTATAAGAATAACAAATTTCGAAATCCAAATACAGATCAATATCAAAGAAATGAGGAGACAAAATGAAACTGCCCAAAGTCAAAATTGATATCGAATGGAATGAGCTTAACAGTGATAAAAGAATTAAAGACATCGAAGGTTTGATGGAAGTAAACAAATTAAACAACAATGATTTCAGCTACTTTTTTGAATTGCATGAAGATGAAAATGCTGTAGTGTTTGTGAATGTTTCAGGGTATGACCTTGAGGAAGAAGATATTGAAAGTGGCATCGGAAGAGTTTTTCAAACTGAAACAGCAATTATTATCAAAAAAGCGGACAATGTAAAGCTAATCAATGAACTACGCTTTCGCGGCGACTATAATGGAGATATGCTTAATAAATTGAACAATTTATTAAAAGATAAACCTGTTTGGACAATAAATGATTTTGAAAAAGCTGGTGTAAAATTAAATGTTCACGGCTGTGATCCTTTTGGATATTCTTGGTACGATTACATCGATGAAGAATAAAGCATTACCGTTTAAATCCTAATTAAAAGTATAAACAAAACATAAATCAGACATAACAGCAGCCGACAATGATTACGGCCAATTTAATCGAATTAAACAAATTAAAAATAATTACATGAGGTGATTGAGATTGACTATTGAAAATTGGAAAGACAATTTGATCTTTATTGGTGTTTTAAGTCTAGGACTAACAGTGTTTGTATTATCTCTTGCATATTTTGGTCATTAATCCTTTCCTATGTTGTATAATGTTAATAAGGAGAATACATAAGATTGTGTTTGTATTATTGGTTAGAAGGGGAGTCAAATGGTTAAAAATCTGAAAGCTGAATTGGAAAGGTTTAATGTTACATTGAAAGATCAAGACAACAGCGTCTTGTGTGAAATGGAACTGAATATTAGAAATCGGGAGGAGACTATGACGAAAATTAGAGAACTCACTGAGTTGTATATGAAATCTATTGAGGGTGTTACTGCAATTACAGAAACAGTTCATGGCTTAAACTCTGGGCTAGAAATAGAAGAAACAGTGACAAAAATTTAAAAAATGATGAGGAGGAACAAATTATGATTTATGGATATGTCCGAAAGAGTTCAGAGATACAGAAACCTATGCTGCTTAAAAATATTGAAGAACTTAATCAAGCAGGCGCAGAAAAAGTTTATTGCGAAATTGCTTCTGAAAGCAGCGAGGAAAAGCAAGCCCTCAATGAACTTATAGCCGGCTTAAAAAGTGGTGATGAGGTTTATTTACTGGGTTTCAATCATCTCTCTAGAAATGAAAGTGAAGTGAAATCAATTTTGGAAGAGATTAAAGCAAGGGGCGCGGAAACTAAAGTATTGACTAAATAAAGACTGATGAAGATGATATGGTCGAGGATTTCTAAATAAAAACATCGTTTTAATTGAATTATGAATTAGAGAAAGGACAGCATATGCAAAAGAATCCTGTAAGGCAACATACAATTCCAAAAACATATTTAAAACATTTCTCTAAAGATCAAAAGACTATTTATCTATATGATAAAGAAAAATATGAGATTAGAGAGCAAAGTATAGCTAGCGTTTCCATTGTTAAAGACATATATACAGTTATTAATAAGGAAAATGAACAAAAGCTATATGATTTAGAACACCTATTGGCTGATGAAATTGAACCAGTTTACAACCCTACTTTATCATTTGTTGAAGAAAATAAGTATGTTGTTGATAAGAGACAGCTCGCATATTTTATTACTGCTCAATATTTAAGAAGCCCACGAGCCAAGAAACAAATATTAAAAGAAATCCAAAATGCTATAATTACTGGGGAATCAGGAGAAATATTTAACGAAAGAGATTTAAGAATATTTAAATCTGAAATTATTCAAGACAATGGAAAGAAAATAAATTTTAAGGAATTTGTTAAAAAAAGAGAAGAAGGCTTCTCAATAGATACGGAAATTGATGATAGTTGTTATGGGCAATATTTTGTCAACACTATAATTGGAATGTCAGAATCAATAGCAAAACAGAATTGGGCATTTATCAAACCTCCGATGAAGAGGAATTTTTTAACTAGCGATAACCCATATATTTCAGTAAAAGACTTTGAGGATTCTATTGGCTGGTTGAAAGGTGATATCTTTATTTTAAGCAAGAGCCTTGCTCTTGTCATTGGAGACCTTGAGGGATGGTATGATCTGGATTTAAAAGATGTTAAAATGATAAATGTTCATACAGTTAAGAACTCGGATCGTTTTGTATTTTCACATTCAAAGGATCTGTTAAACCGATTTATTAAATAATTAAATGAATTAGGACATTCCCATCTTTAAAATACAACTTCTTTTTGGGTGATTGGATGAAGAAATCATTATTAAAAAATGTTAAAACTTTAGCTACATTTAGTGATTGTTTTGAAGTTAAAGCAACAACTGAAGAGACAATATCAAGCTTAGTGAAAAGAGTGCCATTCTTTGATACATGTATCTTTTTGTCTAAAATGTCAACGGACGAAATGGATGAAGAAGTTTTCAAAACAGTACTCGTACAAACCCTTCTAAATAAAAGGATAAGGTTTAAAGAAGATGCGATAATTCCCAATAAATTGTTTTCCCAGCAAACAATATTACAATTTTGGAAGTATCTAATTACATATGGAAATCCAGATAATGACAACAAACTGAACGGTGAGGAATTTGCTTTTTTGATAGGGTATATATCATTAATGATTAATGATACTCTTTGGTTAGAGAAAATTTCAGAATTAAAATCACAGGTGTTTAGTAATGGGATATTTAGTAGTGGTTACGATTTTGATGACTTTGCTGCTGCTATAGCGAGAACGGATTATGTGTATACAACTATTGCACAAGAAAAAAGCTTTTTTAATAAAAACGATTACATGGATATTAACAAAGATTTTTTTAATAAATATGGATATAGTATTAAGGACTATATAGCAGTATGGTTTGGGCTAATCACAGGTTTTATAAACCCTAATGGAAACGCAGACCATTGGTCTATGAAGCGTGATTTTTTTCAAAAAACAAATCTTTACTCTACAGCAAAAACCATATTAATGGAAGAAGGACAAAAAATTGATCATTATATTAACTTTTGTAAAACTAGTTTAAAAAAGCCAATAGATTTTTCTGGTTTTATCTCTAAACCACTGTTATTTATAAATGATGAATATTTTTTACCGATAAGTCTTTATTTAATAAAAAAAGAATTTTTCAAACGCTTATTCTATAAGGTAAAAGATGTTTATCCAAGAGAAAACAATAAGTTTTTATCTTTTTTCGGACTACCTTTTGAGGTTTATGCGCAAAATTTACTTAAAGAATCTTTAAGTAAAAAATTAAAATACAAATTCACTAAGGATTTCAAATATGGAAAAAATAATAAGTCCCCAGATATAATGATTCGCCTTGGAAATAGGTTAATTGTAATTGAAGTGAAAAGTTTTAGACTATCTTTTAGTACAGTTTTCGAGCCTGATACTAAACCTGTTGAGGATGAAATAGAAAAATTTGTAGTAAAACCTTTGCGGCAGGCATGCAAAAGGGTAAAAGAAATGATCGACCTTAATGTTGAATTTTTAAATAATGTGGAAAAAGTGGATTTTATTATAGTAGGTAATGGGGTCATACCTATCATGCAGGAGCATAAAGATATTATAAGTAGAGACATTAAAGAGGATTTTAATAACCTCCCTGTAAATGTTACCTCTTATAACTACTTAAGTATTGAGGAATTTGAATATTTTTGTAGTCTGATGGAAAAAAACAAACCTGTTTTTAAAGTGTTAGAGAGATATTTAACGAATGGCGAATTGTTTGAGAATTTTTTGAACTTTTTAAAACACAATTCTTATAGAGTAAAAAGACCAAAAAAATTAAACGAATTATATAAATTAACCATGGAAGAAATAAGAGACAATTTCTTTAATTAATTTGGAGGTGTTCTATGAGAGACGGTGAGCGAATTAACAGAATAGCAGGGTTGATTACTCAAATCTGGGAGCGACAGCACGACAAAAGCTTTCTGCAGCTTATTGAGACATTGAAAAGTGAGTATAACAGTCAGCAAACTATATTAAAGAAAGAAACGGATCTCAATGACCTTAATAATGATGAAGAGTTCGAAAAGTTTCTTAGAGAGCACTTAAATATCTTAATGAAAAAAGAAAATTGAAGATATTATATAACCTGTAATGCGCAGGGGAGAGTGATCTTCTGTGCATTTAAAAATTATAAACAAATTAAAAATAATAATTGACCGAAAGTGGGCGCCATGATATTATGAATGTATATTAAAAGGGGAAACGTGGTGAAAGAATTGGAGTTGAAAAGGTTATTAAAGAACAAATGCGAAGAAGAGCGAGGACTCGAAAAAGAACTCGCTAGTGTAGCTGGATATTCTAATTCATCTGGGTTTCATCAGTTTATTTTTAACGATAAAAAAGAAATGGATAACATCCAAGGCTTAATAGATGTTGTTCAAAGGGTCTCCCCTGATAATGAATTTGAATTAATGAGTGAATACATATTGACTTTAGATCCCAATAAGTCTGCTGCAAGACAAGGATTAGAATATTTAAGTGTAAATCAGCTAAACGATGCTTTAGATACTCATATCGAGAACTTAAGAGCTGCTAAAAATGCAATCAGTAAGGAATGGAGAAAGGTATACTCTCTCCAAAGAGAACTCGACTGCGGAAAGATAAGCATCGAAGAGTGCATAAGGATTCTGGGAGAAATTAATCCTAAATCACCTGAAATGAAGGTTTATTCAAGGTTAATTCCTATGTATTCCATTCTTGCTTCAAGGCAGTTTACCAGGCTTAAAGATATGAGTGAGAACGTCGTCTTAGACGTTATCAGGAACGAGAATTATGTTTATTATTCATTTAAAAGTAGATATATGCTGTTGTTAGCTAACTGTTTTTTTGGAACTAATGAACTTGAAAAAGCACGGGAGTATGCCAAATATGGAATGGAAAACTCAAATGTAAAAAGAATTAATTTTTTCTCGTTTCTTACCTATGGGAGTTCTTTAATGATGACTGATTATGAGAAATCTAAAAGTTGTTTTTTAAAAGGATTAGAACTTGTAAAAGGGGATGCATTTTATGAGCGATTTGCTATTAGGAACCTTTGTTTTTTAGAGAATTTATGGAATAAAGAAAACAAATATTTAAATGTAGACTCTAAGGAAATCATAGATAGACAAGAGGTTATTCATTATCTTATCAGAAAAGGGGATATTGGACAGGCCAAAAAAATGCTTTCTAAATTAGAGGTTTTAGAGCAAGACGCTAATGAAATGGGATTGCATTATTATTACAAAGGACTTGTTGAACATTCTAAAGATTATTTCTTAAAATCAGTTAAGTATTTTAAAATGAGCGGTGATAAATTCTCTTGTAGACTGCCTTTAATGGAGTTGGAGAAATTGGGAGTAGACAAAGAAATTTTAGAGATAATGGTAATGTAATTCGATATCCTTGAAAGGAGGTGATAGTATGAAGAAATTATTGATCGGAATCTTTGTTTCAGCTACTCTTCTGGCAGTAGGATACGTTGCTTCCCAAGTTAACAACAGCGGCTATTCTATTGCAGGGTTTACGGTTGGAGCATAAAGTTAAATAAAAGCACTTTATACATAACTGGACGTTTGACACTTTAGTCAAGCGTCTTTTCCATTTTCTTAGAATTTTTATTAAAATTCAAGTTCTCCATTTCAGTAAAATCATAAGTCATGCAGCACATTCAAAAAATCCAAAAAGAATGTGCTATTTGCCGTGGAAAAATAATCTAAAAGGGTTTACAAAGCTTCTTATATCAATTAAAATGATAATATATTAATAAATAGTTTAGTTAGAGAGGGGTTCAGATTATGATTCCATGCGGCCAACAAAGCAATAACACAATTGAGTACTTCAAACAAGCATATGAAAATAAATTAAGAAAGTATGGAGAAAAATGGATTTTTGATGTTGATCATGAAAAAGAGCAGCTAGATAAAGAAAAGAGAAAAAATATTAGAAAAGAACTCACAAAAGGTTATTTGGCGCTACTGAGTGCACAAATAGGGGAAAATAGATGAGAAATATAAAAAACAAATTAAAAGCAGATAATGATTATGGAGAGATTATAAAAACATTTCAAGACGAAAGGCTACATATTAGACATCAATTATTACGATCCAACAGCTCAATGGAGTTGTTTAGAGCGAAATTAAGAATAGATGAATTTTTTAAACAAATAAACGAATCGATTAAAATAATTAGAATAACTTGTAGTGATCTATTTGAAAAGAAAGAAAAGAATAAAGAAGTTCTAAAATTTTTATTAGACATAAAAGAAGACGCATTGAACGAATTTGGAGTTTTCCTATCTAAATAAAAACAAATTAAAAATATAAATCGAATACATAATATAGCTTATAAAAAGGGGGATTTACGGATAATGGGTGCTCAAGTTAAATCTATCCGGGAATACTCGGTCTTTAATGATATTTTAACTTATTTAAGAGAGAAAGACACCGAAAGCTTGGCCGGAAACGTTAAAGGATTTGACAGAAAACAAAAGAAAAAATCCAAGTACGGACTTCAATCAAACACAGCAATAAATTATTTAGGTGACATAAAGCAGTTCTTTAGATTTTATTGTAAAACTGAAATTGAATTTTTAAAAGAGGAGCATCTGTCTTTTAAAAGGTCAGATGTTTTGGCATTTAAACACCATCTTGCACAGAAGGGATTAGCTAACACAACAATTAATCGAAAGATCGCAGCATTGAAATCGCTTCACTCGGAGCTCAAGAGACTGTATCCTGAATTTGTTGACGATGATGCTTTCTATAAAATTAAAAGAAGTCCTGAAATAAAGAGAACTAGGGCAAACACTTCCCAAATTCAAGCAGAGATGATCTGTGAAAATATGTTCATATATGAAAAGCAAAAACCACTTTTGAAAAAATTGTTCGGAGGTTTTTTGCTTAGATCATCTTTCAGAATATCGGCTGCCCTGGACGTTAGATGGTGTGATTTTGAGGTTTCTTCTGAAAACCCGGATTGGTTTATTGTTACGGTCATTGACAAGGGAGCGAAATTGCGTACTACAGGTATACACAGAGTGTTTTATGAACAGTTACTTGCATTAAAGAGTGAAGAAACAAAAGACACTGACAGAGTGTTTGAAGGACTTTCAGAAGACGCTTTTAGAGAATCACTAAAGCGTGCATTGAAAAGACTTGGAATACCTGAAGAAAAAGGTATAGTACCTCATTCATTTAGAGGAGTGGGAATAACTGAAGTATTTGAGGCGACAGGGAAAGATTATAGAGCTGCAATGAAGCAAGCAGACCACAGCAGATTCGACACAACACTACGTTATTTAAATGATAATAAAGACATTTCACAGACTGCAGGTATTATAATGGATGAAGAATTAGATGTATCCATTTTGAAAGACATTACAAAAGAAGAATTCTTACGTTTTTTTGAGCAGTGTGATAAACAAACGTTAAGAAAGGCATTACATTTTTTCGCGGTTAAACCATTATAATCTTGATTAAAAAAAGGCGATCTGCTACATTTAATTTAGATTAAATGAGGTGATGTAATGAATTCTCCAATCATTTTTGATGCGGAAGCAGATAAAAAATTAATGGATGGGTTACTTGATGTTAAATTAAAAATACAACACGATAATAAATTAATGATTTCTTTTAGAAATTTGATGGCTAAAGATAAATTTCAGCCTGGGAAAACGCAGGAGCTTTTTAAACAATTGAGTAACCCAAATGCTGTTTTTACAACAATTGAAAAATATTTTCTTGCAAAAAATTTGTATACTTTAACAAGAGATGAAACAATTTCACCTGAAAATTATTTTCCCCCTAACCGTATTAAAGAGATGGAATTAAATTGGGAGGGTTATGAGAGTGAAGAGGTTTCATTTCCCTATACATTTACAGATGTAACAAAGGTTTCAGAAGATAATTTTATTTTTCTTGTTAAAGCAAGTGAACTGCATAAACTATATGAATCACAGCTATTGCGCTATAATCCAAAAGCTCAGAGAACAGATAAAACACTTTATATCGAAGAGATTGAAGATGAAATACCAGTTCCTGATCTCGTTGATGCTTCCGTTGAAGCAATTGCAAAATTAGTGGAACAAAATGATTTAAATAAATCGGTATTGACTTTCAATGCCTTATTAGGCAGCTCAGAAGAGGGAATTGAACTGTTATTCGATCCGGAAGAAAGAAAATTAACTGTCACTAAAGGAACGCAATTGGATGTGATTGATGGATGGCACAGATTGAACGGTATAAATAGAGCATTCAGAAGGAATCCAAGCGTTAACGATTTTTATTTGAAAGTTGATTTGTATAACTATACAATGAAAAAAGCGAGAAAACATTTTGGACAACAAAACACCATCAATCCTGTGGCAAAATCTAAAGTTGCAGAAATGAGTGAGAATGATTATCTGTCAACTATTATTAATTTTATTAGAGATAACAGTGATATAGGTGAGTACATTAAAGTAAATAGTGATGAAATTTTTAGAAATGAAAAATTCGTCATTACATTCCAAAGGTTTATTACAGGTTTAAAAATGGTTCTCAATTCTTTAAATTACAAAGTGGATAATCTAGCTGAGGCAAGAAAGTTGGGCATGTATCTTACGGAAGTGTTCAATACTGTTTTTAGTTCATACATCGATGATTTTACAAATCATTCATTTGGTAAAGAGAGAAGAAGTCTAATCACCGCGTCTCCTATTATAATAGGCATTTTAGCATTAGGAGTAAAAATGAAACAGAAATCAAAATCTGCCGAGGAAATCGATAAGGCACTTTTGAATGTGGATTTTTCCATGGATAACGACCTATGGAAAAGTCTAAAAGTATTAAATAATAAAAAGCATGTTCAGTTTAGGTATGGCTTAAAACATGTGATTGATTACTTTTCCAAGTTAGATGTCTAAGTTTAGAGGTGCTTATAATGAAATTATATAATGAGGATATAAAGAATAAATTTTTAGAAATAGTCAATGAGAAAGAGGTGCCTCAAATCCTTTCTATATTTAGAAGAGGAGCAGAGGTTGAAAAATTTTTAAAGAAAGATCTTTATGATTTTAACTCTAATGAAATCCTTGATTATTTGACACTCTTGAATAGATCTACAACTTCATCTTTATTGAGCTGCTGGTCACACATTACAAAGTATATTGATTGGGCGATTTATCAAAAAATAACTAAAGGCACTACAAACTTGTCTAGAGATTTGACAATTGAAGATGTTAAAAATTGTATTGACGAAGGAAAAAAACTTTATATTACTGCTAATGAATTTGAAGGGATTATTGACACTTTAGTTAATCATAGGGATAGAGCTATGTTTATGCTGCTGTTTGATGGAGTTCAGGGACATAGATGTAGTGAAATACGTAATTTAAAAAAACCCGATGTTCTAAAAGCAAAAGAAAACGGAAACATCCTAACTGTGCATGATGATAAATATGGATCAAGGGAGATCAAGGTCAGCGATGAATGTATAAATGAATGCCTTCTTGCAGCAGATGAAAACAAATATCATAACAAGAATGGAGCTTCAGAATCATCAAAAGGGAGTATGTTTACATTAGCGGATAATGAATATGTTATTCGGAATAAAAAAACAAGTACCCAAAAAGACTTAGAGAGATCTTCTTTTAATGTTGTTGTTTATACGATGAGGACTGTATTGGCCCCAGAAGTTAATGATTACCCTTTCTTAAATCCGACAAGGATAAATAGATCTGGTGTTTTGTATGAAGGCTATAAAATATATAAGGAAAAGGGTAAATTAGAGAAAAAGGATTATGAGCAGATCATCAACAAAAGAAGTGAACGGTATGATGACTTATCTAAAAAAATTTATAGCATCAAACAGTATGTAAATGAAGAAGAGATTAAAAAGTATTACGCTAAAGAACTTGGAATTAAAGACGGCATTAAAATGCGTTAATGAAATGAGCGCCCAGAGTAGGGGTGCTTTTTTATTTTACTAAAAATCAGATTTGAAAATTCAATAAAATTTTGAGTAAATTTATCGGAGAAATCCATTCAAATGAGTCTATTCGACATAATGAGACAAAAATAGCTATTCTCTTAAGAATTGACATATAGTAACATAGTCATACGGAACGAAGAGATGTTGGTGAGTCTAATGAGTCATAAGTCCTTTTTATTTAGGATATACTTTCAGAATATTATAAATAAGGTCTTTTAGCCTAGTGATTTGAGGATATAAAAATACCTCTAGAAATGTTTAGCAAAAAGAGGTATAATAAACTCACGAACAAAACAGAACAAGTGTTCTGTTCCAGAAATTCATTATATAGGGGAAATGATAATGGCACAACAAAAATATCTAAACAATTGCTTACTACAGATTGACACTTTCATTGAGAATTCAGCAGACTCTGTGAAATCTTCAAAAAACAAAGCTGAATTTTTACTTGAGAAATTGCAAGAGGCTTACAAAATTGTTTTTATAAATATAGACGGGGAAGCTGAAGAGTTTGATATCTGTAACCTTGAGTATGAAGTTGAAGACACAGAAGAATGGGAAGACGGCTATATAGAGGATACAGATGCAGCATTGAATCAAATGATTAAAATTTAAAAGGACAACTGAAATGGATATATCAATTGATATTGCCTTAGATAACATTGAAATCAAATTGAAGAGCAAAAGTCTTTCGTCTAATAAGTTTTCGGCCGTGATAGTCCTTCATGACAAAACCGAGAGCAATTTGAAATTAACGATTACCACTGAAGATATAGTGAAGTTAAGAAATGAAATCAACGAGTTCATCTTCAAAATCAGATGACAGTCAATGTCAATAGGGATGGATGAAAGTAAATAAATTTAATGACTTTTCAAATCCCTATTGACTAAACATTTTCTGTATAATACAATGTAAACAAATTAAAAGTATAAAAAAGGTGGTGTTAAAGATAGAGATTGTTTTTCAAAAGATGAAGAAGATACTTGATTCACACAGTAGAGCACTACATGATATGAAACAAGGGGATTTCAGACGGGCAATCGGGGACTTGCATTTTGTTATCGAAAACGCCCAGGAAGCAACATACATACTGAATGAACTCATTGAGGAGAGGGAAGAGAATGATTGCAGCATACCCGACGAAAATTTTTATGAAAGATTACAATAAAATTAGCTTATTAAAAAGAATTAGAGAAAAAGAGGCAGTAGGATGGGAGTGCGCTCAACGTATTTCAAAAAGATGTGTAGAAACAGTACTACATAACTGCAATAAACGTACATATTCAAGTCGATTCGAATATTTTGTGGTAATGAAGAAGTCAAACACTAATTAAAAGTGTAATTGAAACATTGTTTTAAATAAAAGATGCATTTTAAACGAATTAAAAAGGGAGTATGATTCATGGAGGTTTTGCAACCAAGTCAATATTTCGAAATGGTTAAGTCGAAACAAAACAAAGTTACAGATGAAGTTCTTCAGCAATATTACGATAATTGTTTGGTGTTATTAAACAAATATAACAGAACTAACCAAGTTAAGGCAGCAAAAAAACTGATTTTTCATCTTGAAACAATTGAAAAAGAACGTGAAATTGTGAAGCTGGGAATCGATACTTTTATTTATAGAGATGATATCGAGGAATTCATAGACAATATTGCAAAAAACACTGTAAAGATCATTGAGCTTGAGAACTATGAACGAGAGATCCCTGATGACGTGATTCATAAATATGAAAAAGTAAGCGATAAATTCGACCGATTTTACGTTGTGTTTACTGACTATACAGGGAGGATCGAAAAACAGGTGGAGAAAGAAAGGCGGGATAAAGATCCAATTCTTTTTGGAACATTTCAAGATGAATCTAGTGGTACTTTAATTGAACGGTTTTATTACATAGGTGATTGGGAAGACGAGTATTGCGATTTAACTTTGGACAAAATGATTTCTGAAGTCAAGAGATCTAAGAACAAGGATATTTCAATAACAATCAGTACTCCTCAAGACATAAAGCAATTAAAAAATCAACTAAATAATATGGATGACAGCGTTGACGGGTTCAGAATAAATCGAGAACGTAAGCTACATAAACTACATAAACGTTCAAGTTGGTTAAAAAAGCTTTTTGGGAATAAGCAATGAAAAGAAACGTAGATCTTACGGACAACAGGGATTTTCAGAAAATTAAACAAAGCCCCTTGAACTTGTCAGTTTATAGAGTGCTGAAAAAATCAGTTTTTCCTTGGAGTACGGAAGCACGTGTAAAGAGCGGGGATTTATATCAATCAGAAATAATATTAACTGGGAATGCCATGCAAAGGAAGCAAAAGAGAGAATCTAATGCATTTGATTTGAGTTGCCAATGCTGCGGTAGAAAAGACTCTTTTTATCAGACAATTACAAAGTCGACTCTTTGCAAGGTGTGTGATGAATTGTTAGAAAATGATTCTTCCAATAAGTTTCCGTGGTCGGGATTTGAAAAATAATGTGAGACAGGTGATTATGTGTTCTACTTGGGGATTGCTTTATTCGCTTGGTTAGCAATTGGATTCCTAGCAGGAGTCAAAATGGTTTTTGTCGATCAAATCCTTGAAAGAGATCTGGTAAGGGAAGCTCAAAAAGAACTAGATCAGATGGATGCAGATGTGGCTGAGTTTTTCCTGGGAAACAAAAAGGCTTTTATCGCGGCCATGACTTTGTTGGGGGTTGTAGTGGTTGTTGTCCTGCTCAAAGAAAACATAAAGTCGTGGATGAAGAATTAGTTTCAAAATAATTAAAAGGGTGATTAGGATGTTTATTAAAAAACAAACCAAAAAGATGGTTATAGAAGTGTTTCATAATTCCTTGGATGAGATGTGGGAAACAATCAAGCGACTGGAACAAGAGGGGTGGTCTGGGAACACAAGAGTGAGCGTTGTAGGGATGCCTCTCTTTGAACTTAAATTGCGTAACGATGAGGAGGTAAAGAGGTTTAAAGAATTATATCAGACAACAAAAGTGCAAGAGCCTGAAGGAGACTCGCTCTTTGATGACTGTACATATGTTCTCTATACAATTCATGAACGGGAAATTAAATAAAATTGAAGTTTTAAAGGAAAGAGGAGGGGGATTGCAGTGAAACACAAAGTGTTAATAGAAGAGCTAAAATGGATGATCGAAAACAAAATCTCACAAACAAGTATAACAGATGGAACCAGGTACTATCGATTGAGCAGAGATCAGCTAGAAGAAATTATTGAAGCATTAAAGAGAAATTAAAATGAAAAGGAGATCTTTATGTTAACTAAAAAGGAAGTTGTTGTTTTTGATCCAGAAATTGCAAAGGTGGGGAATCTCATCAAAGTAGTTTGGTTTAAAGATAGATCAAACGAGATAAGGGATTATGGGATTATTTTAAAAAACAAGGGGGCGCTCTTGGTTTATGGGGTGGTTGATAGTGATGGAAAACTCAAAAGGATTGAGCTAGAAGCGCAGAAGGTTGCAAGGTCTTCAGTTGAAGTGAAGATAGGTAACTGGGATTTCTAATAAAAAGACTGTTTTAAAGAAAAGGGGGAGAGCACGTGAAGTTTAAAAATAAGAGCTGCGATGAGGTTCATGTTGAAATCAATGGGGAAAGAGTTGATGTAAATTCACTTGAAGAAGGCAGCGTAACTCTAGAAAGATATAAGAATACCAGGGCAAATTCTGATGGATTTGAAGCACTTTATCCCAAACTAAATGATGAAGCACTTATACATGCTGCTAAGAACCACATCAGAAATATCCCTATAAAGAGAAACCCGGTTACATATGAAGAGTCATTAGCCGCGTGTATTGCTCCAGAACTAATTAAACGATTGGAATTAAAATAAAAGGATTATTTTATCCAGAGAGGGGATGGAAGTATCGGTTACATCAAATACATATTCGAAACAGCCTGGTTCAACTTAGTATGGTTTAAATGGCATTTGAAAGCAGATATCAAAGTATTTGAGAATTGCAGATGGGAAGACTATGTAGAATCCAAGAGGAGGCACAATGATGAATTACAATCTTAATGATGAGACTCTTAAAGAGATTTTTGATTTTTATTTTGAGTCTCATGGACAGAAAGTGGAAGAAGTTCAGTTTCTTGAAAACCGTGTTCTTGTAAGAACTAAATCAAAAGTCAATAAGCGTATTGATATTCCTGAATTCATACATAAAAGACCGCACAGAACAAAATATGCGAAAGTGAAGGCACTGTTAGCTGTTAAATGATAAAGCGAAATAAGGAAAGGGTGAAAAGAATGGATTTAGTTGTCTTTAAAAGAGATGTTTTCTTTGAGGATGAACACAGGAACCGCATTTTCAAAAAGGGTAAGGAATATGAAATATTAAGCGAGGATAAAGAGTTCATATATGTCAATTCCAAGCCGAAAACAAACGAATGTTCACAAATCCCAAAAAAAGAAGAAGGTTTTATTTTTGAATACAAGTAATGTGGCCTTCACCAAAACAGGGGAAGGGAAGGTGGGGAAATGACAGAAGAAAAAGAGTTCACACGGCTAAAAAGAAAGACACAAAAACTCATTGAAAAATGCGACGAAAAAGGGATCGAGTTTAATGATATTGAAATTTCCACGATTTCAAGAGTTGGACATGCTGAAAGCATGAAAGATTTATCTTGGTTAGTTTTATATATGATGGAAGGTTTTTTTGAAAAATATAAGGTCAGGTAATGGCGCGGGTGCCGGAAAGGAGAATGAAAGATATGAAAAAGGGTTATCGAGTTTTTGATTCCCGAAACAACGCTTCATTTTTTGAAGGAACTGAATGGGAGTGTATGGATTTTATTCTAAAGAATTACCCAGGAGAAGATTTTGCACATGTTTTAATTGGGGAAAACGAGTTTTAAAAACACGTAATGCAGCGATAGATTAAATTAAAATCGTCATTTTAAACAAATTAAAAGATTACTTCATCGAGTGGGAGGAGGATTATATGGGTTTAGATGTAACACATGGCGCCTTCAGTGGGGCATACTCGCGTTTAATAATCTTAGAAGGTTTTTATTAAGATCAATTGGAGGTAGTTGGCCGCCTCACGATGATAAAAAATTAAAGGATGGCTATTGGTATTTTGGTGATGGTTATTCCACAAAAACGCATAAGGGGATAACTGCGTTTTTCGGTCATTCAGATTGTGATGGTGAAATTAGTCCTGAAATGTGTAAAATTGTTGCGGATGAATTAGAAGCCATCTTGCCATATGTAGAAGAGTTAGCGAAAAAAGAAATGTCTCATGGTCATATATTACGTGATGGTGGATACATAGTGTGTACAAAACAGTTTATTGCTGGCTGCAGACTAGCACATGAATTAAATGAACCATTGGAGTTTAGATAAAAGCATGTTTTTATCTGAAAGTAATTAAAAGGGGAAAATTAATGAAGGATATTCAATTTTTAAAGGAGCTGCAGGAAGAACTACGAACACAAGACACAGATTGCCAGGCAGCACCTCGTTTTTGGGCATTGATGGACTACAGGTGGAGAGAAACCACAGAGGGAGAACATGAAAGGGTAAGCATTTATTCTTCCGATGAAGCCGAATGTTATGAGTTAAGCGAATATGCTGAAGATATTCTCGATGATAAATACAACATGTACGCAGAGGAAATGCTTGAAGAGCTTAGAGAACTCTATGACCTGGATGATGAAAGCGAAATGCTGGAATGGATAGCTCAAAATGTTAATGATGAAACTTTTCCGATTTTTGAAATAGAAGAATCATTTATTGTTCCTAACACTATGTTTCTGACAAAAAAAGAAGCAAAAGAACATATCAAAAGAAATCGACACCATTACACTAAAAAGGTACATACATACGCTATGACAGCTTGGAGAGCACCAAAAGTTGAGCGCTTAATGAAAATATTAGAGACGTTTGATTGGGATTCAATTAAAACCAAATAAATATGGTTTTAGCTCAAATACTCAAGGCAGAGCCCACCGCATCTACAATACCAGCAAAATCAACAACTGTAGATACATTACTCATAAGTTCTAAAGAGTGGTTTGTCAAATACATAAAATCAGCCCCAGTTAAAAAATTTGTTGCTAAGATTAAGAATGTCAAAAAAGTGAATTTTAAAGCTGGTTTGTTTTGGGTGTAGGAGCAGCCTTGAATATTTGAGCTTGTACATAATGTACCATATTTTAATCAATTAGTCTAAATACCTCTTACGTTCTAGTTAAATAGTTATTTTATTGGAAAAGGTGAGATAGGGGAGGGTAGTATTGTTACCAAATCAACGATCAAAAGAACAAAGGATGCATGATTATATTACAGCCATACAACAGATTGAATGGATTTGCAACAGAGCACGTAGACACGGAGTAGATATGAATAATGTAACAGAGATAGAAGAAGCAGTAGACATGGCGTTGGGGAGAGATGAAGAAACTCAAAAGTGGATGAGAAAACAAAAACTAATTGAATAATGTATTAAATTTTCACTTAGGAAATGGAGGATGGATTGTAGCAAGAGGTTTATGTAATGGAGAGCATTAATCTCTCCAAGAATTAAATGAGGGGATACGAAGCTTGCCATTTTTAGTCTTAAAACGGTGCTTCACATTACATAATAAAGGCTTAATGAATACATAATCATCAGTTTCATATTCTATTTGCTTGATAGAATGGAAGTATTTGCGCTCATCGAATGGCATAAATTCCATGAATCCGGCAGCTAAACCGTCAGGATAACTTAGAAAAAACTTGATATCCTCCTTAGTGTATCCAGTAATAAGCACGTCAGTGTACTGATAATTTATAATCTTGATCCAGTTTACTGATCTATTGTTGATCTCGTAAGGGGAATTTGCTTTCTTAAGTACGATTCCTTCAAGATTCTTTTCTTTGGCCATTTCAAAATAAGCTTTGCCTTTACCTTGAATTCCTTCAACAGTGAAGACATTCGGATGGTTAAGGTTTAGCGATCTTAGGAATTCCTTGCGTTTAACAAGTGGCTCTGAAGCTATTGAAATTTCATTTAGTCTTATGACATCAAACACACAATAAACAATTTGATGAGAAGATTTGCTTGATTGAAAACGTTCCATAACAGATTCAAAATCGGGTAACCCATCTGAATTAGTAACGATAATTTCCCCATCTAAGACTGTCCCTTCGGGAATATCAATATCATGCAGCTCAGGGAATTTATTTGTGACTTCATTATTATGGCGCGTGTAGAGCTTAATCTTACCATCTTGCTTAGATAGGATGATTCGTATTCCATCAAATTTAAGCTCAGTAATGTAGTCTTCATCATCAAAGGGCTCTTTGGCTGAATCAAGCAGCATTGGAGCTATAAACAAAAAACCACCTCCATTTAAATATCTTATCTAAGGGGAGATGTTATTTAAAGTAAAATGCTGATGGTACTTAATGGATTAAAAGGAGGGATGTAATGCACCAAGCAACAGTGCAGCTCAAAGATGTGAAAGTATTGATTAGGGGAATCTGGACAAAGAAGAAATTCACTGAAATAGAGCGCGGCCAGACGTTTATGATAGAGGAAGATGGAGTTTTTAAGAAATACATAGCAAGAACAGAACCGTATTGGGATGAGGAATTTGAAGCTTTTGTTGTTGATGTGATGGATAAAAACAAATTGAGAAGAGGGATTAGATGAGAAGTAATGCTGTAATTAATGAATTGATTCAAGACCGATTATTCAACGGTTACAAGAAGAAGAAAATCACTCCAGATGAATGTTTTGAGTTTTTAGGGGATATTGTGGCCGATGAATTGGCTTTTGATAATGATGGGAAAGTGGTTAATCTTAAAAATTTTGCAGGAGAAATGAGTTTAGCATTACAGGTGGTTGAGAAGCTACAAAAAGATTATGGACTGAATTTTTATTTATCAAGAGAACACGATTTTATCGGTCTGGAAGATTGGTGTGCTTCTTTTGATGAGTATGAAGCTTGGGCAGAAAAGCCAGAGAAAGCAACATGCTTAGCGGCATTAAAAGCACTGAAAATTAGATAAAACAGAAATTTTATATAAATTAAAAGAAAATTTGTTGCGAAAAGGGTTTTGAGAGATATGAAAATTTTAAAACCGGAATTGCTAAAAGGAATAGGTGTTTTGATATTTTTTAACATCTTCTCAATATTAACGTTTTCTCATGGTGTTGATGAAGTTTACAGGTTAATTGGACTGTTCGTAACCAATGTTGGTTTGCCAATCGGATTTATTTCTATGTACGTGAAAGTATGGCGACCACAAATACAAGTAGCATTTGAAAAATGTGAACTTGATGAAGAGAACGAAAAGAGATTGATAAAGTATGCTGCATTACGAAATAAATTTATTAAAAGCTGAGGAGGTAGAGGGATGAGTGGCTTTAAATATGCAGTATTCGACACAGTCTGGAACGAAATGGAGTTTTACAAAGATGAAGAAGCAGCAGAACGAGATTACGAGAGAGGCAAAAAGGCCGTTTCGGAACGTAATACGGGCGAACCGGAGATAATTTATCTACTTGAGATCGTCAAAAAGGAGGAAGTCAAATAATGCAAAAGATCAAACGACTAATCTGCCAGCTGCTCGGGCGGAAAAAGAAGGAACAGAAAAAAGTGTTTGAATGGTGGAATTTGATATGAAGGGCATTCCGGCGCTGCTGTCGATCCTGCTGCTGGCCGGATACAGGGAAAAACAGATTGAACAATGGTTACAAGATGACGGGAGGTAAGGCGGAATGAGAGAGATTAAATTTCGAGGTAAACCGATTGAGGATTATGGCGATATTAAATGGTTTTATGGCGGCATCGACTTAAACCATGATGACAAATTAGCGTATATCAGTACGCCTTATAACGGTCATGTACCGGTAGAGTGGGAATCAATTGGGCAATACACCGGATTAAAGGACAAGAACGGCCGGGAGATTTACGAGGGGGATATTATTCATTGTGTTCACTGGTTCTTTGATGGAAACGAAATAGAAGAACACTTTACTGCTTCAGTCGGATTTCGGGATGGATCATTTACTTTGGAGAATATTAATAGCCGTTATTATTCAGATTATACAGCGGAAGAAAACGGGAAAGGTATTTGCTGGATCGGGGATATAAATTACTGCGAAGAAGATTATGAAGTCATCGGCGACGTATACCGAAATCCTGATCTATTGGAGGCGGCGGAATAATGCCAAGTACAGAGCAAATAAAACGCATGAATGACATTAATGATCTGATAAAGCTTATTGCGAGCATTGATAGACGGATTTTTTTCTGTAAGTTTACGGATCGGATAGCGTATTTCAGATTTAAAACAAAGCTGTTTTTCGTTGATGATTACACAGGAGAAGACGTTTATCCTTATCAATTAGGCTATGAAGCAAAAGGGTTTTCGCATGGCGGGAATATGTGGGAGTTGATCAATAGTTTTAGGCGCTTCATTATCACCGGGAAGCCGGGAGATTTGAGGGATTATAAAGAGATATGGGCTTACAGCAAGGAAGGCTGTATGAAAATTCGTCAGAAGGCAAAAGAAATAGGATTTATTACAACAACTGATTATCCTTATAGTTTGCGAGAATGGATGGAGGCGACGGAATGAGTTGCAGAGAGCGTGGGAATACAACTGATTCATTGTTTTGTAGTGAGGAATGTCGGACTTCTTATTTGAGTTACCTTAACGAAGCTGCAGAGCGGGCAATGGAGGAATGATTACTTAACTTCTGAATAAAAACAATCTTTTATAGGATTCATAAACCAATTAAAAATAAAAAAGGAGAAGTAATATGTCAGTAGAACAACTATGCGGAGGACAATGTACAGAAGAAACAATTGAATTGGTTAGAAAGCAATTACTGCAGCAACAAAATTCCTTACTCACTCAAAAAGCAAACATTGAGGCTAAGATTAGACGTCTGACAGATTTACTGCAATTAGAAAATGACAACCTTGAAAAGGTTAAATGTAAATTAGGAAAGATACAGTGTGAGCTTGAGGAACTGGATTGTTTAGAGAAAGCCTTGTATGAAGAGGAATTTTGATAGGAGAATAATAAAATTCCAAAGAAAGGATCTTTTTAGATCCTTTTTTCATTTAAACATCTTTGGAAATAAACATATATAAATGGATGTCAATATCCAAAAAAACAAAAAAATAGTTGTTTTTGGGTTGTTCGTATGTTAATTTATAGTAGTAATGTCAAAGGAGGGGATTGTTTGAATAAAAAGGTATTGATTACTCTTGCTTCAATGTCGCTCATTTTTACAGCACCAATTGCTCAGGCAAAAGGAGAAGAACTAGAAACGGAGATTAATCCAAAATCAAAGGAAGTAATGTTGGATTGGAATGATGTTGGGGATAGGTATGAAGTTTATTCTGAAGGTAAGCTGGTATGGAAGGGAACTGAGTCGAACTATATTCAAAAAGACTTGTCTCCGTCTAGTCCACAAAAATATGATATTGTAGCATATAAAGCTGGTAAGAAAGTGGACACGATTAATGTTGATACTAGGACATTGCCAGAAAAGCAAGCAGCGATTAAAAATGTCTCTGATGAAGAAGCGCCTAATCCATTACAGTCTGATGGGTACATAGACAGTACGATTAATGATAATGTGCTGACTTTAAAATTAAGAGGAAATGTCCAAGATGATTTTGATGGAAAACTTGAAGTATACAAAGATGAAAAACTCTTAGACGATGACGCTGAAGAGACATTCGTAGATGAAGATGTTAAACCTGGGGAAATTTATGTTTATAAATTTGTTGCTTTAGAAAAATTAAGTGAATCTGAAATTGAACAGGTGAACAAGGAGTTTGAAAAAAGAGGGGAAACAATCAGATTTGATCAAATGAAAGATTATTATTTTAGACCACATGAATACATTAAAGCGATTAAGATTCCTGAGCAGAATGAAAAAGTGAATAGCCTAGCTTGGGAACCTCCAGTTGGCCCACATCCCAACCAGACAGGTATAATGTATAGAACTTTTATTCCTGACAAACTTGTACCTGCTAAATCGATTTGGAGTGGGCTTGTTGGGAGTGATAAATTTGGTGGTGATAACAGATCTTTTAGTTTTTCGGGTGGATCTCATCGCACTCAAGTTGAGGCAGTAGCTAGATTTACATCAAGTGGATCAACAACATACTTTAGGAAGCATGTTGGTTTGACAAAATTATATGATAAAAACGGAAAATTCAAAAAACAAAAGCGAGCCTCGTCTAAGGATATCACTTTACAGCAAGGAAATAAAAACAAGAGCCAGAATTACTTTCTTATTAATCATAATGCCAAAGTAGCTTTTAATGATTTTGGTTGGGTTACTCCCGGTATAACTTATACTGTAGGCGTAGTAGTCTATAAAAATGGCCGGTTAACGGCAACCGGAAGCAGAGACCAGGCGCCAAGCCATGAAATGTACGCCTATATTCCGTATTCTGATGCAATGGTTCCGCTATTTAAAGCAAACAATAAGGGCTTTGAATATCTTGCGCCACCAATGCCTAATGCTCGTATAAATGTAAGCATATAAAACATTAAAAACGCACTGGCTTTTTAAGAGTCAGTGCGTTTCGTCTTTATAAAAGGTAAAATTAGGCTCATTAGTAAAGTGCTTATTGCTGTCATGCCTGCAATTAAAATTTCTTTTGATTGAAAATAGAGAATCGAGCTATTGACCAAGGTCGTTAATAATGCAACTAAGGTTACTCTAACTGAGAATTTTAAATTAATGAGCTTTAAAACGAAATAAAAGATGAAATACTCGATTAATGCCAATATTGGAATATAAGACAATACGATTGCTAAGTAATTGAAAGAACCAGTACTAATCCATAGATCAGCTTGACCAAGACGGTAAAGATTCAAATAAATCAAAGACAAAAAAGTAAAATGGAAGATAAAAAATCCTACAACAATCTTTTTGATTACATTCATAAAATATCCTTTCATTCCTTTTTATGAATATTATACGTGAATGTTCATCTTTAATAAAGACTGCAAAAGTCTCAGTGCCATTTTAATGCTCTTAAGGAAAAACTGCATCGACGATCCGTAAACAACTTAATTGAAGGAAGACAAAATCGCCTGATTAGTAAAAATGTGCAGAATATGTAGTATAATGGTCTTGTGATAAGTTAAGGAGGAAAGTCATGAGACCATTAGTTAAGTATTTATCCGTTTTAGGGGTAATTGTAGTATTAGGAGGGGGGATTATCATCTATAATGTCTTACATAATACTGACAAAGAATCTGCTGATGATAATGCTTCTTCTGAGAACACATCTGAAGAGAACTCAAATGATGTACAAAGTGTTTCTTCAAGCGAATCTGAAACAATCGGACAGGATGAAATTGGGATGACGCCTGATGAATTTGAACAGCGCTTTAATAAAGAAGCGAAGAAGCTTTTAGGCGAAAATGGTAAATCAATAAGTCTTGAATATAGTGATGGAGATAAATTGAATAATTTTTCTTATGAGTTTAATAATAATTTGATATTGGTAGGTGGATTTGAAAAGGATACTAATAAAATTGCAGAATTAATATTAGTGACAAAAGATGAATTAGAAGGCGACAACCTTAAAAGTTATCTTCAGGTTGTTGGGGTTATAGTGAAAGTATTTAATCCATATATGACAACGAATGAAATAACGAGTATGATATACAATAAATTGGACGTGAATAATGTAATAAATGAGCATGAAGTTAAATCATCCAAAGTTGAATCAGAAACTTATGGTAAATTAAGATATTCATTTAATTATTCTAGTGAAAAATTAGGTTTATTGTTTACGATATCAATTTCAAACAAATAAACTACGGAGAAGGAGAGCCGTGATAAGGTTGGGATTAAATTGGCTAATATCGAGCTGTGTGTTGCAGCTCGATTGTTTCAAATAAAACTGTCATTTTATCTAAAAAAATTTTTAATTTGCATTTACATAAACAAATTAAAAGGATATAATGTAATTATCCTATTGAGAGAGAGGTGAGAAAATGAAGATGTTAAAAGTTACAAACGATGCTTTAAATTACTACAGGAAAAACGTTAAGGGGAATAAAAACATAACAGAAGAACAGGCAAGAGCGAAACTTACACGAAATGTAAAACTGGTTCAAGCTGAAACACCGGAGCGTGTTCTAAGAATTGGGCTCTTTTCAAAGGTTTATATGTACCATGATCTCCATATAACGGTGAGGAATGGGAAGGTTATTAAAATTGCAAACCATAAGAGACCAAGATTTTCGAAGAAAAGATACATAGAATTATCGAAAGCTTTAGGCATCAAAGACATAAAGTATTACAGAAAGCATTGCATAGCCAGGTAGCGTACATAAACATGTTCTGAGGTAACTGATAAAATATTCTCTTGTTGAATTTGCCGAGATCGGTTTGAATAATCAGGTTTTTGGCAACGTCTATGTTGGATTTGATGTAGCCTTAGTAATTTCAAAATTTCTTGATTTTAAAAAACAAAATGCAAAAGCACATATTAAGAACTCGCATAACGGAGAGTATTTTGATTCATTTTTTATAATCTAATTAAAAATATACGCATAATAAAGGAGAGTTGCTGGATGGCAGAAAATCAAACAGTATTGCGTGAAGCAGAAAACAAAGTAGTTTTAGAAGGATTACTTCTAGAAGTGCGCCACAATGAATGGAAAAATGGAGAGGGGCTAAATATTGAATTAGACATTGAAACAGCTCCAAATGAAGTACATACAGTCACTGGAATGTCCAAGTATAAAAAAGAAGATGGATCAGACAATGGGATTGCTAAAGGCTACAAAACAATCATTAACGACTATAAGTCTGTAGCTACTCATGGCAAAGAAGAAGCTGACAGAGTTCGAGTAACACAAGGAAGAATTGGGTTGAATGAATATTTTGTCCAAGATAATTTAAAATCGTACCCGCAATTGTCAACTAATTTTGTTAACCGTTTAAAGTCGGATGAAGAATATAATCCGAGAGCAGAATTTGAAGTCGAATTATTTGTAAAAGGCGTTAAAGAAGAAAAAATTAAAGGCGAAGAAACGGGCAGAGTCCTATTGGAAGGGTACATCCCTCTGTATGGTGGAAAGATTATTCCTTTTACGTTTGCGGTTACAAAAGAGGGGTCTGATTACGTAGAGAACAATTATGAAAAAGGCAGCAGTGTAAAAGTATTTGGAAACATCATCAATTTCAAAGAAAAGAAGGTGACTCTTCAACAAGCTGCCTTTGGTAAAGACAAACAAAACATTACATATAATACAAAGCGCGAATTTTTAATTACAGGTGGCTTTGAGCCGTATGACGAAGACGATAAAGCAGCTTTTGACGCTGAAGCGATTAAAGCGGCATTGACTGAAAGAGAGCTTTACTTAGAGCAAATGAAGAATGACAGTAAGAAAAATAATAAAAACGAGAAGAAAACAGGTTTCGGAGGAAAAGCAAGCACAAGCGCTTCTAAATCGATTTCTAAAGATGGTCTACCATTTTAATAATTAATGACAATCGAGAAAACGTTAATAAATCAATTAAAAGGAGAAGTGTTTATGGCATTAGATATTTTTAACCCTCAGATTTCCGTAGTAGCAAAAGGACTTGAAGGTAAAGTTATTACGATATATGGATCTAACAACTTAGGAAAAACAAAACAGAGTACCAGAATGAAAAAACCACTTTACCTTCCATTTGAAAAAGGATTAAACGCAATTGCTGGAGTCCCTTTCATGCCGATTAATAGCTGGGGAGATTTCAAAAAAGTGAACAAGCAGCTTACAAAAAATCCTGAAAAGGCTAAAGAAGTTTATCAAACCATAATTGTTGATGAAGTAGATGCTTTTTCAAAGTATGCAACGAGATATGTATGTGACCAATATGATGTTGATCGAATTAAGGATGGGAACGATGGATTCGGTTTATGGAAAGAGTATGAAACGGAAGTCTGGGAGGAAATTAACAAGCTCTTAAATGTAGGATTCACTGTAGTCTTTATTGCTCACGCAACGGAAGATAAGGATGGAAAAATCATTCCTAAAGGGGATAAGCGAGTGCTTGCACCAGTCATCGATAATAGCGATATCGTCTTATTCCTGAGCTCAAATGGTGTGGATGAAGATAATAAAGTAATTAAATCTAGTGCTTGGTTAGCTGAAACTGAGAAGTTCTTTGCTCGAAGCCGTTTTGATTATATTGATACATATATTGAAGAGTTTACTGCTGAAAATCTAGAAAAGGCAGTTGTTGAAGCAATTAAACGACAAGAAGAAGCAGAGGGAATTCAAGCCGTTACATATGAAGAACAGAAACAAAAGAACTTATCAGAAAAACTAGACTATGATCAACTAATGGAGCAGATTATTGAAATTGGGTCAAAGCTAAACGAAGAAGGCAGACTTGAAGAAGTTAATGAAGTAACTGAAAAACATCTCGGACAAGGGGCTAGGGTGACTGAATGCACTAAAAAACAAACGGATATAATGTCTGTTATTTTAGACGATCTTAGAGACCTTCTTGAAAACTAAAGTGGGGGAGTTTATCTCCCTCTTTATTTAGAGGTGAGTATATGGCACGTCGTGTTAAATGTCCATACTGTGAAAATTATTTAGACAAGGATGATGCAATCCCTTATAAAAAAAGATATTATCACAAGCAATGTTTTGAAACATGGAAGATGGAAGCAGAACATCGGAAAGAGTTAATCAAATACATATGTGAACTATATAAAATAGAAGCTCCAACAGGGATGATGCTTAAGCAAATTAAAGAATTTCAAGAGGAGTATAAATATAAATTAAAAGGGATTGAATTAGCATTAAGGTACTTTCATGAAACCTTGGGTAATCCAGTTCGTGAAGGTGATGGTTTGGGAATAGTTCCATTCATTTATGAAGAAGCGAAAAAAGACTACCTGCAGAAAAAGGCCATTGAAGAATCAGTGAAAAGCGCAATAAATCAAAAACAGAGAGAGAGAATTGTTGTAATAAAAAAACAAAGCAGAAGAAATACAAAAATTGTTGATATATCTACTTTGTAGAAAGGGGAGTTCATTTGTTACAAGACAAGAAAGCAATTATTCAAGTGTTAGGCAGCATCTTAAAGGAACCTTCGCTTTTATCGGACAGCAACAAATACCAAATTACAGCAAGTGATTTCCCTGAACGTTTTCACTCAATTCTTTTCTTTGCGATGTATAACTTATTTCATCAAGGAACAGAAGTCATTAACGAAATTGAAATTGATGGATATCTTAGAGATTACGATATACAATACAAAATTTTCAATGAAAACAATGGACATGAGTATATCGAACAAATTCAAAAATTGGCTGTTGTTGAAAACTTTGATTACTACTACAACAGGTTGAAAAAATTTAGCCTTCTCAGAGAGATGGTCGGTCTAGGATTCAATATTGATGAGATATATGATGAATCAATAATTGATCCCAAAGATCAAGAAATAATGAAGGAAAAATTTGATAAGACATCAATTGAAGACATTCTCTCTTTTTATGAAATGAAAATCGTTGAAATTAAAGAAAAGTTCAGTACAAATTCTGAAAGTATCGGAATTCAAGGTGGGGAAGGAATAGACGAGCTTCTCAAGCGACTTGAAGAATCACCGGATATTGGGGTTCCAATGAATAGTGAGATGTTAACGTCTATTTTTCGTGGATCTAGGAAAAAGAAATTTTATTTAAGATCGAGTATGACTGGCGGAGGGAAAACCCGTAATATGGTGGCCGACGCTTGTAGGCTAAGTGCAGATCAACTTTATGATTTAAAAGAAAATAAATGGGTTAAAAATGATTTTCAGGAAAAGTCGGTAGTCATTTCAACTGAAATGATCTCTGAAGAACTGCAAAGTTTAGCTTTAGCTTATATCAGCGGGGTTGAGGAGAAAAATATACTGAGAAACACCACTACAGAGAGTGAAAAAGCGCGAGTAAAAAAAGCTGCAGAGGTGTTGAAAAAATCACCCATTTGGTTTGAGCATTTGCCTGATTTCAATATCAAAGAAATAGAAAGAACTATTGAAAAAAACGTCATAAGAAATGCAGTTGAATATGTTTATTTTGATTATATTCATTCATCTGTAACAATCTTCGCTGAAATGAGTAAGAAAAGCGGAGTTAATCTTAGAGAAGATCAAATACTATTGCTCATGTCAGATAAGCTGAAGGCGCTTTGCAACAAATACGATATCTATATGATGAGTGCAACACAGTTAAATGGTGAGTGGAAAGACGCTTGGCTAAGAGGGCTTCAAATTGATGCTACATATTTAAGAGGCAGTAAAGCGATTGCAGATAAAACTGATGCTGCAATGATTGTTTTGCCATTAAGCAAGAAAGAAAAAGAAGCGGTTGATGTTATTTTGAAATCTGGATTTTATCCGGAGCCAAACTTCGTAACTCATGTATTTAAAAATAGAGGGAACGAGCATGATAAAGTTAAAGTCTTTTCACATATCAACATGGGGAACATGAGAATAAAAGATTGCTTTGTTACTAATGTTGATAATGAATTGATTCAAATTGAAAAATTAATTATTAAAGCAGGGTAGCGGGGTGTAAAGCCCTTTGAGATACGACAAAGATCAAGTTAAAGAAAGTTTATCAATTGAAGACATGCATAAGATTTTAAGGGAACTTGGCAGCGAAACATATCAAACTGATAGCAACGGAAATCCAATCTATAGAACGGTATGTCACAATAACACAAACGGGAGTTTTAAACTTTATTACTATCATGAGGCACAAAAGTTTCACTGTTATACCGAATGTGGCGATACTTTTGATATTTATGAACTGATTATCCGATCTAAAAAACAGCAAGGCGTTTCCCTAACGTTTACACAAGCGATTGAGTTTGTGGTTAAAGTATCAGGGAAAAGCTTTGGATTTGGTTTTCTATCTTCAACTCCAAAGGAACACATAATAGATGATTGGGATTGGATTACTAAATTTAAAACACGGAAAAAAATTGATACTACGCTGCCAGCCTATAGTGAGACAGTTCTAGATGTTTTTATGAAATACCCTCATGAAGCGTGGCTAAACGAAGGAATTAGTTATGAAACCATAATGGAATTCGAGATCGGATATTATTTTCGAAATCGAGAGGAAGGGATAGCAATTCCTCACAGAGACATTAATGGGAGATTAATTGGCATACGTAGGCGTTCAATGATCCAAGAAGACATTGAGAATGGCAGAAAGTATATGCCGTTAACCGTCGGGAATACGATGTATAATCACCAAACAATGATGAACCTTTATGGATTACATAAAACAAAAAAAGCAATTAAACGCTTGAAAAAGGCGATGATTTTCGAATCAGAAAAATCAGTTTTAAAATGTCAAGATTTCTATGGGGATTTAAATTTTACCTGTGCTGTTTGTTCAAATAATATTTCAAATTTCCATAGAGACATTCTTCTTTCCTTGGATGTGCAAGAAGTGTTTATTGCTTTAGATAGATTTAGAGGGATTAAGGAAGGTGAAAGCAACGAAAAGTACAAAGAAAACCTAAAAAATTATGAAGAAAAAATATTGAATTTAGCAGCAAAATTTTCGCCATTTATGCGTGTATATGTTCTTTGGGATACTAAAGGGTTACTTGATTATAAAGACAGCCCAGCAGACAAAGGAAAAGAAATTCTAGAGGAGTTGATGAGAAATAAAATTGAAATTGGAACAAGAGAAGGTGAATAGTTTTTGAAATATAATTTAATTGGTAATAATGATTTTTGTTTTTCTCCTCTAAAAACCATACTAAAGAACAGAGGGATTGAAGACGTTGAAAGCTTTTTAAATTTATCAGAGGACGTAGTCAATCATTATTCTGACTTAGAAAATATTGATGAAGCAGCAGAATGCCTAATAAAGCACCTCAGAAACCAGGCTAGAATTTTTATTCAGGTGGATAGCGATGTTGATGGAGTTACTTCAAGCTCTATTATTATTAACTACATAAAGAGACTCTTCCCCGAAGCTAATGTTGAATGGAGAATACATGAAGGGAAACAGCACGGGATAATTTTAGAAACTATTCCTGAAGGCGTTGATCTTGTATTAATACCCGATGCAGGCTCTAATCAATATGAAGAGCATTATGTCCTTAGACAAAAAGGGATTGATGTTATAGTAATTGATCACCATGAATGTGATAAGGAGTCCGAAAATGCTATCGTGGTAAATAATCAGCTTTCGCCAAAGTATAAAAATAAAGCTTTAACTGGAGCGGGAATGGCTTATAAGCTGTGCCAAGCCTTAGATGATAAACTTGGGAAAAATGAAGCAAAACGATTTATAGATCTTGTGTCTGTCGGGAACATTGCGGATTCGGCAGACTCAAGGGAGCCAGAGACACGATACTATATGAATCAAGGGCTCAAAAAGGTAAGGAATCCTTTGATTAGAGAGCTCTTCATAAAACAAGAATACTCAACCAAAGGGAAAAAGAACATACAGAGCACACAGTTCTATATCAATCCATTAATTAATGCAGCTATTCGAATAGGTTCCCAAGAAGAGAAGCATCAGATGATGAGATCGCTGCTTGAATCTAATGAAGAAGTATACTACAAAAAGCGAGGAAAAGATGAGGGCGAACTGGTATCGATTCATTGGGATACAGCAAGAATACTGGGGAATATTAAGCAACGCCAAAAAAAATTAGTTGACAGTGCGGTATTGGAAATCGAGAAGCGGATTGAAGAAAAAGGACTTTTAAAAAATAAGGTCTTGATAGTTTATATTGAAGGTATCTTAGACAAGAACTTGGCTGGACTTGTTGCGAACCAATTAGCAAGTGAATACAAGAGACCAGTTTTATTGGCTAGGGAACTTGAAGATGGAACTCTAGGGGGATCAGGAAGGGGATACGACAAAGGGGCAGTAAAAAATTTCAAACGGCTTTTAGAGGAAACAGGTAAATTCGAGTTTGTAGAGGGACATGCTGAGGCATTTGGATTCAGCATTGCACCAGAGAATTTAATCCAGGTCAATGATATTCTAAATCATAAATTAAAAGATATTGTGATTAATCAAAATGAATATGAAGTTGACTTTGAGATCGCTGCGAGCAATCTCACTAAACGATTTATAAAGCTAATTAATAGTTACCAAGACTATTGGGGATATAAAGTCGAAGAACCGCTACTTGCCATTACCGATATTGAAATAAATAAAGAGGATATTTGTCATATTGGCAAAAAAACAAAAAACACTGTCAAGTTCAAGGTTGGCGGTATTGAGTACATAAGATTTAAAAGCGATGAAGAATTCTATGAATCTCTCGTTAATAGAGGAGATCGATTGGTTCTTACTGTAATCGGAAAAGCCAAAGTAAATGAATACAAGGGTAAAGAAACACCTCAGATTGAAATCGAAGAGATGGAGGTGGTAAAAACAAAGAAAAAAGCACTTGTTTTTTAGATAGGGGGGATTGCTGTGATTGGATGTCATTGTCATACATGTAAAAGTAACATCAGGCTGCTGGATTCCACAAATTCAGTTAAGGGCTTACTTGAAACTGCTTTGGAAATGAATTATAAAGGACTCGCTATTACAGACCATGAAGTTCTGTCAGCACATCTAGAAGCAATACAAACTGTTAGAAGCATGAAAAAAGAGGGGAAAATGCCTCAAGATTTTAAACTTATCCTTGGTAATGAAGCATATCTGGTTGATTCCTTAGAAGAAGTAAGAGACAACTACCAGCCAGGTAAAACAAAATTTCCTCACTTTTTAATGTTGGCCGTTGATCCTAAAGGTCATGAGCAATTACGAATTTTATCTTCTAAAGCATGGGAAAACTCGTTTTATACTGGAACAATGGAAAGGGTGCCAACTGTAAAACGGGATGTCGAAGAACTTCTTAAGAAAGATCCTGGACACATAATTGCAACCACGGCCTGTCTAGGTTCAGAAGTAAATATCTACTTACAGAAGATCATGGAAATCGAAAAGGGCGATGGAGATCCTGATCTAATCAAAGAATATAAATTAAAAATACATCAGTTCATCACATGGTGTATTGATGTGTTTGGGAAAGACAAATTTTTTATAGAGCTACAACCAGCTTTGAGAGAGGAACAAATTTATTGTAATAAAAAATTGATTCAGATAGCAGATGGTTATGGTTTAAAAAGAATTGTAACCACTGATGCTCACTATTTAAGACCAGAAGACAGAGCCATACACCAAGCATTCTTAAATGCCAAAGATGGGGAAAGAGAAGTCGACTCATTTTATGAAGCTTGTTTTGTGCAGAATATAGATGAGATCCATGAAAGAATGAATTATATTGATAAAGAGATTGTTAAAGAAGCAATTCAAAACACTCTTTTAATTGGCGAGATGATAGAAGATTATACGATTGAGCACGAGCCCATTATTCCTAAAATGGAACTGCCTAACTTTGAACTTAGGCATTTGTTTAAACCAGCCTATGAGAAGTATGAATACATTAAAAAGATGTCGGAGTCGGAGGAGGAGCAAGACAGATACTTACTAAAGCTTATTGAAGACGGGTTTGAAGCCAAATTATTAAAAGACGACCTAACCAGAGATGGATTCCATAAAATTTTATTCAGGATTAATGTTGAATTGGGTGAGCTTTGGGAGATCAGCCAAAAGCTAAACCAATCTATGGCCTCTTATTACATAACTGTAAGGGAAATCATTAATATCATTTGGGATGATGAATGCGGTGGAGACAGTTTAGTTGGTGCTGCAAGAGGAAGCGCGGCGGGATTCTTAATCAATTACTTGCTTGACAATACCCAAATTAATCCAATGCAATATGATTTACCACATTGGAGGCATATTCATAAATCAAGGCCAGATTGTCAATCTTAACTTACCTTATTTTGAAGAAAAACCGAAATAAACAAAGAGGAGGTGATTTTATGAACAAGAGAAAGTATAGGGTTAATGATTCCTTTTTTGAGACAATTGATACTGAGGAAAAGGCATATTGGTTGGGGTTTATAAGTGCTGATGGTTGTGTGTATATTAAAAAAAATTCTGGATCAAGAATTTTAGAAATAAGTCTAAATATCAAAGATGTTAATCACTTAGTTAAATTCAATAAATGCTTAGACTCGAATTATCCAATAATACAAAACACTAATAGCTGCAGAGTATCAATTGTCAGCAGAAAAATATTTCAAGATTTACTGAAATTAGGTGTGACTGAAAGAAAGTCAAAAACTCTTATTCCACCTACAGAACAGTTAATACCACCTAATTTAATGTTTCACTATATTCGGGGTTATTTTGATGGAGATGGAGGATTTACCACTCATGATAAATACCTTACTTATGCAGTAAACTTTTGTGGAACGCCACAGGTATGCGAATTTATTTTAAGTCAATTAAATAAGCAAAATTTGCGGTTAATAAACAAAAAAGATGTGGAGTCTTTTGCACAAATTAGAATTAAAGGGAATAAGCAATCATTAGATGTTGCAAACAAGCTCTACAATAATGCAACAATTTATTTAGATAGAAAGTTTAAACAATATCAGGATTTAATATTGCTTAATGAAATTAATCAATGTATTGATGAGATAAATAAATTAGAGTTTAAGATCAAGTCTTTACACATGGTAGAGATGCTTAGAAAAGGATACACGGGAAAAGATATTGCAAAACATTTTGACTGCGGAGAAGCCAATATAACAAGGTATGTGAAAAAATATAGAACAGCTCTTAGTAAAGATAAAGAAAAACAAGTTCTTGGCCTTTTTCATGATGGAATAACTAATAAATCAGAAATTCATAGAATCACAGGTTTTTCTAGAGACTACATAAGAAAAGTTTTAAATAAGGTAAATTAAGATACACGATAGTCGTGCATATTGGAAACAGTATGCTTAAAGAGCCTCGAATTGCTGGGAACCCCTTAGAGCATTATTCACTACAACGTGACTGGAAACGGTGAACGTGAAAGTTTGAAAAGAATAATGATTGGGCAATCAGCAGCCAAGTGCCTGTAAAATGGTAAAGGTTCAACGACCAGTTCAAAGGAACGTAGTGGAATATAATTCTGCGAAGCGGGGCAGCCCTAACAGATTGTGCTGAGGGTGAAGATATGGTCTATTCCCGATTAGTGCCAAGACACTATGAGAAATATCTCGAAAGAGAGGGTAGGGAAGTTGCCGGATATTGATATAGACACTGAAGGATCAAAAAGGGAAAAAATACTTAAAGCGCTTAGAGACAGATTTGGTGAAAAACGTGTACTGCAGATCGCTACATTTGGGACTGAAGGTTCTAAGTCTGCTCTTCAGACAGCATGTAGGGGATTAGGGATTGATAACGATATTTCTCAGTTTTTAAGTGAAATGATTCCTTTCGAAAGAGGATCAAACTGGCCTTTAAAGCACTGCTTTTATGGAGATGCAGAAACAGGCAGGAAGCCAATTAAGGAATTCATTAGGGAAGTTGAACGCTATCCTAATCTCAAAGAAACTGCTTTGAAAATCGAAGGGCTAACTAATAAGCGCTCATCGCATGCTGCTGGGGTTATCATTTTTAATGATGAGTACACCAAGTCTAATGCAATGATGAAAACTCCTAAAGGGGCTTATATCACACAATTCAATATGGGCGACAGTGAAGCAATGGGGTCTGTAAAATTTGATCTTCTTACGATTGAAGCATTAGATAAGATTCGGGTAACACTGGATCAATTGATCGAAAACGAAGAAATTCAATGGCAGGGCTCTTTAAAAGAAACATACAATAAATACATTCATCCTGATGTACTTGAGTATGAAAATGCAAAGTTGTGGGAGATGGCCGGAAATGGAGAGGTAATGGACTTGTTCCAATTTTCGACCGAGGTCGGCCACCAAGCTGTAATTAAAGTTAAACCTAAAAATTTGCTTGAGGCAGCAGTTACAAATTCTCTAATGAGACTCATGTCCGATGGGGAAGAGCAACCTGTAGACACATATGTGAAATATAAAAATAATTTATCACTATGGTATGAAGAAATGCGGAAATATGGCCTAAGTGATGCTGAAATAAAGGTAATTGAGAGACATTTGAAAGACATCTATGGGGTTGCTGACACTCAAGAAGTTGTCATGCAAATGGTAATGGATAATGAAATAGCTGGGTTCGATATTAAAGAGTCAAATTATCTAAGAAAATCCATAGCAAAGAAAAAAGAGGATGTGTTAAAAGAGGTTCAAAAATTATTCTTCAAAAAGGGGAAGGAAATTGGAGCGTCAGACAACCTTTTGAATTATGTATGGAATGTTCAATTTAAAAGACAGTTTGGCTACAGTTTCAGTTTACTTCATACTTTGGCGTATTCGATTATTGCGTTACAAGAATTGAACTTAAACTATCGGTATAACCCTTTATACTGGAATACGGCTTGCTTGACTGTAAACAGCGGAGGTGTTGAAACTGAAGAAGAATTTGATGACCCAGACAAAAAGAAGAAAACACAAAAAACAGATTACGGTAAAGTAGCTTCTGCAATAGGGAATATACGGCGCCGTGGTATTAGAGTTGATTTGCCTGATATTAACAAAGCAGGATTTGGTTTCAAGGCTGATATTGAAAATACTTCAATTATTTTTGGGATGAAGGGGATGAACGGGATCGGTGACGAGGTTGTTCATCAAATCATCAGCAATAGGCCTTATGCTGATTTTGAAGATTTTTTAGAAAGGATGTACCACAGTGGCATCATAAAGAAAGGACAGGTTATTCAACTGATCAAAGGGGGCTGCTTTGATTCATTTGGGGAGAGAAAAGATTTAATGAAATCGTTTATTTCTTTAATTTCTGAACCTAAAAGTAAGCTAACCATGTCTAATTTGAAGATGCTTATTGAAAACAATTTAGTTCCAGAGGATTTTGCATTAGAAATACGATTTTTTCGCTTTAAGGACTATATTAGCAAGAGAGTGTTTAAAAAGATCGATTCCCCAAAAGACAAATTACTGCTACTTGATGATATAGCGTCTGCTTTTTATAATGAACACTTTGATGAGAGCAGCATTGTTGATGTACATAACGGTCATCTTGTGATATCCGAAAAGGCATTTAAAAAGGAATACGACAAAAAAATGCTGAAGTTAAAAAACTGGATTGGAACCCAAGAGCCATTAATAAAGCTAAATGAATGTCTTTTTATGCAAGAATGGGAAAAGTATGCAAGTGGATCTTATGGCAAATGGGAAATGGATTCACTAAGTTACTACTACCATGATCATGAATTAAGAAATGTGAATTTTTCAAAGTACAACATTGTTGACTTTTATCAGTTGCCAGAAGAACCAGTTAAAGGCCGTCCATATAAATGGAGAGGAAAAGAATTATATGAGTATGAGACTTCAAGAATCATAGGCACGGCTCTAGACAGAGACAAAACCAAGCATACAGTTACGCTCTTGACTCCTACAGGAGTTGTTACTGTAAAACAGTGGGCAGGGAGCTTCAGTCATTATAATAAACAAATTTCACATAACGTGAACGGAAAGAAAGAAGTTATTGAGAAGTCCTGGTATACAAGAGGAACACTGCTTATGTTTACTGGTTATAGGCGAGGGAATAATTTTATTCCTAAGATATATAAAAACAGTGTCTATCAGCATACTGTGTGTAAGATTGAAGATGTAGACGAAGAAGGGAACTTAATTTTAACCACAGAAAGAAAGCAAATATAAACGGATGTGATGGAAATTTTTAAAAAACTGATAGACTTAAACAAATTAAAAGTATATAATATCTACAAAGAAATGAAGATATATTCAGTTATCTTCTTACTGGGGGTGGGATCAACATTAACATACAAATCAATCAATGATCAATTGTTGCATCCAAACAAAGACCCAATAAAAGAGCCATTTTATAAAAAACTCAACATTTGGGATTTCGAATTTGGAAGTGAGGTGCTGCCGCATTTAAAGACAAGTCAAGAGATCATTAATGAAGCGCAAGATAAGTATTTACATATAAAAGTAGAAGAAATAAAAAAGAAAAAACATAAAAACAAATTAAAAGTGAGACGCGAGAGTGAGGAGAAGGGATATGAGCAAAAAACAAAAAAGAAGCCTGAAGAACAAGCTCAAGTCTTTAGTATGGTTGCCACAGCCTACATTTCATTTTGCGATACTGGCTGCATAGGTACAACAAAAACAGGCTACGACGTGTCAAATACGATTTACTACAGGGGGAAGAGGGTCATTGCTGTTGATCCCTCTTTAATCCCTTTAAATTCATTAGTAAGAGTTTCATACGGCAGCAATTCATTTGAAGCCTACGCAATAGACACAGGAGGTGATATTAAAGGAAATAGGATTGATGTTCTTGTTGGATCTGAATCAATTGCAAAAGATTTTGGCCGGAAAAATGTTAAAGTAACAGTTCTTAAAAAAGGGAGATGATTTATTGCCGAAGTACTGGTCTTATGACATTAATGATGAAGTTGAGGTCAACAGTAACGCCAAATATGGAATGCCATCGTATGTTGGGCTTAAAGGTATTATTATTGATCGAATAAACAGTTGGCAATATGATTACGATGTTCTTCATTTCACTAATGGAGAGGTTGGAAGATACAAAGAGTCGGAACTGAATTTAATACATAAAGCGAGTGATACATATTGAAGCTTAACCAAAAGGCATACGTAGATGAAATGGGAACTGGGGTTATTTCATACATAGATCATGAAAACAAAATAGCTGGAATTGATTTTGATGGAATTGGGTATGAGGAATATGACTTTGATGAAATTATTTTGTACTAATTAAAAGGATGTGTGTTTAGTGTACAAGGTTGATGAGAAAGTCATTGTTAACCATTCCGGCGAAAGAGCTACTGTAAAAACAGTGGATGAACGATATCATCAAGTAGAAGTTCAATATGAAGATGGATCTTATGAGGTAGAGGTATTGGGATTCCATAAAGTTCGAAAGGAGGTGGATTAATGCTGATAATTTTAGAGGGAGCAAGAGGGACTGGAAAATCTTCAGTAGCTTATAAACTTAGGCAGCGGCTGAAGCATAGTACATTAATTAATCCAACAGGTTTCCACGAAGATGGTGAAGTTGGGCTTAAGAAAATATCTAATTATTATGATGGCATGTTTGAGCTCTTTCACAAATGGAAGTCAAAGATGAGTGGCTACACAACGATATTAGATCGTTTCTTCCCAACAGAAATGGTGTTCTCATCCCTATATAAAGAATATGATTTTCATCAAAAATTTAAGAGTCTGTGTAAGCTGCTACCAACGCTTGATGATGAAATCTACATTTTCTTTTTTACGGTATCCGATAAGGATGTGCTTAAAGAAAGATTGAAAAGAGATAAGGTTCCGTTTGCTCAAGTGGAGGAAAGTGTGGAGGAATCATTAAAACAGCAGGATTCTTATTATAAATACATAGATGAATTAAAAAGATATATTGATTGGGACTGCAAGGGAAGTTTGAAGTTGATTGGAATTGATACTGCTCATATGAATCAAGACGAGGTTGTTGATTTCGTTTTTAGACAAATTCAAAACGTTTCTGAAGGACTATGGTGAGTCAGGAGGAGAAAAAGCAGCTTCTAATTTTAGAAATGAAAAGAGACAGCCTTACTTTTGAGAAAACAATTGTATAAAATATCTCTTTTAAAGAGAAAAAGGACGTGAAGAGAAATAGATTACAAGATTCTAAACAAGATACATAACTATGATTGCATTCAGTTTATGAAAGAGTACATAGATAGCTGCTCCATTGATCTAACAGTTACTTCTCCTCCTTATGATGATTTAAGAAATTACAATGGCTATTCATTTAATTTCGAAAAAACTGCTGAAGAGTTGTACAGAATCACAAAAAAGGGCGGAGTGGTCGTTTGGGTTGTTGGAGACAAAACACACAAAGGGTCGGAGTCAGGGACAAGTTTTAAACAGGCTCTATTCTTTAAAGAAATTGGCTTTAATCTGCACGATACAATGATTTATCGAAAAGAAAATCCGCTGCCTCAAAACCATAACAGGTATGAACAAGAGTTTGAATATATGTTCGTTTTTTCTAAAGGAAAACCAAACGTGTTTAATCCAAAAAAAGAACCTTGTCGAACCGCGGGAATGAAATATGATTATTCTAAAAGAGGTGGAGTAGCTTCTATTGAGGAATGCAATCCCGCGGTAAGAAGAAAATCAGTATGCTTAGTTACTAAGGATGAAAAGACTAAGGGGAATATTTGGAGTTATTTAGTTGGTATGCATAAGAGCACTAGTGACAAAATAGCTTTTCAACATCCGGCAATATTTCCAGAGAAGTTAGCCGAAGACCATATCTTATCGTGGTCTAAGGAAGGAGACATTGTTTTTGACCCTTTTATGGGTAGTGGAACAACGGCCAAGATGGCTGCTTTAAATAATCGCAAATACATAGGCACTGAGATTAGTAAAGAGTATTGTGAAATTGCAAATAAACGCCTGAGCAGTTACATAAAAATCTAAATAAAATATCAAATTTAAACAGAGAAAGGTAAGTGAATTTGGGGGAGAATTATTTTAGAGTATTGTGGAACGGGACAAGGGTTAATCTTAAGTTCCCGACTAAAAAGAAGGCAATTGCGTACATAAACAAACGAAGAGCGTTCAATTGTGAGATCCAAGAGCGCACATATGATCACAAGCTGGTGAATAGTTGGATTATCCATACATACTGAACGGAGGGAAGAAACATTAGCAATCCTTATAGATTCATAGTATATCACTTAGATTTGATCGAAGATCGCCTTGATAATTTACATACATATTTAGAAGATACAATTTCTGATGAAGCCTGGAAACGTGTAGACAATGATTTGATTTTTTCTCTTATGAAAATCAAAGAAATAAAAAATGAAATTTGGTGAATTCTTATTTACTTAAACAAATTAAAAGGATATAATTAAAACATAATTTTAGAGGTTGAATAATGAACTACATATGTGATATCTGCAAAGGATACACCGCACAACCATTATGTGTAAGGATATCCGAAGAAAAAGTTAGAACAACAGAAGACAGAATTGAAATTAACTGCTGTAAAAAGTGTGGTGATGAAATATTTTACAAGATTAAAAACGAATGCCGAGGGATGAATATTGAGAAAACATTAAATCATATAGGTCTTAATTATCCCCATAAAACTAATTAAAAAGATAATTTGTAATAGAGCGTGGGGGTATTCCTCTTGTAATTTCCCAAGCAAGCACAGATAACGACAAATCTAAACAAAAGGAGAGAATGTTAATGACCAATGAGGAATGGGAAGTAGAAGTTTATTCTGGTCATGATTATGTTGGAAAAATGACAGGAGCAAATGGTGATGTAGCGGTTTTTAACAAAGGAGAAAAGGCGATGATGGAAGCTCAAAAACTTAAAACAAATAGTTCACTAGGTGTCTGGTGTAAACTGTTGAAACTTAATAATGAGCATTGATTTGAATGAAATTCAAATTTTATTGAGAGGAGAAGGGGAAAGGAGTGATTGAGTGATAAAATAAAAGAAAATATTGTTTTTGGAGGAATGTTTGTGAATTTTGACTGGTTAATAGAAACATTGCGATTAACTGCAGTAGGAACTATTGTAGGAGGAATTTCAGGAGCAGTTATCACAGCTCGTTCAAATAAAAAACTTCAAAAATTAAAAAGTGAAATAGATACAAAACTTGAAAAGTTGAAGATTTATGAAAATCAATCAGCTTTCAAAAAATCTGAACAGATTGAAAAGATTTGGAATCAGTTTATTAATATTACCGACTTAGATAACTTAAGAGGGAAGCAGCGTGAGGCTAAATTTAAGGAAATGAAGAAAGAAATGAACAAATTATTTATTCAAATCTTTATGTATGCTTCAGACAATACAGTTAAAAGGTTTATGGAATGGAAAAACTTCAGTATAGAAAATGAGGATGATGATGAAGGAAAATACATTGCACTTGTGCTTTTCGCAAAGTTTGTTATTGAGTACCGAAAGGATTTAGGGTACGCCGATACTAACATTAATCATGTTGACTTGTTATCATCACATATTACTGATTTTGAAAGAATTAAAGAAAAACTAGAAAAGTATTTATAATAAATAGATGATTTTAAGGGGAAGAAGATGGCCGCAGCCATCTTCTAAAATCCAAGTTGCATAGCAATGTATAGGTTTTTTGCTTCTTGTTGCATTTCTCCCCAGTTTAAAAATTTGCTATTTTCTCTAACAAAGTTGTCCCATAAATCATCAGGAATTGATTCAAAATCTTGCTGGTTTTCAATGGTGAAAGGTGATTTATCAAACATTTCATCAAGAGATGAAAATTTTGTATTCTTTTTCATAAAAGAGTCGGTAAAAAGGTCATTTAGTTGAACTTCTTGTCCTTTTTCAAGTTCTTTAGCCTTTTGTTGCATTTTTTCTAGTTTTCGCTCAAAATTCCTGAAAGTTTTATTTCTTTTTTTCAAAGTTTTCACTCCTACTATTTTCTTTTAGATTTTGCTTGAGAAAGGACAGAAGCTGCCAAACTCTTTGAAGTTTTACTAGAGTTTTTGGATCTCAAGACTTTAGAAGCTATTTTCACCATTTTGGGAGAGGATACTCTTCTGGAGCTTGATTTTCTAGCCATATGTATACACCTACCTTTCAAAGGGGAATATGCGTTTGGGTTACACTATATATAGTATAATATGAATCCGAAAAACACAATATATCGTTACGCAAGTAGAGAAAGTTCACAATTTGCTTCAGTTCAAAAGGGTGTGGGAATGAGATTTGAGTTTGTTTGTATGATTGAGTCAATTGGCTAAATTTGATGTACAAGAAAATCAGGTTATTTTCGACATTTTGAAAACGAATTTTTTGAGAAGGGGGTGAGGCTCGTTGCTTAATCTGAGCAGTACATCTTAGAGAAACTGAATAAAATCATAGTTTTATAGAAAATAAAATAGAAAAAACTTGAATTGAGAGGGTGGTACCTAATGGAGTATATAAAGCATGGAAGGTTGGTAGAAGGTTACTTAACGTTCAATCTTTATTTCGAGACATTTGATTATACAGAAAATGGTGTGCTAGAAGAAATAAAATTTACTACATCTAAGGAATTGTTCGATTTGATGCAGCCTGAATTTATAGAGAAATTAAAGAAAGAAAATGGAGCAAATCAGGTTGAGCTTTATGAAATCACGTTTAGAGCAAAAGAAGAAGATACAGAAGCTTTTATCACAATGTATGACAATTCCGGAAACTTCAGGATCTCAACAAACCTTGATGTAAGTGGCTTAGATAGTGAGTATAAGGCAACATTGCAAAACATTAAAGATATTGTTGATAAAAAACTCTAACTGCAAGAAAGGATGAGGTGATTCAAATGAATTTGCATATGCAGGAAGCTTTTGAACATCTCAACAAATATGACAGCAGTTCAAAAAGTGCTCAAGATGTACAGAGATTGTTGTGTGCTTTGAAGGTTCTATTTGAACAGACTAAATAAAATCACATCTTTAAACAAATTAAAAATATAAATATAAATATAAAGTGTTAAAATGAGGAGGAAGAATGATGGGGGCTGCTAAAAAACTGTATGTAAAAAAAGATCATCTTGTAAGTATTGAAAAAGCAAAGAGCAATACGATTATACATACACAAGGGGTTTCCGTTCCTGTAAGAAGGGGAGAGTATATTGCCACAAATCCGTATGGTGAACAATATGTAGTACCTAAAAGTTACAGAAACAAATATGTCGAAGTCAACCAGTTTAGGGATGCCTCGTTTTATGAATCAATGGCAAAAGGTTATCAAGAAATGGCCACAATCAATTTAGAAGCAGCTAATGTCGGAGTTGCTGCAGACAATCAAGCTGAGGAAATCACTGAGAAATTTGTTTCAGGAAGTATGAATGAATAATGCTTGTAACATATGAAAGCATGACGGGGAATGTAAGAAGATTTGTAAGAAATCTAGAGAAGCAAACACAAATTAAAACGAAGGAAATCACTGAGGATTTAAGGGTTAATGAGCCATTCATACATATTACATACACAATTAAATTTGGGCAAGTTCCTGAAAAGACTCAGAAGTTCATACATAAAAACAAAGGTTTATTGTTGGGTGTTTGTTCAAGTGGGAATCGAAATTGGGGGAACTATTTTGCTGCGGCAGCAGATAAACTCTCACAGCAATATGATGTTCCAGTTCTCCTTAAGTTTGAATTAAGTGGATCAGATTCTGACTTGGATAAGTTAATACAGGAGGTTAAGTTTATTGACAGTAATCAATCAAATACCGAAGTGGGTTCAGTTAAACAATGAAATCATGATTCAAAAAGGCGGAAAGTTTCAATTTGAAAAGGATAAGGAAGCCGTACATAGTTACTTTGTAGATTACGTTAATCAAAACACTGTCTTCTTTCACGATCTCAAAGAAAAGCTTGATTATCTTTTGGAAAATGACTATTACGAAGAACAATTTTTGAGTCTATACACCTTTGAGCAGATCAAAGAAGTGTTCAAATTAGCGTATAGCTTTAAATTCAGATTCCCTTCATTCATGAGTGCATTCAAGTTTTACAATGACTATGCCTTGAAGACAAACGATAAAACTAAAATTCTTGAGCGTTATGAAGATCGAGTGAGCATTGTTGCTTTGTATCTAGGGAATGGAGATTTTGAAAAAGCTAAAGAATATACATCGCTTATGATGAAACAGGAATATCAACCATCAACACCTACATTTCTTAACGCTGGGCGTAAAAGAAGAGGCGAGATGGTCAGTTGTTTCTTACTTGAAGTCAACGATTCATTGAATGATATTTCAAGAGCTATAGATATCTCAATGCAGCTTTCTAAACTCGGAGGCGGAGTCGCGCTTAATTTAAACAAGATTAGAGCAAAAGGAGAGCCAATTAAAGAAGTTGAGAATGCCACTAAAGGCGTTGTAGGTGTAATGAAGCTGCTCGATAATGCTTTTCGATATGCAGATCAGATGGGACAAAGACAAGGATCAGGAGCTGCTTATCTTAATGTTTTTCATCCAGACATTAATGACTTCCTTGATACCAAAAAAATCTCAGCAGATGAGGATGTCAGGGCAAAAACATTATCAATTGGTGTAGTTATTCCAGATAAATTTATTGAGCTTGCTAGGGAAGATAAAGACTTCTATATGTTTTATCCTTATTCAGTTTATAAGGAATACGGGCAACATTTAGACGAAATGGATATTGCAAAAATGTATGATGAACTGGTCGAAAACCCAAATGTCAGGAAGAAAAAAGCGAATGCTCGTAAACTATTAGAAAAGCTCGCAATCTTACGATCAGAATCGGGTTATCCTTACCTGATGTTTGCAGACAATGTAAATCGATTCCACGCTAACAGTCATATTTCAAAGGTTAAATTTTCTAATTTGTGTGTGACAGGAGATACTTTTCTTTTAACCGAAAATGGGTACGAAAAAGCCTCAGATCTATATAAAAGTCAAAAAGATTTAAGGGTCGTTATTGACAATCGGACAAAACAGTTTGACAAGGATTGTAGGGGGACTTCAATTGTGAATGCGATACCTATGCAGCTAACTAAAAAGAACGCAGATGTCTTTAAAGTTAAAACTAAGCAAGGATTTGAAATCAGAGCAACAGAGTGGCATAAGTTTTATGTTAAGCGAAATAACGAAATACAAAAACTTCAGCTTAACCAACTTGTTCCGGGAGACAAACTACTGATTCAGTCTGGTGAAGGAGAATATGGGAGTATTCATGAACCTGACCTCGCATATATCATGGGGATTATAGCTGGGGATGGAACAATTACAGATAAGACAGCGAAGATTTATTTATATGACAATAAAAAGGTGTTGGAGAAGAAGGTAAAAGATGCTGTGCACCGTGTAATTGATAAACATAAAATTAATCGTGTTTATAAGCACAACACTTCTTTTACTCCAAAATTTGTTGCTGCTGATCCAGAAAAACAAGATCTATTATATATGTCTAGTACAGTACTCTTTGATATTTTAAATAAATATGGAATGACAAAAGAAACAAAAACAAGAGTTCCAGAGTTCTTATATCAAGCTGATAAGGAAACACAAGCAGCTTATTTGTCTGGATTATTTCAAACGGATGGTTGTGTAAATGCCAATCATAAAGCGAAGGCACTAACAATTGAATTAACATCAGTTGATTTTGAGAGTTTGCAAGATGTGCAAAAGTTACTCATTAATATGGGAGTATATACAACCATTTATACCAATAACAAACGCTCACAGGAGCTTCTCCCTGATGGCCGGGGCGGTTCCAAATTATACAAAGTTAAACCAACTCATAAGCTTAGCATTCAAGACAGAGCGTCAAGAGAATTGTTCATGAGCATTGTTGATTTGAAAGAATATGATAAGTACAAATTCAACATGTTGACTGAAACATTGCAAGCAAAATCACGAAAGCCAAAACATGATTTCACAGCCGAAATTATCAGCATTGAAAAAGATGGGGTAGAGGATGTCTATGACACAACACAAGAAGATTATCATTCTCTAATTTTTAATGGAATTGTAACTGGTAACTGTTCAGAAGTCCTTCAGGCTTCCCAAGTATCAACGTATACAGACTATGGCGAAGAGGACGAAATTGGCTTGGACATTTCATGTAATCTAGGCTCGATTAATATCTTCAACGTAATGAAGAATGGGTCAATTAAGAATACAGTCAAATTAGCTATTGATGCATTGACTCATGTATCGAATAAAACCAATATTACAAATGCTCCAGCAGTTGCTAAGGCAAATAAGCTTATGAGGTCAGTCGGACTTGGAGCAATGAATCTACATGGTTTCTTAGCTCAAAATGGCATCGCCTATGAGAGCGAAGAAGCGAGAGATTTTGCCAACACTTTCTTTATGATGATGAACTATTATTCCCTTGGGCGCTCAATGGAAATCGCCAAAGAAACCGGGGAAACATATTACCAGTTTGAAGGCTCTACATACAAATCAGGTGAGTATTTCAAGAAATACGAAGAACAAAGCTTTAGTCCAAAGTTCGAAAAGGTAAAAAAACTGTTTGGAGATCAGCATATTCCAACAATTGAAGATTGGAAGCAGCTTAAAAAAGATGTGATGAAATATGGTTTGTATCACTCATATAGACAAGCAATAGCACCTACAGGAAGCATCTCATATGTTCAATCTTCAACAGCAGGTGTCATGCCGATTATGGAGCGCATAGAGGAACGGACATACGGAAATTCCAAGACGTATTATCCGATGCCGGGACTTAGTGCGAAGAATTGGTTCTTCTATAAGGAAGCGTACGACATGGATATGTTTAAAGTCGTCGATATGATTGCGACAATTCAGCAGCACGTTGATCAAGGTATCTCATTTACGCTGTTCCTGAAGGATACGATGACGACACGCGATCTAAACCGAATTGACCTATACGCACATCACAAAGGGATCAAGACGCTGTATTATGCGCGGACTAAAGATACGGGGCAGGAAGGTTGCTTGTCTTGTGTAGTTTAAATGAAGGAGTTGTGTTAATAATATGTCGCAAACATACGCCTGTTTCTTAAACGGAAAATTCTACGGCGCCGGCAACCTCGAATACATGAATGAGCTGTTTCGCGATTATGTTGTCAATTCTGAAATGTACGGGAAGGGCGAATGTGCATTTAGAATCACATCACAAGAGAAAGCTAGAGAAATCTTAATCAACGAAACAATCAACAATAATTACGAGGCATTAAAGCGAATGGAGGACGAATAATTGACGCAATATACAGCGGCCAACTGGTCGCAACACGAAGACGGATTCACACAAATGTTTTACGAACAGAACGTTAAGCAGTTCTGGCTTCCTGAAGAGATTTCGCTAAATGGCGATCTGCTTACATGGAAATACCTCGGAGACCAAGAAAAGGATACATACATGAAAGTGTTGGCCGGATTAACCTTACTGGACACAGAACAAGGGAATACTGGTATGCCAACAATTGCTGATCATGTCGAAGGACACCAGCGTAAAGCTGTGCTGAATTTCATGGCCATGATGGAAAACGCTGTTCATGCTAAATCATACAGCAATATCTTTCTTACCTTAGCTCCGATGGAAACAATTAATGAAGTCTTCGAATGGGTTAAAAACAATAAGTATCTACAGAAGAAAGCCAGTATTATTGTTTCTATATATAAACAAATTAAAAGTGATGATGAATTGTCTTTGTATAAAGGAATGGTTGCATCTGTATTACTTGAAAGCTTCCTGTTCTATTCAGGATTTTATTATCCATTGTATTTTTATAGTCAGGGGAAGTTAATGAACAGCGGAGAAATCATAAATTTGATAATTCGTGACGAGGCACTACATGGTGTATACACTGGATTGTTGGCTCAGGAAATCTATAATAAACAAACTGAAATCAAGAAAAAAGAATTGTATGAATGGGTTATTAACTTGCTGCTCGATCTATATGAAAACGAGCTTGAGTATACCGAAGATGTTTATGATCAAGTTGGACTTACTCATGATGTGAAAAAGTTTATTCGGTATAACGCAAATAAAGCCTTAAACAATTTAGGATTCGATCATTACTTTGAGGAGGAGGATGTTAACCCAATTGTGTTGAACGGATTAAGCACAAAAACTAAATCGCATGACTTCTTTTCGGGTAAGGGGAATGGATACAAAAAAGCAACTGTAGAAGCCCTTAAGGATGAAGATTTTTATTTTGAGGAGGCATCACTATGATGAAATTAATCAAATTAGAACAGCCATCATGCACCCCTTGTCAATTAGTTTCTAATTATCTAAACGAAAAAGGAATTGAGTATGAAGTAATTGATGTTACAGAACAGCCAGAAGTTGCAGCAGAGTATGGAGTAATGGGGGTACCCGTCACTATCCTGCTAGATGGAGAGGGAACGAAGTAAAACGCAGCATCGGATTTAAGCCAGATGAATTAGATGAACTAATTAAAAATTTGAAGGAGTGATACACATGAGGGATTATCGGATGTATATCTTGGTCAACGAAGATATCAAGATCAGTAAGGGGAAACTGGCTGGGCAAGTGGGACATGCAGTCATGAGTTATGTGTATCATCGAATGATCAAACCGATACAAGAAAGAAAAGAATATGTAAGTTTGGATGAATACATGGCTGAACAAAAGAAAATTATTCTAAAATGTCCACAGTGGAAACTTGAAGAGCTTGAACACGAAGGGGGCTATTTTGTGATTCGAGATAAAGGATATACACAGCTTGAGCCTAACACCTTAACTTGTGTCAACTTTGGCATTCATACTCCTGAAGAGCTCCCTGATTGGGTTAAGGAATTGAAACTGTACACCTAAATTTAAATAAAATGGTAATTTTAATGCGAATTAAAAGGGGTGATGGTATGGAAAATTATGAGGAGATTTATGAATTGTTTTGTAAAGGAATTGTGGAAAATAGCGATGGAACTTTAAACACCGAGCAGGTAAAAAAAGAATTATACGATTATAAAAACCTTTTAAAAAATGCGTCTCAAGTTTATTCTTTCTTTACACAATATTCAAAACCACTGACGGATTCTCAATTTATCATCGATGAAATAAATGCAAAATACATACGTAAAGATCTTTTATTAGATGACATTAAAGAAATGGCCACGAAAGGGGTCATCTCAGTTAAAGAAATTGAAGAATTATTAAATTAAAAGGAGAGTGAGTAATGAAATGAAGTCTAAGCTCACCAAAAATAATTGGGTTTACATAAATAAAAAAGCTAAGGAAGGTAAGTTATTTAGATATCCGATAAAGCATTCGGGAGATCCCGAGTTCGAAGGAGAGTTTGAATTAAGAAAAGAGATTTCAAAAATGTCTAATTCAAATTTCAATATAAGAGATTACGATGACGCAGAGAATGCTATAAGTGATTTAAACTGTGTTTTTGATGAAAAACCTTATGACATACACATGCCATTTGCTGAAGAAACGTGTGATTGGGTAATTGAACTTGAAAATGGTATTAGTTTATGGGTTCAAACTGAAGATGAATACTACGGAGGTGGTGAATATTCAAGTGGAGTTTCATTAGAGGGCTTTATTTTTGATAACTACGATAAGGATGCAATTTTAGAAGCCGCTAAATGGTTATCAAAAGTATTATAACGGTTTGCTAAAATTTATTAATAAATCAAAAGGAGTTTGAAAAATGACACTACATATCAAAATCAAATATGCAGACGAAACACAAACGCGCATTTCAAAAATCGAACAGGGTGATTGGATTGACCTGAGAGCTTCGGAAGATGTATTTATTCCAAAGAATCGCTTTATATTAATTCCTCTCGGAGTAGCGATGGAATTGCCTGAAGGATATGAAGCCCATGTTGTTCCTCGTTCAAGTACATATAAAAACTTCGGTATCATTCAGACAAATTCAATGGGCGTGATTGATGAATCATACAAAGGGGACGATGATTTCTGGTTCTTCCCGGCTTACGCGCTGAGAGATACTGAAATTAAAAAAGGAGATCGGATTTGCCAATTCAGAATTATGAAGAAGATGCCTGCAGTTGAATTGATTGAAGTTGGACATTTAGAAAATGAAAATAGAGGCGGACATGGATCAACTGGCACTAGGTAAATAAAGAACCTTGGCTGTCTTCATGATGTAAAGCATGCTGATGTGGAGTGCAGCCAAGGCCACTTTAATAATATATTCATTATATCTCATTTAATTCAAGGGAGACTTTAATGAAAAAACGGTTGAGAAAAAAGATGTGGAAGAAAGGCAAAACAAAATATGGAACGTTTATGTTTAATCTAGTTGAAAAACTGAACTCTGACGGGTATTTAACCTATCCGAAAGGCAATTATCACCTTGATCGAAAAGGGGATTTATATAGGTTCAAAATTTAAATAAAAGAAGACTTTTATCGCAATTATTGAGGAGATGTTAATGTGCAGGCAAGAGGTTCCAAAGTAAGGTCAATAAACGCCGTAAATTGTTGGACGTTAGCCGAACTCACAGAAGGGAGAGCAAAAAAATTTGAAAAGAAATTAATTAAAAGACACCGAAGGGTTCTTGAGAATAAAGTAGCCAAAGAAGAAATCAAAGACGCGCTTATGGGGCTGAGAAACAATGGATAAAGTGATGGAAATAAAGCAGCATTTAGAAAAGATCGAGAAATTGGAACAAACATTACCTGTTTTTGAAGAATCAGATGAGCTGTACCTTGACGTACTTCATAAAATCCAGGGGGAGTTTGATGAAATTAGCGACTTATCTTTGGCTGCTTGTCTTGAATTAACTGATCGAATTAGGGAAACAGGTTCTTCATCAATTAAAAAGAGAATTGAGAAAATACCAAAGATGGTTAATGAGGCAGTTAAAGAACAAGTTGAGGAACTTAAAGATGAATTAAAAGGAGATAATACGTATGAAAAATAAATTTGTTTTGGGATGCTTAGGAGTTTTAGGTGTTTTTATTCTAATTACTGTGATTGCCGCTGCAGTCATTTGGAATCAAAGGGGAGAAGCTGTTAGTCTTGAAACACAAATTGAGGCTCAGTTAAAGTCAAACGAAAGCAATTATGATGCTATGTGGAAAAAGTTTAAGGAAATGACTCAGGTAACCGATTTACAAGCTGAACAATTTAAAGATGTTTATGCCGATTTGATCTCTGGTAGATATGAAGATAGCAAACTCTTATTTAAGGCTGTTCAAGAGCAAAACCCAAACTTAAATGGAGAAGTTTATACTAAACTTCAAAATGAAATTTCTGCTGGTCGAACTGAGTTTGATCGAAATCAAAAGAAAATTACTGACATGATTGCTGAATATAATCGATTAGTCCAACACAGAGGAATCCTTATGGCAATGCTGACAGAGAGAAAACCTTTAGATACTGACAAATATATTGTGACTTCTGATAAGACCCAAAAAGCATTCGACTCTGGAAAAGCAGATACCGTTGATTTAAAAGGGGATAAATAAAATGACAGGGTGGATTATTCCCCTGTCCCTCTTTCTATTTGGTCTTGTGGGAATAGAGGTTTATTATAAGTGGACAAAAATCAGGACTAGCGTAATTGTTTTGGCGGTTGTCTATTTACTTTTTGTTGCCACTTATGCAATAGACTTTATGGCTCAGACAACAGATGAAGAAATTTGGTCTGGTAAAGTTGTGGATTGGCAGCATAAAGAAGAATGGGATGAATGGATTCCTCCTCATACTACTTGCCATAAGACAAATCATGGTCAATCATGTACCACAACTCCGGGTCACTGGAAACACCATGATGCTGAAAACAAGATCAAAACTACGGATGACGGATGGATATTAGTGAATAGATTGCCTAATGGTAAAGTAATGGATGACAGATATCCAAATACAACTGAGGAACTCAAACAATATTGGAAACCTGGAGATCCAACTGCTTCAGTTCACTATTACACCAATAAGGTTAAAGCGAGCTATTCCTTATTCAAACATAAAGATATTGATTTAGATGATTATCCGAATTTACCTTCGTATCCTAATAAAGTTGATAAAAACTTAGACATAAACAGAATTGTTGGAACCGTTCCAAACAAAGAAGAAGCTAGTCGTAAGCTTTCAGAAGTGAATACATATTTAAATGAGCAAATTCCTGATCCAAATCATAAAGGCCAAAAGATCTCCAGAAAACAAGTGAATATTGTATTTGTTAATCTGGGTGATGTATCAGACATAAATTATGGATTTGCTCTACAAGATAAGTGGCAGAATGGACATAAGAATGATTACATAATTACTTTAAGCATGAAGAAGGATGGTACTGTTAATTGGGTGTATCCGTTCACTTGGTCGGAAGTGGATGAGCTTAACTTAGAGGTTAAAGATTACATAACAAATCAAAAGAAAATCACTGATTTTACAACGGTCGTCGAAGGTGTGGGGAAACTGGTTGATGAGAAATTTGAGAGAAAACAATTTAAGGATTTCAATTATCTTCATGTAGAGCTAAGTACAGTTGCTCAAGTTATTTTATGGCTTATTTGCTTACTTGGACTTATAGGGGATGTATTTTTGAAAAACAAGAGCCAATTATGAGGGAGAGATTTAATGAGTTTTGCGGATACAGTTTTAAAATCAAATTTAAACAAAGTATTATCCGAAGGGAAATCTGATAAAGGACAAAAAATTCGTCCCAAGTGGTCTGATCAAACACCTGCTTATACGTTGAAGTGCTTTGGAGTGTTGAATGAATATGATTTGCAAAAAGAATTTCCTATTGCTACTTTACGGCCAACAGCTTTTAAATCGGGACTGAAAGAAATTCTTTGGATTTATCAAGATCAATCTAACGATGTACAGTTGCTAGAAGAGAAATACGGAGTTAAGTATTGGCGTAGCTGGGCTAATAAAGATGGAAATCTTGGTTTAGCTTATGGAAGACAAATGAAGTATGAACATCAATACAAAGAAGGTTACTTCAATCAGATTGACAGGTTAATTTGGGATCTGAAAAACAACCCATATAGCAGACGAATGATCACCAATTTGTACAATCATCAAGATCTTCATGGAATGACGCTGTATCCATGCGCTTTTCTGACAATGTGGGACTATGATGGCGAGTATTTAAACATGACTCTTATTCAGCGTTCATCCGATTATCTTGTTGCGGGAAACATAAATGTTACTCAGTATGCTTTGTTGCAGCATATGATTGCTCAAGTGTGCGGATATAAGCCAGGAAAGTTTCATCATTACATAAACAATTTACATATTTATGATCGCCATATTGATCAAGCAAAAGAAATTGTTAAGCGTGAACCGTTAGCTGCACCTATACTTATTATGGATGATTCAATAAAGAATTTTTATGATTTCAAGCCTGAACATTTTATGTTGGATGGGTATAATCCTCATGATCAGGTCAAATTAGAAGTGGCAATATAGGAATTATGAGGCAAAAAATTTTTAAAAATAATAGACTTAAACAAATTAAAAGGATATAATGATGATTAATAAGAGGACTTGCCATCTAGTATTTCACGAGGAGATGATTATTTTTATCCATTTTAAACAAATTAAAAGTAAAAACTGAATGAAACTAATATTTTATTTTGATTCAAGGGGGTGATCAGTTGAATTCTGAAGTGAATGATTTACTTAATGACGATTTAGAAACAAAGCAAGCTGAATTGGAAAAGGAGAGCCAGGTTCTTCAAGGGAAGATACTTGAAAAGGAACGTGACATATTAAAACTGGAAACTGAACAAGATAAAGAGCAGCTTGATTTATTGTTTGAAATGAGCAAAGTCCTTCAGCAAATTGAAAATAAGGAATGGGTTAGTGCAACAATAGCTTTTAAGATTATTAGAAGTAATCCAGGTAAATATTCTGATCTATTTAAAATGAAAGATGGTAAAGCCTACATAGTAAATAAAAGATTTAAGGAATTAGATCATGAGTTTTTTATATTAAAGAGTGAGTTAAATGAAATTAAGTAATATAAGCTAATTAAAAATATTAATAAACGAAGAGGGACAGAATTGTGGAGGATCAACAAATACAAGAAATCGCAGACCTACGTTGTGCCGTTGCCGGATTGATTGCGGAAAACGAGCGGTTGAAGAAGGCGCTGAAATCAATCGAATCGAAGTCGGAGCTTCCCGAAGAACCGGTCGATTTAGTTCCGATTACTGAGCTATACGAAATAAATTTACACGCAAAGGAGGCGCTGAGGTGCGTGAAGTAAATTACATCGAACTTGTAACTGAAAATTGCGAGGTACTTAGGATTGATCGGGAGCATATCGGATATTTTTATATGTCGAACATTACACGGTCAATTGCGAGACGTGCATCGAATAGCATAAGCGAAAGTTTATCTGCGGAAGAAATCTTCCTGCAAGTATCATCGAAAGCTAATACAACGGACGCAAACGTATGTACTTGGGAAGGAAACGATACACTGCCGTTTGACCGACTACAGAAACACCACGATATCGTCGCGATAGATGTTATTTTTCAAGACGGCACTAACGAATATATCTACGGAAAGTGGGGGGGAGACTCGGAGTATACTAACGAAAATCAGACCGTTTCAGTTAACGAAAATACTGGCGATTTGTATATTGTGATAAGCGAAAAAGATAACGTCCAGCAACACTTCGCGGATTCATTAGAAGAGGACGAAGAGGACACGTTTTGGGATCTTTATTCTTGAATGGAGGAATTAAAATGAACGTTACAATCGGCCTTTTAGACGACGAAATTGAGAAGATCCTCCGGGATCACTTTGCGCAAAAAGGGTTTAACGTTAAGGGTTCGCAGATATATTCGGACGGCAGCGGCATTGTTCGATTCGATATTCAACTGTATGCGTACGATATTCTCGCGAAGGAGGACGAATAGATGAGCGAAATTAAAAAGCCAGTAATTACGAAGGAGCAGGCGGAGCTATTTGAACAGTTACGAGAAGTGTATACAGACGAGGAGTTGGTCGCAAGGTATATCGATAATGAGCTGGCTTTATTCGACCTTGGGTTTACCGACTTTTTAGCCGCATTAATCAACGGATATGAAGTCGAAAAGACACCTGAGGAGAAGGTGCGGTAGTATTACGAAGAGATTATACGCGATAAACGAGTCGCCTTTGATTACGAAGAGCAACTGAGCTATGAGAATATGTCGCACGCAGTTCATGAAACGTTTAATCTTCTCGGAATCAAAATCGAAGGGGGGAATGCGTGATGAGAATGGTTTATGAATTTTCCGATTTAAAGCGGATTAGTGGCTCTGATCTAGTGTCTTACGATCTTTCCGAATTCAGGCGAATTGTCAACGCTGATTTGAGAAAGTATGGACAGCGCGTCAAATCGATTGATTATAGTTATTACACTTACAGAGGAAACGTGGATATTATGGGAATAGACCACGAGTTTTCCGAAAGGCGTGTTGACGGCGTGTCCGTAGTGGCTGAACCAATTGATAACGATTAAATATACGAAGAAGGTGACGAAAATGACGAAAGACCAGCTCGAAGCTATCCGAAAGCGGGCGGAAGCGGCAACGGAAGGAGAATGGTGCGAAGGATACGATCATTACGTTCTGATCGACAATTTTAAGGGGAGTTACCAAACATTCGGTGTTGCAAGATGCGCGCGAAAAGAGGATACGGAGTTCATCGCACACGCCCGCCAAGACATCCCGGCCTTGCTCGATCACATTGCCGAGCTAAACCAGTTAATTTCAGGTTGTCGTTGCGAAGAATGTGGCGATGAAGTAGGTGTTAATTGGACGGAAATTGGCGGCGCTGTTTATTGCAAATTTTGTGCAGGCGGTGACGAAAATTCCAATAACAGATAAACCAATATCCAAGTAGAATGTGCGTGACTTTCAGACGTACTTAAAGACGGAGCATGAGCGTCTGTACGGAGGAGATGTTGAAAGTATGCAATACCATTCTGGGAGGATAGATGGAGTAAGGAAAACGATTACTATTCTTGAAGTTGATATTGAAGGGGGGAATGTATAATGACAAAAGACGAATTAAATAAAATCCATAAAAGTTGGGAAGAGGCAACAGGAGAGTCATGGGTGTACGTTGAGACTACAGAGGGATGGTATGTACTCGATGAAGACAGTGATCTTATTTGCGGTGAATTTAAGAGCGAACAGGATGCTAGATTTATTGCTTGCGCTCGGAGGGCCATCCCAGAGCTTCTTAATTATATTGAAGAGTTGGAATCTACGATTACGAAAATGTGTCCTATCGCCGACTTTCCCCTTGTAGACTCTCTTCTAGCAGAAAAAGAACTTATACTATCCGAAATGAAAGAGATGCAGGACACCATTAAGGAATTGCGGAGGGATAAATAAATGAAAAGAAAACAGTATGTGCGGATTAAGAAAGCAAGTGGGTCTAGGTACTGGTACACAGATAAGATTGGTGAAGTTTTCGAAGTCGCACGGGAAGACAACGCCGACTATGCGGTATATAACGGAAGTATTGATGGTTGTTTAGTAGCTAAAGAAGACGCCGAACTCATCGTCACAGAAAAGCGTCCGGCCAATAGAAATGATCGAATTTTAATTACGAATGCAGATACGGTACACGGCCTTTATAAGAACGGGGATGAGTTAGTTGTCGATGGACAGTACAAATTCGGAAATGGCGTGTTCGCTTATAAGGAGTACGACGTACATCGATTGGATTGTCACTATGTGACTTATAAAGAATACGAAGTCATCATGGAAAACGTCGATAAACGATACGATACTGCGGTAGAAACAACGAGAGATGCGATCGAAGAATTGCGGCTAGCTGCTTACGCAAAAGGATACGAAGATGCGAGGCGTGAATTAATGGCGCAGGCACCGGTTGAAAAGACCGCACAAGAACGCCGGGATGAAATTGTTGAGCAGGCGAAGGCGGGTATCGAAAACCTTAAAAGAAGAAGTCCTAACGGAAAACTGTGCTATATTCGTGGGAACCTCCTTTGTAACGTAGAGTTCGTTATAAATAAAAAGAAACGTACAATCGTCGCCCTTCTTAAATCGATAAGTTTTGGTGATATTTGCGGGAAAGGAATTGCCAAGGCCGCACCAGACGATTGCTTCAATGAACATATCGGAAAGGCTATCGCTCTCCATCGTGCACTTGGACTCGAAGTACCTGACGAATATTTGAACGCGCCGCAGCCAACTGAGGTTCGTGTGGGGGATGTTGTCGCTTATCGCGGAGTCTATAAAACGATTGATTATGCGACTGTAGTTGCCGATGGTGAACCAACAGGGGACGGAAGAGCTGCGCTTACATCTATTGCTGTCAAACGCGCAAAAATCATCGACGACAGCCGGACGGAGATGGACGAATTATTGACGTAAATAAGTGGAATAACCTCGGAAAATATTTGCGCGAAACTAAGGGCGTTGAGTGCCCTTATTGCGGAAGCAAAGAGAGATTTCCGAAAGGCGAAGTACCTAAATACGTTTACTGCGAAGGGTGTTATCGAAACTACTCATGTGAGGGTGATCGTGATTGACTAACGAAAGAAACTGCGTCCTGGCAAACGGATGCAAAGCGGCCGACAATTTAATTTGCAGCTTATAGACTTGAAGATTTCTTTAGAGATCAAGGCAATGTGCTTTTATGACTGGTATTACTACCCTGAATCAATTAAAAGAATGCAGAGGGGAATCAACCCCTCAGAGAATTAATGAAGCTGCCCACCCATTTGCTGTTGAGCCATTTGGACAAGGCGTTTAGTGATTTCTCCACCAACTGAACCATTTGCTCTTGAAGTAGTCTCAGCACCTAATTGAACACCAAACTCTTGAGCTATTTCAATTTTCATTTGTTCAATAGCTGCCTGAGCATTCGGTATAACTAATTCATTGTTGTTATTACGTGCCATACAAATCATCTCCTGTTGAATATGTAATGGTATTGCACAGTTATTATTTGAATTTGTTTTATTCACTCTTTATGAAAGAAGGGATCTAATGACTAAATATTATAAGGTTGATAAAAATACTGACTTACATAGCGATTTAGAATACGTTTTTTATATCAAGGGGAATTTTCTTAAGGAGATGAACGATGAAATAAGTCAAGTTCTTGGAATAGAAGATGCCTACAATAAGATTGGTTATAGTAGGAGTTCGGAACCTGTTCTGTTTATCGAGAGAACATTCAAAAATGAAGTCGAAGAGAGTGATTTAAAAAAATACCCTGTATGTTCAGGAGACAAAACTTATTATGAGTTCAAGAAAAGGTCAAAGCCTTATAAAGCATTCTTGAAATTTGTTAAAGATCATGATTTGAACAATGTGATCACTCGTCAAAATCTAACAATGGTAATCAGAGTTCTTCATAATTTTAGAGGGCGGATTGAAATCAATTATTATAAAGAAGAATTCTGGATTAAGTCTCATGAAAAGCAGCACTTAGATTACTTACATGAAACCACTGAAGCTGATTACTATGAAATGAGGTTAAACTTAGCGAAAGAGAATTAAACAGCATAAGCAAAGGAAGGAGGATAAAATGAAAATTGACTATGTATCAGATCTCCATATCAATCATTGGATTCCTTGGAATAATAACCAACTTAAATGGGAGAAGCGAACAAGGGAGCTTGTAAAGAGATTGATTTCAAACCGTAATGGAGAGGTATTAATCATAGCTGGAGATTTTACTGAATGGAACCAACAAGCCATTTGGGTCTTAGATGAAGTAGCGAAACAATACGAGAAGGTTTACTTCACACATGGGAATCATGATCTTTATTTACTTAGCAAAAACCAAAAAAGAAAATACTCTGATTCATTGGGAAGGGTGAATGATTTAGTCAAAAAGGCTGGTGACATAAAGAATGTGACTCCGTTAATCAAGTCAATGGATACTTTCAAAGGGAAAGTCTTTGCAGGAGATGTTATGTGGTATTTACCAAAAGGGATTGAAGGATGGGATTTCTTCAAAGGGGTCTCTAATGACTCAAACTACATTAGCATTAATGGTTACAGTAAGGAAGATGGAGTAAGAGCAATGTGGAAAGATTCGATGGATTGGTATGAAACGCTCGAAAAAACTCACATCGATGTGTTTGTTTCTCATGTCCCGCCTGTTCATAATCCTTTTTCTCCATTTGAACCTAATAGCTGCTATATGGTCGATGTACCATTCATTAATGCTAAACATTGGATTTGTGGGCATGAACATTTGCAAACTGAGTTTAATCATGAGGGGACAAGCTTTCACATGAACTGTATTGGGTATCCATACGACTACGATAAGTATCCGAGTGTAAACGAGATACCAGGTAATGAAGTAGATACCTATAAAAAGTTTGAGGTCAAAACCTTTGAGATTTGAAACAGGAGTGGTGGAATGATTCTCAAATGGATAGAAAATAAGGAGAAGAATAAGTTGATGGATGAGTTAAGTACTTTCATCGACAATCTGATGGGTGAAAGAGATTCTTTTGCAGAAAAGCTGAGGAACTTCAACAAAGATGAAGAAATCTCTAAATTATTAAAAGAAAACGAGAATCTTAGAATTAACAGCCTTCATACATTATCTGAAAAAGAAAGAGAGGAAGCGGATGCTTTTAGGGAAGAACATTGGAAAAAATGTAAAGGTAACACATCTTTTCTTTTAACAGGTGCAAGTATTGGTACAAGAGTGGAGGTGATTTGCTCAAAATGTAAAACCCAAAAAGACATTACAGACATTAGTGTGTGGTAAAGAATAATTTATTTCTGTTTTTATAATTGCTATTGCAGCAGGAGTGATTTGGGGAGGACTGTTTCAATGATACATATTGCGATAATTTATTACCTATTAAGCACTTTACTTAAGTTTTGCTTAGTTAGATGGGCAAGCAAAAATGGATGGGGGCATGATAAAGCAAGCTGGGCAGCTATTTTTTTGCCTTTAGTCGGTCTTACATATTTAGCTATAATGTGTGACACAGTTATACAACTGAAGAATTCTAAATAAACTAATTAAAAGGAATGATATATGAATTGGATGTAATTGATGAATTTAAAGGTAAGCATTATTTCTTAAGCAATTTTTATTCAGCTCCAGTAATGTATCAAGGAATCACATATCAAAATAATGAAGCTGCTTTTCAAGCAATGAAAATAACAGACAAATCAATTCACTTGGAGTTTTCAGAGCTTCCCCCTAATTTGGCCAAAAGGAAAGGACGAAGAGTTAAGCTGAGACCAGAATGGGAGGAAGTGAAGGAAACGTTCATGTATGAAATCGTGAAAGCTAAATTTGAACAGAATGCTCACCTCAAAAATAAGCTTTTACAAACCGGAGAATCAATTTTAATCGAAGGTAATACTTGGGGAGACAAGATTTGGGGAGTTTGTGATGGCGTCGGTGAAAACAAACTGGGGAAAATTCTAATGAAGGTAAGAAATGAACTGAAGAGGGGAACAGTTGAAACAGACCAATCAATTTGAATCACTAATAAACAAGATTCAGAGAAAACTAGATACAGCAAAAGAAGCTTTAAAGGAAGATGATTACTCAAGAGCTCACCGAAACCTTATTAATCTTTCAAACGATAATGAGGAGCTTATGTATCAGTGTCGGGTGATGATGAAAAAGGAATGAGGTCTTAATGAGAAAACCAACTTAAACAAATTAAAAATATAATAGGAGAGTGGTTAATTGGCAGCAACCAATCAAGGTAAAGTATTCGAATCAAATGTTGAAAAATCAGCAAAAGATCAAGGTATATTCTTTTACAGAATTAAAGATGTCAATCCCATGTCTTTGAAGAGAGGGGCTGCAGTATCCAAAAATAAGTATGATTGCTTTATTCATTACAAAGGATACTTGTTCCCTGTTGAGATGAAATCGACTAAGAATAAGTCTTTCTCGTTCAGCGAGAAAATTATAAAACCTCAGCAAATCAAATATCTTAAGGAGGCATCTAAATTTGATTATGTAATACCTGGTTTTCTGTTTCAATTTAGAGAGCCGAAAAATAAAGTGTATTTCGTACATATTGATGATTTCCTTACATATAAACATATAGCTGAAAATCAGTTAGAACATACATATAAGAATAAAGTTAACAAATCAAGTTTACCGATCAAGATCTGTGAAGAAATCGGAACTGAAGTCAGATGGATGAAGAAAAAAGTCAACTATACATATTATCTGAACAAGCTCTGTGATGATCTTATTTATAAACATATGTCATGGGACAATTTTTCACCTTCATACTGTTGTGATGATAAGTCATCCGGTGGAGGTTCTGAAAAGCCATGTATCTAA